GAAAAGGGTAATTCAAACGCAGATGGGATTTATGGAAAGAGAACTGCCGCTGCCGTGACTGAATTGCAAAAGAAACTCGGCCAAACACCTGATGGGGTGTTCGGTGAAAAAACACTGACTACCGTTGAGGAAACACCAGAGGTGCAAGGAACGGTTTCTCACCAACCCCAAAAGACTGGAAAGAAGCACGGCAAGGCGCTAATCATTGGAGACAGTCAAGGAAGCAGAGCTTCTTCCGGTGGTCCCCTTTCATCGCTTCTTGGAAGAGCGGGTTATAAAGTTGCAAATAATTCAGCCTATGGAACCTATACTGCTCAAGCGGTTGGGCAGATTCCGGGTGTCGATTACGATATTGTTGTTTTGTTTACGGGAGGGCATCAAAAATCTTCAGCATCTGATGCAACACCTATTATTAAAAAATTCCCAAGTTCAACAAAGATTGTTATTGCAGGACCACCACCAGCCCATGAGATTAGGGATTTAAATGGAGCATTTAGAAAGTTCCCGTATCTTAAAAAAGCCCCGGAAGGACAAGCCTCAACCTATTTTACAAAACCAACAGAACAACGCGGTAAGTCAATGGCAAAAGGGAGAGAACGCAGAAACTCCGACTTCAAGAATACTTTTTCAGATTATGCTTCAAATGTTGTCTATGTTGACCCCAGGGATGTGTTTGGTGCAACTTGGCCAAATTTCCCATCTGTAGAAAAGTCAGACGGGATTCACCTCTATGGTGAAGTTGCTGAAAAAATGGCACAAGCTGTTGCCGGGGCCGCTCTTGGAAAAGCATCAAGCGCATCGGGTAGCAGTGAGGAAAAACACCATGTCCGCTCTACCCTTCCAAAAGTAAAAATAAGAGAGGTAGACGAAATATCAAGACGACATGGAAGAATTCCAAGAGGAAAACTTCCTGAGATAGTGAGAGCTATTCAGGATGCGGCCTCAACTCATGATGTCGATGAGGATATTTTGATGGGTGTTGTTCAAATGGAATCTGGTTTTAATCCATACGCAAAATCGCCAACGGGAGCAAGAGGTTTGTTTCAATTTATTGGCAGCACCGGAAGGGCTTACGGGTTAAGATCGGAAAAAGATTTTTATGATGCAAGAAAAAATGCCGATGCTGGTGCGCGATTGTATAAGAAGAATTTAGAAGCCGCCGCCAAAGTTTCCGGTGGTTCGGTTACACCGGAAACTGAATTTTATGCATACGTTGCACACAATCAAGGTCGTGGGGGTTTAAGGCAGATTGTTCGTTCTGCAAGAAGCGGCGGGCAAAAAATGCCAGATAAAAACGTTTTAAGAAATATGAGGACACAAGGCTCTCGCGTAAAATCTGCTATGAAAAATAATCCAAGTAACCCAGCGCAAGGATTTTTGGACTTCTTTGAAAAGAAGTGGAAATCTGTGAAGCCAAGAGGTATGTCTGTTGCCCAATCCGCAACGTCAGAAAAGAGAGCTGTTGTCTAGTTATCTTAGGGGCAAATGAAAATTCTAAATAAAATATCCCGCAATCAGATTAAGTCTTTCTTTTTGATTGCGGCATTAATCGGGGCAGCAATCTTTGTTGACGGCCATGTCAAACATGATTTTGATATGGAAAACGAAGTTCAAGCTTTAAGGGCAAGCAATACAGAAAACATTGTAAAAGTTGCAAGACTTGAAGAAATCTCATTGAAGCTCGCAAAAGAAAACGAAGAGCTTGTTTCAACCAATCTCAAACTGAACAAAGCCCTTCATTCAAACGTGGATCGATTCATCGCATATATCACAGTCAATATTATAGTTCCAAGGGTCTACCTTGGAATAACCAAAAGCAAAGTGAAAGGTTTTTCTCTTGGCCAAGATTCATGTAATAGAATGCTTCGTTATGAAAAATCAATATTTCAATTTGTCACACAAAAATATAAAGAGAAATATTTCAACGATGAACAGTATGAATTCCTTATGCATGTTATTCTTGGAGAGATAACAGCTATTCAAAAGGAATGTCACCTTGCGATTAAGGGAACTATTTAATATATGAGAAATATAACCAAAACAATAATCGGCCTTCTTAACGAATTGGACACGACCCTTCAACAACAAACGGAAGAGCCCCCTAATGCTTCAAAGAGGCAAATAATGGCTCTTCAAAAAGCGATCATCCTTTGGTTTCAATCACGTCAAAAACCAGCACCTGTCAAGGTCACGGGGGTCTTTGACAACAAAACCTTAACAATTTACAAGTACTTTGAGAAGAAAGGCTCGGTCGGCATTGATGGTGTCCGTAGAAAACTTAAGCAATTGATAAATAAAAATCTTAAAACCCCTAAAGCCTCACCGGACACCAGCCCAGCCGTTTCAGAAAAACACATACAATATGTGAAAAACAAAGCAAAGAATATTTTAGAGCCATGGGCTTTGAGAGCATTGACGCCAGAAAAAGTAAAGAAAATCGCTGCTTTACTTGTCAAATATCCTGGCAACATCGGTCGTGGGCTGGTGATAATAGAGCTTGACAAGATTCAGAAGCGGGCAAAGGTTAAGCAATAATATGATCTCTGTTAAAGATGAAAGCGAAGAACGATATTACGATGTTCATAAGGACAACTTTGATAAATTCTTTCCATATGCACAAGAAACATTAGGGTTCACAGAGCCGGTTGAAGTCTCTTTCGTTTCCGATCAGGAGAATGCTAAAGAGCTTTTTGGAAAAACCGCACAGTATGAGCCAAATGAGAAAGTTATAACTATTTATACTAGCGGGAGACACCCGAAAGATGTTCTTAGGTCATTGTCACATGAACTTGTCCATCACACACAAAACTGTAGAGGGGAATTTGATGATGAATTCTCTACAGAAGTTGGATACGCTCTTGAGGACGGTGCGCTAAGAGAAATGGAAAAGGAAGCCTATCTTGAAGGGAATCTACTTTTACGAGACTACGAGGACACATTAAAAATGAAAAATGGTAAAAAAAACGAAGCTAAGAAATACTTGAAGAAGTTAATCGAACAGGAACTTCGAAGAGAACTCAAAGAGGCTTTTTATGATCCAGAGTCTTGGACAGACGAGCAGGATCTTGGAACAACAGATGTTTCTGCAAGTCCTCGGTCAATAGAAAAAGACTACAAAGGCAGAGATGAGCCTGCGCCTATTTTAGCAAGAAAGCCTTCGCGAAGAGGTTCACGAAGAGATCCTTCTGTTGTTGAACTTCAAACAAAACTCAAGGCGGCAGGTTTTGATCCCGGTCGAATTGATGGAAGAATGGGTCCAAAAACAAGCAAAGCCTTGGCTTCGTATCAGTCATCTCAGGGTTTGCCAGCGACAGGTAAGCCTGATGCCGGAACCTTTATTGCTCTGAATAAAGCCGGTATTCCCGGTCATGAACAGTCTGTTGCTGGTGCGGAAAGTCAGCCCCCACCCCCACCAATTGCTGGCGAACCTGATGTTGGAAGTCCTGGTGGGGATATGACAGGCAGGTTAAAGGGTTTGGCGAATATGGGTGGTCGACAAGAACGACCTGTTAAAACCCCTGATCTCACGGGCGGTGGTGATTCCGCAAGACCGTATAGAGGTCCAGATCTTGGAAGAGAAGAGCTTCCTGATCCCGATCGTTTGGAAGAGTCCAAAAAGCGCGGAACAGAAATCCTCAAAGAGCGTTTTTCGAAGTACAACTTTGCCCAAAAGGTCTTGACAGACGTTCCTGTGAAAAAAAAAATAGTTGAATCCTTTCAAAGAAATGAGCCCCCAACAGAAATAACCACATCTGATAGCGGTGATGATGGCGAATCTGACATCACAAAAGATCTCGAAGACTCAAACAAAAAGTTTGATAAATATCGAAAATGGGCAACCAAACAAAAGGCTCCCAAGGGCAGCAAAGGCAAAAAGACACCCCCTGCTGTAAAACACCTTAAAAAGAAAGCGGATAAGTATATTCCAAAAGAGTCGGTAAACGAGGAAGAAAAACCTCCAAAAAAAAAGAAAAAGAAAAAGAACCCGTATACAAATCCCAAAGTTCCAGATCGGAAAGAAGATGAGAAACCTCCAGTTGGTTGCAAGACCACTGTCAATGAGGCTTTGGGAAGCGCCTCTATTTCTAATTTAATGAGGAATATTCAATCAACTTTCGACTTCGCCATTAAAAAAGACAATTCTAATGAAATGTGGCTCGCACTTAAAGCCCTAAATAAACTTCGCAAAGAAGGCTCTTGGACAGAAAAAGAAAAAGAAACTGCTTTAAGACCATTTAAAGGTTATATTAGTCGTCTTGAGAAAGGGGCGATGAGTGCGGATATGGAAAACACAGTTAGACAATTCAAAAACGTTGTGGAACAAAGCCCTTCTTCTGAAGATGAATCGTTTGGTGTTTATGCAGAAGACCCAAAGTTTTCTAAAGCAAAAAAGCTTGCCAATAAAGGTCACGAATTTTTCGTCAAGAAAAATTTTGACAAAGCCGCTGAATTTTTTCAAAATGCTTATGATCTAGACAACAATAAACCAGTGTATCTTCGTAATGCTGGACGGGCCTATGAAGAAAAAGGAGATGAAGAACGAGCAATCACATTATTCAAGCAATATAAGAAAATGGACCCCTCTTCAAAGTATGCAGGGGATGTTGACAAAAGAATTGCAAAATTACAGGGACAGTTTGCCTCTGCTTCTCCAGATACAGCAAAAAGAAGAAGTCCTTCTTCAAAGAAGAAGCGAAAGCCAAGCCCTCATGTTCAGATTCTCCAACAAGAAGCAAACATTTGGTTGAAAAGAAACCATTTGAAGAACCCTATGAACCCAGATGGTTCTTTGCCACCCGAAAAAGAATTTGATGGAATCTATGGCGGAAATACAGCGAAAGCCATTAACTTAATCAGAAGAAAGGCCGCCAAGCTTAAAAATCCGCCTCCAAGGAAGAGAAGCATCTCTGGTTTTGTGACTTGGCTTCAGCAGCAAAGAGGCGCACGAGGCGGCCCAGGAGCTGAGAATGTTGCGGTTGGAGGTGATGATTCTGCATATGAGAGCCCCAAAAAAGCGTCCCCTGATACTGCGGGAAAGAAAGAGCCGGATATGTGGAAAAAACACAAGCAAGATAAAACAGATGCTCAAAGCTTTGTGAACCAGCAAGCACAAAAGAAAAAACCCACTCAGAAAGTCGCCCCTGATAAAGCTCAAAAGCAAAAGGATTGGCAGAAGAAGATGAGCGGTAAAAATGCCACAAGAGATTTCCAAAAAAGACTGAGAAGGTTGCAAAATAAATGAACTTTGATTGGCCACACATCATAACTGAGGCTACTGTCGAAGCAGATTCAAGATATCGTAAGGTTGCATTAAAAGCTTTTAGGGGAAAGCCGATGAATCGGGTCGAACTTGAAATCTTTGTCGCTGGTTATGAAAAATACGGTCCTCAGTCCGCTTCCCCTAACGCTGTCGCATATGTCAAACTGTTGTTGGATCAATCTTCGGCAAAAGACAGAAAGGCAACAGAAGCAGAATACGAAGAATACGAAGCAAGAGGCGATGACTGGACCTGGGAAGATCCTATTCAGTGGGGGTTGGGTATTGCCGGTATGTTCCCAGGTTTTGGTGCTGTTGCTGATGGAATAAATGTAGTTTGGTATGCGGGTAGAGAGAAGTGGCTTGAATGCGGACTTTCAGCACTTTCGCTTATACCAGTTGCTGGCATTGGATTTGCGGCTCTTTTTAAAGCGATGAAGAACCGCATGGTATCAAAGGCCATTTTTGAAACAGCCAAAGACGTTTGGTCAAAACCAAATACAATAAAAAGTGTTGAAGAAATTTTTTCTAAGATGGAGGGGCTCCCTAAAGCCCCCAAAGGCATGAAAGATAAAGCCATGGCCGCTTTAAACGACTTCTTTAGAAACCCTTATGCCGCCATTGTAGGCAAGAGGGTTCAAAAGATACCAGAAGATGTTGCAGAGGCGGCAACCAAAGCAGTCGCGCACGCCAAAAAGATAAAGAGTTTTGAAAAAGAGGTAATCGCTCCTTTGGCGACCAAACTCAAGAAACTAGAATCAGGAGCCGCTAAACTGGCTGATTTCGAACAAGAACTTGCGAAGACCCAGTATCGTATGGCGAAGTTGTCAAAATCAACCGATCCAAAAGATGTTTTAATGCTCAAGAATCTTCAAAAGGCGCTTGATGAAAGACAACTCAAAGTTGCGGAGGTGCTCGCAAAGAATGGCAACCATGTTCAGAAAATAAATCAAGTTTTAAGAAAAATGGGTGCCGCTAAAGACAAGATGGTGAAGCTTGTCAAAAGAAAAGAGAAAATGTTAAAGCTTACCGACGATCAGTACAAGGAACTTGTGGCCCTCGGGAAAAAAATTGAAGCCAAAACGGGCAAAAAGTTTTTTGGTTCTGGTGGTGTTGCAAATCTTGTTGGTAAACGTGGGTTATCAAGGTTGGTTCTCGTTTCACGGGAAACTTATCAGCTTGAAAAGAAAGGATTCTTTAACAATCTTGACCAAAGCTTTCAGGATTGGTGGAAAAAGAGTCTTTCACAAGAAGCTGGAGGTGGAAGTAGCGGAACAGGCGGTGGCGGTGGCGCTGCCGGGGGTCCTGTCAAGTGGGACGATGATGAAATGGCTGTACATTGCACCGAAACGTTTGTTCAACTGGGTTGTAAAGGAAAAAGAGTCAAACTTGTGCAAATGGCCTTGAAAAAACTTGGTTTTGACACCAAAGTGAATGGGGATTTTGATATTCAAACAAAAAGAGCTTTAAAAGCCTATCAACAATCCCGTAATATGATTACAACAGGCGAAGCTGATAAAGATGTGTTCGTTGCTTTGGCACAAGAAATTAGTGGTGCCCAACAACCCACTCAGCAGCAGGCCATGCAGCAGGTTAAAGAAAATTACAAGTATCATTTACCATTATATGAAAGATACAGTAGACTTAACAAAGTTTTGATGGAAAACATCACAAAAAGGTGAACAATGAGAGCAAAATTACGAAAATTGGTCAAAATTTTGGCCACAGAACTCGGTTCTGACTTAAATGACGACAATATCGAAGAACATATCCGACATTATGTCGATACAGGCGGTGAAATCAAGAAAAAGCCGAAAATTAAAGAGAAAAAGTTCAAAAAGCCCAAAATTGAAGCGATTGCCAAGGAAATTGTTGAAATTCCGGTTGAAAAGAAGGAAGAACCCCCAAAAAGACTAGAAATCCCCTTTAAAGAGGTCGAACTTCCGGTTTTTGAGGACAAGAAGGCTAAAAAAGAAGAAAAACAGTCAAAAAAGGCTAAAAAAGAAGAAAAACTTGATTTTGATGCCATGAACTACACAGAACTTAAGAAATGGGCTCGAAAGTACAATATCAAGAAGTATACCTCCTTGAAAAAACGAAGGCTCATCGAAGTTCTGAAAGAAACACATAACAAATTCGGCAACTAATTACATTATGAGCCTAAAGAAACACATAATGCACATCTATGAGAACCCTTATCTCAAGTTCTCAGAGCTTCAAGAGATGTTTACCAAGCTTTGCTATGGTGAAATACAGTTTACAGAGAAATTTGATGGCATAAACCTCCTATTATCGTACTCAACGCGCGATGGAGAGGCCAGAGCGGTCAGAAATGGCGCTCAAATGCGACAATTTGGCCTAACTGCCGACCAAATGAGGAAATATTTCCTAAATCGAAGCAAATTTAACGAAAATGTGGTCAATTGTATCACAGAAGCCATCAAAAACTTCGGTCAGTTCGCCCAAACACTGTCAATTAAGCAACAAATCAAGCTTTTTGGGCAAAATAAGAAGGGAGAGCCGACAATTTTCTATAATTGTGACATAATTAACCCAAAAACACCCAATTTGCTTGAATATAACGGCAAATACATGGTTTTTCACCGTACAGGGCATCGAAAAATCAATGATTTCACCCAAAGAGTCGAATTTTTCATGGATGAGCCTCAAATTGAGCAGTTTTTCGCCTTAATTCTTGCAAACGAGGGGTTTAAACCCACTTTACAGTTCAAAATCAACGAAAAAATGCGTTTTGAGCACCAAAAAACGAAAAATTTGCTTGATTCTTTCCTCAGAAGGCTTCAAAACCTGCAAAAAAAGTACGATTTAGGCCCAAAAACGACCATTTTAGAGTATATGATAGCCTCTTTAGACCCCGAAATAGCCCTTATTTTCACCCTTTCAGCCGAAAATCACGTCAATTTAATCAAGAAAATCATTGCAGATGCCAACCATGGACAGCTTATTAAGGCTCCAAAGATGAAAGAAGTCCTTAAATTCCTTGATATTGACAAAGCGCAACAGGTTCGAACCTTCCTTGAGAGTGAAAAACCCAAAGAAATGTTTAAAAAAACCATGTATCCTATGGAGATACTATTGCACAACTTCTCTGTTGATTTGCTAAACCTCTTGAATAGTGCTATATTTACCGAACCAGACAAGTTTAATGATGGATTAAGGGCGCGTTTGACCAATATTTCGTCAAATTTGCAAGATCGGGAAGAACAGGGCAGGCTTCAAGGCCATTTCGACAAGATCGGGGACATTGACAAGCTTTCTTTGAACATTGAAGGCATTGTATTCCCATATGATGGTCACATATACAAACTAACAGGCAACTTTGCCCCTGTCAACCAGATCCTTGGATATTACAAATATAAGGACACAGATGACCAGTTTGAGAAGGGTGAGTTCGATGTTGAGCTAAAAAAGATACAAGGAAGACTCGCTATCATCCCAGGTTCCTTTAAACCACCACATCGAGGGCATATTGAGATGATAAAGCACTACCTTTCCCTTGATAACGTTGAAAAGGTCATGCTAATCATCAGTAGAAAGCCTCGTGAGATCAAACACCCCAAAACAAAGCAGGTTTTAGGACATGTAAGCTATGAATTGTCACAAAAGCTCTTTGGAATGTATCTTGCAAACGAAAATATTCGTCAAAAAGTGTCTATTGTGAAGTCTTCTCCTAAAGGACCAGTCGCTGATACCTATGAATATGTTAAAAATCAAGCTCAATCGGGCGATTCGCTCGTCTTGGGTGTTTCTGGTAAAGACAGACACCGCTTTAAGAACTTGCAAATCAATACACCAGCAGGTGTCAATGTTGATGTTGGAGAGGTCGCAAAGCCTATAACCTATCGCGGCAACGCCACTCCCTTGTCAGGAACAGAGCTTCGTTCAGCCATTGCAAGGGGTGATAAGCAAGAAATGGTTCATTACATCCCAAAGAAGTCAATGAAGGACATAAAGAACGTCATGCGTATACTTTTTGGGTATAAAATGATAAAAGAAGAGCTTGAAGATAAAAAAAAAGCGAAAAGGCCCCCTTCGGAATCTACTTCGGATAAAAAACTTACCAATTTCCTTGACCTTCTTATCCTAAGAGAGCAAAAAGAACTGGAAGAGATGTCAGCAGCATCAGCAGGGGCTGTTCAAGGGGCCGCAACCAAAGGCCCTTGGGAAAACTTAGATGAAGATGAGGAAAATCTGGAAGAGGATTTCGAATATGATCAGTATTCAGCGGAGCCAATCACTAAAGACATGAGAGATACTAATTATAATAGCGAACAGACCATTGGAAACGCTGTTGCCACAACACACGGACTTGGAGTGAGAGAAAGCAATGACAAACGAAAAAATCATAAAAAAGGCGATAAGAGCAAGAATTCTCGAATCAATCGTCAAAAGAAGTCAAGAAAGAGGACAACAATTAAGGTTGGAAAACGCAATAAGAAGAAAGGTTAATCTTCTTAAGGAAGACACCGATGTTAGTGCCAATATTCCTACAAGATCAACAGGTATTAACGTTTTAGCCAACACTCTTAAACAAATCATTCCGATCATTAAGCAATCTTATGAACTTTTGACGACAAATGAAGAGCAAAAGACATCATTTAGATCCCACGTCATTCAAAACGCGATTAACACTCTTATGAGAGTCGACATTACGACATCTTCCAAGGAAACAGAAGGTCAAGAGCCTCCTGAAAAACCTGAGATGCCGACACTCGGACCAGAAGAAGGTGGAAGTGCAGGGGAACTTGCTGTAGAAGAACCGGCCATGGAAGAGCCAGCTATGGAAGAGCCGGAACAACTTCAAGAAGCCGATTTGGAAGTTGATGTGGAAGATCAGCCCCCTGGCAAACCTGTTGGTGGGAAAAGTGATGAAAAATTCATCCCAATCGATGATAAAGCAGCTCAAGCCCATCAGGAAAAAGTGAAACCAGCCAAGGCTGCCGCTGGGAAAGATAGTGAATTCGTTCAGATTCAAGGACTTGATCGCACAGGAATGGAGATGGCTCAAAGAACCTTCCCAAAAATTCAAAAGCAGCTTGGTGACTCATATGCGATGCTTTCAAACGTTCAGGATAAGGAAGAGTTTGCCGATTATTTGGTTGCCAACCTGAAATTGTATTTTGATCAGTTCGATCAGGAAATGCAGCCTAACATTCCAGAACCTGAATCGGCAGCCTATGACCAAATTAAACAAAAGGCAGATCGCCTTGGAGGTCAAATCCAAGAGAATTTGATCTTCAGCAAGATTTATAAGACCCTAACTGGCTAATATTTATGAAGACCTACGTCAGCTTGACAAATCAATTAAAAGAGAGCAAACTTATAGACGAGAAGTTTGAGTTCATGCTCAACAATCTGACTCTGGAAGAAGTCATCGGACTGAAGTTAGAGAACGCTTCGAAAGTAATGAATGGTAAATTGTATGGATATAATCTATATCGTAAATTTCCAGAAATAATAAAAGAAGCTCTCATAAGATTTGCTGTTCAGCATTATCCGAATTATAGTGTAGCAGCCAGGAGTCTAGGTATTCATAAGAATGTCTATGTGAGACTATTAAAAAAATATAAGATAGGAGTGCTATAATATGCCTTCCTATAACTTAGCAAACAACACACCTCAGACAGCCTCAGATCCATTTGGATCACTGTATGATACTGGAGGTCCAGCAGGTAACTATAGCGATCTTGATGATGCCGATTTTCTTTTAGAACCAACTGGTGCCGTGACCAGTTTAACAATGTCACTTCCAAGTTTTCTTTTATCACCCTCAGATTCTCCATACAATGTTGGAAATGGCGGTGAAATCCTTGATTCATTATATATTACCCCATCATATGAAAACTTTGTTACAGGAAACTTCTTCCAAGTCTATGTTGATTCCGCAGATAACCTTGCCGTAAACGTCTGGACAGACGAAGCTATTGTCGAGAACATAAGCTCAGCACTAAACCCATCAATTCATGAAGACTGGACTCAACCAACTTGGGGATTTATAGATGGCACTTCATCTGGAACATTCCAGTCTGGAAACCTAGCTTATATTTCATTTCTTGCAGAGTCGGGCTTTCCAGATGCAGGATTCCAGCTTGACTGGACTTCAAGCCTTCCCGAAGCGGAAGAAGCAGCAGCCGGAAACGTTGTAACAACGTCTGTTGCATTTACAGCGGATCATGCTATAAACAGTTTCAAGAACGCTTCAGAACAATATAATAGGGTTGGTCTTGATCAGGTCCCATTTCGTATGGGGATTTTAGGTCCTGCAAACTTGAGGCTTAGAAATTCAGCATACTCATGTTCCCTCGGAGGAACAAAATCCCGTGAAGTTGGCAAGGGTTCTAGTTAAAAGGGTTGACAACAAATTTCAGTAATGTTACTATGATTCATCTCTGATCGAGACAGGGTTAACAAAACCTTTGTTTCGTTTAAACTTCTTATATGAAAATTAGAGATCTGAAGAAAGGTCGTTATTATCGTTGTGTGTTGGGTAGGCACAGACACCTTCTGATGATGAAAAAAAAGGGGTTTAAGTTCACGATTGTTTTTGATGTCTGGGCAAAGAAGCCGTTCTTGACTAAAAACGAAAGAATCCTTGACGATGAGATCTTCTTATATCTTGGAATTGAAAAAAAGATGATACCCAAAAACAATAAAATGAGAAAATTTCACAAGTTTTATTTGCCGGATGATATCGTGTATATGCGGCATTACACCATACAAAAAATGGAGGAAGTATGTTTGGAAAACCTTGGAAAATAGTTGGCAAGTTTGACAGCTATGATAGAGCGAATGAGAAGAGGAAAGAACTGATTAAAGATAAAACGTTGCAAGTAAAAGTCAAGAAATATGGTCCCGGTGGCAAAATTTTTGTCGTAAAAACCCGTGTTGTTGAAGAGGAGTTTCTTGACGAAATCAAAGAGAAGAAGATTAAGTCTCGTAAGAAGCGACGAACTCACAAAAGAGACTACAAGAAAGAATTCTCAAAGGGAGCGGTTGATTGATGAATAAGTATAAAATCCATTTAAAATGTGATATAACAAAAAAGCATATTGAGAAGAACATAGAGTTCAGTTTTTTTGAGGATGCTTATAAATACGCAAAGGAAACCTCTGCAATAATGAGCAAAGGGAAAAATTCTTATAGGATTATAGGCGTTTATGAAATATTATACAACATTAAAGAATGAGAATCCTCACCGTGCCTATGTTGATATGCTTAGGTACAAAAATCGCTTCCCATTCCTACTTAAAGGACCGATGATGATATCGTCATCGGTCCCTTGTGAATGGGAAGCGATAGTGTTGAAACTGTGTGAAGATATCGAAAAAATCATCGAAAGTCACGTTAATCTTTTTAACATTGACAACTTACCGTACTGTGTGCAAATAAAAGATAAGTTTAACTATCTTAGGTTCTATATGAACTACCCTTCAAGAGAAACCGCTGAAGACTTATCTATGGTGATTGCAATTGAGGGTCTGATCACGGGTGCAGAAGAAGAAGTCGAAGAATTAAATAAGGAGAAAAAATGATCTATTGGGCTGATAAGAAAACAACGAAAAAAAAAGAAAAGAAAGAAGAGGAGGAGCCTGCGATGCCTTCTGTTATCTTCATGGGGGGACCTTCGTCAGAAGATTCAAAGAACCCTCTTGAAATCCAAGATAATAGAATTTATTATTATGGCCCCATTGAAGAGCAAGAGATGTTGCACTTGAATAAGGCGATTTCAAGGCTCGACAAAGAACTTCAGATTTTTAAGGTAAAATATGAAATGGATTCACCTCCGATTCATATTCACATCAATAGCTATGGCGGAAGCATCTTTGCAGCCTTGGCCGTTGTTGATTGCATAAGAGAGTGCAAAACTCCGGTTCACACACATGTTGATGGTTGTGCTGCAAGTGCAGCGACTCTCATTACTGTTGCCGGCGATAAACGGATTATGTCGCCAAATTCGTTCATGCTTATCCATCAGCTTTCATCTGGTGTTTGGGGTAACTATGAAGAGATGAAAGAGCAGATGCAAAACCACGATCTTATCATGGACAAAATGAAAGAGATTTATAAGACATATACAAAAATCCCGGATAAGAAACTTAAGGAAATCTTGAAACACGACCTTTGGTTCGATTCGGAACAATGCCTTGAATACGGCCTTGTTGATAAAGTAATATAGGAGAACACGTTATGGGAAAAGTATTTGAAATGATTAAAGACATTCAACTAAAGGAGAACTTGTCGCTGAGTCAGGTATTTGAAAAATACCCTCATCTTGAGGAGCTTCAAAAGAAAGAGTTGTTTGATGAACTTCAAAGCAAGAAGAATGAGAACAAAGAAACAGGAAAACAGGTCTTGCTAGGATGAACCTCTTGAAAGAATATATAAAGAAGAACAGCCCTGTGTTGTTGGAGAAAATGGATCTTTTTATCCATGACACTGTTCCTGTTTATATAACAGAGAAGGTCCCTGAAAACGTTTCAATACGAAGTGTTTTAAACTTTCTCAACGATGAGATGCCAGAGCCGTTATTTAAGGGGTTGAATGCGGTATATATTGGCAGCTTTCCTGAAATCGAAGAGGAAGGTGCGAATGCCAAATATTGGGAGGGCGCTCTTTATCTTGTTAGCAAAGAGCAAGATGGGTCAATGGACCTTTTGGACGATATAGTTCACGAGGTTGCTCACTTGGTTGAAGAGCAGTATGGTGAAGGTATCTACGAAGATGAAATCTTGAAAGAAGAGTTCCTTCACAAGAGAAACCTGCTGTTCGAAAGGATGAGCCCTTACTTTACAGAAGATCGATGGGCAAAAGAGGCGTTCAAGAACCACGAATATGATAAAAAACTCGACGTATTTTTCACAGAAAAGGTTGGAAACGGAAGAATGAAGAAGTTTATCAGTGGGATTTTCTTAACATCATATGCCCCCGTTTCGTTGAATGAATATTTCGCAGATGGATTTGAGCACTACTTCCTTGGCAAGAGAGAAGATCTTGCAACCTTGTGCCCAATGCTATACAAGAAGATATTTGAATTATTGAGAACAATTTAGGAGACTAAGTGAAGAAGCACATATCATTCTCTGAGTTGAAAGCTTGGAGCACATGCCCGTATTTTAGAAAATTAACATATGAAGACAAACTGAATCCATTTTCCGATTCCATTCACACGACGTTTGGAACAGCTATGCATTCAGTCTGTGAAAACCTTGTTTGTGGAAAAGATCTTAATTATGATGAACATTTGGAAGAGAACTTCTTGAAAGAGATCTTGGAAAACAAGGTCGAGGTGTCAGAAGAAGACGTTGCACTTTTTCTTTCTCAAGGTGTGGAGATCATCCCGGAGATCATCCCAGCAATTAAAGAAAAGTTCCCTGATTATGAAATTGTTAAAGCGGAAGAGAAATTATATGAGCCGATTGAGGGGTTTGATGATTTTTCTTTTAAGGGGTTCGTAGACCTCGCACTGAAGACTCCTGACGGAAAATATCACATTATTGACTGGAAAACATGTTCATGGGGATGGGATGCTAGGAGAAAATCTGAAAAACTTACAACATACCAGTTAACACTGTACAAAAATTTCTTTATAAAGAAACATAAGCTAGACGCCGGAATGGTAGAAACCTACTTCGGACTTCTTAAAAGAACAGCAAAAGCTGGCAAGAAGGTGGAAATCTTTCGAGTAACAAGCGGCGCTAAGAAAACTCAAAACGCCACACTTTTACTTGAAAAGGCAATAAAAAACATACAAGCCGGTACTCACATAAAAAACAGGCTGTCCTGTATCGGTAAATTTGGTCCGTGCGTCTTCTATAGGACAGAAAGGTGTAAACAATGAGTGTTATTTCGTTTGATGAGTTAGAGGTTTGTCGTGATTGTGGTGTGGTAAAGTGGAAAAAGGTCATTTGCGCTTCTTGTGAAAAGAAGGCTCGTCAGAACAAGTTAGCTGAAGAAATCTCAGCTCTTAGAAAGAGGGTGGATTTTTTAGTGGAAAACTTGAAGAAAGGTTAAAAAATGAAAAAGATAAAGATACTGACCCTATCGGATATGCCTTTGGCAACATCTGGTGTTGGCACACAGACAAGGTATATTATTGAAGGTCTTCTAAAGACGGGTAAGTTTAGCGTCGTTTCTCTTGGAGGGGCAATGAAGCACAAGGACTATACCCCAATTCGTTTTGAAGAATACGGGGAGGACTGGACAATCATCCCTGTTAATGGTTTCGGAGATCACAATATAATCAGGTCTGTGTTGAGAGCAGAAAAACCCGATATTCTTTGGTTTATGACAGATCCAAGATATTTTGAGTGGTTGTGGGAGATTGAAGATGAAATTCGTCCATTATGTCCCATGGTCTATTACCACGTTTGGGACAACTTCCCAGCCCCTGATTTCAATAGAAAACATTACGACTCAACAGATGTCATTGTGGCTATCTCAAAGCTAACTCATGACGTTGTTCGTGAAGTTTCGCCAAATGTTACCTGCATTTATCACCCTCACGCCGTGAATGGAGATGTCTTTTTCCCACAAAGTGAGCATAAGATATCCAACATAAGAAAGGGCAACTTTGGAGAAGATAGTGAGCGTTTTCTGTTCTTCTGGAACAATAGAAATGCTCGTCGAAAGATGAGTTCTTCTCTTATTTGGTGGTATAAAACGTTCCTTGATCGTGTCGGTCATGACAAGGCGTTGTTGCTTATGCACACCAACCCCAAAGATGTTAACGGTCCAGATCTTGAAGCAGTTGTTAAGAAGCTTGGCCTGACAGAACATCAAATAAGATTTTCAGCAACGTCGGTTTCGCCTGAAAATTTGGCAGCCATGTACAACATGGCGGATTGCACAATCAATATTGCAGACGCTGAAGGGTTTGGACTTGCGACTCTTGAATCCCTTGCGTGTGCAACACCGATTATTGCCACGCTGACAGGTGGCTTACAAGAGCAAGTGAAGAAGGGCGGAGAACTGTATGGCATCGGCATTGAGCCGGCGTCAAAAGCCGTTGTTGGTTCACAGAACGTTCCATACATTTATGAGGATAGGGTGAGCGAGGAATCTGTTGTCTCTGCAATGGAAGAAGTGTTCAACCTCTCAGAAGAGGATCGCAAAGCACTTGGTCGTAAGGGCCGCGAACATGTTGTAAAGAATTATAATTTCAATAAATTTATAACTGGTTGGGAAGAGATTTTAACCAATGTTTACAACGAATACGGTTCTTGGGGTACACGAAAAAATTACAACCCCTGGGCGTTTAAGGAAATAAAATGAAAAAAAGTATCTTAGTCAAAGGTCCGGTTTTATCACAATCAGGATATGGTGAACAAGCTCGATTCGCCTTGAGAGCTTTGCGCCGCAAAGAAGATTTGCTTGATATATACATTGCCAATATTCCTTGGGGAAAGACAGGGTGGATTTTTATCGATGATGATGAGCGAAAGTGGATGGATGAAAGAATCTCCGAGACGATCAAAGCTTTTCACGAGAAGAAGCAATTCGATATCACTTTACAGGTGACAATCCCAAATGAACTTGAGAAGCTTGCCCCTGTTAATATACTTTATACAGCCGGAATTGAAACCACAAAGGTTTCCCCCGAGTGGATTGAAAAAGTGAATCAGGTTGCGGATAAAGTTGTTGTGGTTTCAAGGCATTCGAAAGCCGTGTTTGAGAACTCATTCTATCAAAAAAAGAATGAATATGGACACATGATGGAACTCAAGCTTGAGAAGGCCGTTGAGTACTGCAATTATCCTGTGAGACAATTTGAAACTGTCGATCTTGACCTCGACCTCGAAACAGAGTTTAATTTCCTTGCAGTTCTACAATGGAGTTCGAGGAAGAACGTTGTTAACACAATTCAATGGTTCTTGGAAGAGTTTCATGACAATGAAGACGTTGGCCTCGTCATGAAGGCCAACATCGCCAGAAACAGTGTCCGTGATAGGATGCAAATTGAGAGCAATTTAAAATCAATTGCGGCTGTTTATCCTGATAGAAAGTGCAAGCTGTATCTTGTTCATGGGTTTATGTCCCATGATGAGGTTCATTCACTTTACGCACACCCAAAGATTAAGGCGCTTATCTCTCTTAGCCACGGCGAAGGGTACGGCTTGCCTGTGTTTGAGTCTGCCTACGTTGGGAAGCCTGTCGTTACAACTGATTGGAGTGGGCAGAAAGACTTTTTGTACGCTCCAAAAAAAGTTAAAGGCAAGATAAAGAATCGACCACATTTTGCAAAGGTCGATTACGACATCAAACCAATTCAGAAAGAAGCTGTGTGGGATACAATTCTTGTCAAGGAATCAATGTGGGCTTACCCAAAAGAAAGAAGTGCGAAGGAAAAGATGAGAGAGGTTTACAAAGATTTTGGTCGCTTTGAAAGTCAAGCGAAGAAGCTAAAGAAGCATCTTGATGAGAACTTCTCCGAAGAGAAAATCTATGATAACTTTTATCAACATTTAAAGGAGTTCATTGAGTATGAAGATGAGATCGATTCAATGTTCAATGAAATATCGTTATGATTATATGTGTGGCAGATTTCTTTTACCCACAATCAATCGGGGGAGCTGAACTTACTCTTGAGTCCTTTTTATCGAGTGCTCTCACCCCAATCAAAAGGGTTCAATCCCATTTATTAACAGAAGACTTCATCAACGAGCATAAAGATGAAACCTGGATCTTTGGTAATTTTACACTGATCGCAGACCCTCTTCTGATTAAAATTGCGAAAACACTTACAAATTATCATATTCTTGAATTTGATTATAAGTATTGTGAGTTAAGATGCTCCCACAAACACATAGCGGCAACAGGCTTTTGTGAGTGTGAAAAATCACCACATGGGAAGCTTGTTGCCGTTTTCTTTTACAAAGCAAAGGCCCTTTTTTGGATGTCTGAAGGGCAACGAGACGAATACCATCGGCTATTTCCGATTTTAAAGAAAGCAAATAATGTTGTGATATCTTCATCCTTTTCGGATGAAACACTCCAATACATTAAAGGTTTGGACACTTCAAAAAAGAACAATAAATATCTTATTCTGGATTCTGGTTCGTGGATTAAAGGGGTTGACGATTGTGTAAAATACGCCAACGATAATGGCCTTGAATATGAAAAAGTCTTTCGCGTCTCACACAAAGAGATGCTTAACAAAATGGCTAGTTCAAAGGGGCTTATCTTTTTGCCAAAGGGGCTTGATACTTGTCCGAGAATAACAATTGAAGCGAAGCTTCTTGGGTGTGATGTTATAACGAATGAAAATGTACAGCATCGAGATGAGTGGTGGTTTAATGACGAACCCAAGGAGGGACTCTATAATCTCGATCCAATTTTGGAATATGTGTCAATTATGAGATGGAAATTTTTTGATAGATGCCTTGATGAAACGACAAAGATTGAATCAAAATCAAATATAAGATTTCATTTTGTTGTTCCTGCTTATAACGCAAGAAATTGGATAACCAAGACGGTCGATAGCATTTTAATGCAGCGTTATAAAAACCACACCGTCACTGTTATCGATGACGTATCGACAGACAATATGGAGGAGAAGCTAAAGCCGTATTTTCAGTATCGCAGGTTCAATTTTATAAAGAACACGGAAAAGAAGTACGCCCTTTTAAACATCATTACAGCCATAGAGAATCTTAAGCCGAAAGAGGAGGACGTTATTGTGGTTGTGGACGGAGATGATTGGCTACCAGGGTTTGGGGTTCTCGATCACCTTGCAGACACATATGAAAACGAAGGGTGTGTTTTAACATACGGAAGTTACGTTGAACATCCAAGTGGCCGCAGAGGAGTCGAGCCTTCTGAATACCCGGAAGAGGTTATCAAAAACAATCTGTTCAGGCGAGATATTTGGAGAGCATCACATTTAAGAACCTTTAAGTACAAACTTTGGAGAGAAATAAACAAGGAAGACTTAAAAGATTTAGACGGCCAGTATTATAAGATGTCTTATGATCAGGCGATGATGCTACCGATGCTTGAGATGGCGGGTGAGCTTTCACGGTTCATCCCAGAAATCTTGCATGTTTATAATCGCGAGACTTCGATTAATGTTGACAAAGTGAGCGGCAAACAACAATATGAAACAATGTTGAGAATTCGCTCTAAAGAGCCGTATGAAAGGAGATTTTAATGAAGGTTTTGTTTGAGAATACAGACTTTACGAACCGTTCTGGTCCGAACAGCTTCGCTTCAAAGCTATCCACAGCCTTTTCGAAACTTGGTCATTCAACTTCTCAAACAGAAGGAGAGATTGTTCTTTGTTTCATTGAGGCTGGTAGGAGATTTCCGTGGTTAAAAATGGTTCAACGCCTTGATGGCATTTATTTCAATTTATCACAAGACTTCAACTCTTTGAACGGTAATATTTCACGAACATACAAGGAATCAGACGGGGTTGTGTTTCAAACGGAATTCAACAAAGAGCTGATAACTAGAGTTTTTGGGGAACCAAAAGATAGTGTTGTTATTAGAAACGGCGCAGACACAGATTTAATAGCAAGCCTTAAGCCATCTGACAACCCGATATTGGATTCGTATGAAAATGTGTGGTGCTGTGCATCAGTGTGGAGGCCACATAAAAGGTTTGATGCTAATGTGAGGTATTTTCTTGAACACAAAGGACCAAAAGATTGCCTTGTTGTGGCAGGCGAAGTCGAAAACAAAATTAGAAGCAACGATATTTTTTATGCAGGGAGCCTCAATACAGATCAAATACTTAGTTTATATCTTCGTAGCAAATATTTTATTCACCTATCGTGGCTTGACCACTGCCCAAATGTTGTGATTGACGCAAGGGCGTGTGGTTGTCAAATAATTTGCTCAGATAGTGGTGGGACAAAGGAGATTGCTGGAAAGGGTGCCATTTTAATCGAGGAAGACGAATGGGACTTCCAGCCATTGTACCTTTATGATCCGCCCGTTCTTGATTTCTCAAAGCGTAGGGTGAATGAATTTGATTCGGTTTTGAGCGTAAACGATGCAGCAAAAGAATACATTGCGTTCTTGGAGAAGATTAAATGTTAATATGTCCTGTCTACGCAAGAGAAGGATGGTTTTGCGATCGCTTTGCAAACGAGTGGATTGTTAACAACAAAAAGGGTTCAACAAAAAATCTTTTTGAAGCAGACGTTATATGGGTTGTCTCTCCTTGGCTGTGGAATCAAATCCCACCAATGCTTCTTCTCCAAAAGAAGGTTGTGACGACCATCCACCATATCGTTCCTGAGAAATTTAACGAGAAAGAATTTGCTGCGAGAGATCACTACACAAACCTGTACCATGTGCCTTGTGAAAAAACAAAATCTTTTGTTTCGAAACACACAGATAAACCCGTTAAAGTGGTGGGTTATTGGATCAATTCTCATCTTTGGTTTGCAGAGGATAAAAAAGAACTAAGAAGGGTTTATGCGATACCAGATGACAAGTACGTTGTTGGCTCTTTTCAAAGAGATACAGAAGGTCACGATTTAAAGAGTCCAAAGCTTGAAAAAGGTCCCGATTTGTTTTGTGATTATGTCGAGCGTTTGAATGAAGAAAAAGAGGTGCTCGTACTTTTAAATGGCTGGAGACGACAATATGTTCAAACACGATTAAAAAAAGCGGGCATGAGATTTATGTATCGAGAACTCCCTCCTATTAATGTTGTTCGACACATGTATAATATGTGTGATCTATATGTTGTCGCAGCAAGAGTTGAGGGCGGCCCACAAGCAGTGTTGGAAGCCCCAGCGATGAAAGTTCCAATTATTTCAACGGACGTTGGCATGGCATCAAGTGTTCTGCCGGAATCTTGCATTGTCGATGTTGAAAATGAAATTTATTATCCAACAGAAGAAGATGTCAATGAGGCTTATAAAAACGTTCAAAAATATGATATAAAAACTCACATGGATGAGTACACAAAAATGTTCAAAGAGGTCTTGGAGGTATAAGATGAAGTTTTTAATAACAGGAGGAGCGGGGTTTGTTGGAAGCAATCTTGCATTTCACCTTTCAGAGGAAGGGCACGAAGTTGTTTGCCTTGATAACCTTGTTCGGAGAGGTAGCGAGTTTAACATAAGCGAGTTGAAAGAAAAGGGGATAAAGATGATTCATGGAGATATCAGAAACCCTGAAGACTTGGTTCCTGTTGAACAATTTAAACCAGATGTGGTTCTTGAGTGTGCTGCCCAGCCGTCAGCTATTGACGGCTATGCAAATCCAATGTATGACATAACAAACAATACCTATGGCCTTGTTAACGTTCTTGAATATTGCCGTAAGGTTGATGCAGGACTCATCTTTTGGAGCACGAACAAGGTGTACAGCGGGAAGCTTTGCAATTCCGTTCCGTTCTGGGAAGACAAAACGCGCTTGCGGTGGAAAGATCCAGGCAACTCAATAAGCGCAACAACAGTTCTTCCTGGTTGGTCGATGAACGGCTTCAACGAAGCTCTTGATGTTAATGGCGGTGATCATTCAATTTATGGGGTGTCGAAGTTGGCCTCGGATGTTATTTGCCAGGAATGGTCAGACTCATTTGATATTCCGGTGATCATTAACAGGTTTAGTTGTCTTTATGGTCCGCGTCAATTTGGCAAGGTTGCTCAAGGTTGGATGGTTTGGTTTGTTATCGCCAAGTTACTTGGAGAACCTTTGGCATTTTACGGCTTCAACGGTAAGCAAGTTCGTGATTATTTACATGTACAGGACTTGGGCGACCTCATTTTGAAGCAATCAAAGGCTATAGACGGACATCGCGGTTCGTATTATAATGTTGGTGGTGGAATCGAGAATACAATTTCTTTAAGAGAACTTGACGACTTATTGATTCAACTGATGAAGATTGAGTCGCCTATTGGCACAGGACCAGAAAGACGAGCTGATCAGAGAATTTACATTTCTGATATTGGGCGGGTTTGCAACGAGTTTGATTGGAAACCAAAGGTCCCCCTTGCATGGGGGCTTACCTCTTGTCTTGGTTGGGCAAAGAAAAATTTACACGATTTAAGAAAAATTTACTGAGGTGTTATGAAAATTGCAGGATTATGGTCTGGGCACGACTGTTCGTTCTATGTGTCAAATAGAGGGAAGCCTATCGTTCACGCAGAGTATGAAAGATACATAAGAGAGAAAGAGCCGGCTGGTGATAGCGCGAAGTTCTTGATAGAGCAATATGCCGACTGGCAGTCTATTAAGCATTTTGTGTCAACCTATCCAACAAACAAGCTTCAAGAGCATGAAGAGTCTTATAAGAAGATTTGTGAAGTTGCCGATAAAAACGGCGGCTCTGTATCCTATATTGGACACCACCAAGCACATGCCGCAAACACTTTCTTTTCAAGCAACTTTGAAGAGGCATATATCCTGACTGTTGATGGCGGCGGTGTTGATCGTGGTGGCGTCACAGCATTGACGACGTGGAAGGGGATTGGGAACCGAATATACCCAATTCGTTCTTTCCCGATTCACCAAGTAAATATTGGCGGTGTTTGGACGAGAGCAACGAGATACATTTTTGAGTTGCAGTCTGGATGGCCGCATGGCCACCAAGCGGGTTCCGTTATGGCAATGGCTGCATTTGGAGATCCAAAGAGATTTTTCAACGATTTTTATACAATGCTGACCGTGGACCTACAACAAGCATCAGCAAAGCCGTCCACGCAACCGAGAGGCGCTCTTGTAAAGGGAAATGACCCACAACACCCTTATCTTCATAAGTATCAGGAGATCGCAAAGAGAGGCGAACAGGACAAGTTCGATCTTGCAGCGGGTTTGCAGGCGGCGACAGAATATTTGTTCAGACAGCTTCTTGCAGAATTTGCATATCTTTCAGAGGGTGGAAGATATAATCTTTGTCTTGCGGGTGGTGTTGCCCTTAATTCCGTTATGGTCGGTAAGTTGCGGCAATGGTTTCCTGTAATTGATGGAGTTTATATTACACCCACCCCTCACGATGGAGGGTTGACAATTGGTGCAGCACAATATATGTGGCATGAGGTGTTAGATCACCCAAGAATTATTTGGGAAGACAATTACACACCCTATCTTGGAGTTGAATACGACAAGAAGAGAATTTTCGAGGATTTGAAACAGTTTGATGACAAAGTATCTGTATCGAAAGTTAATGATTCTGAAGTGGTTGATCTCTTGGATAAGCAGAAAATCGTTGCTGTCTTTGGAGGCGGATCTGAATCTGGACGCCGTGCTCTTGGAAATAGAAGCATTCTTGCAGATCCGAGAGATTCTGAGATGAAGGACAAAATCAATTCAAAGGTTAAGCATCGCCAGTGGTATCGACCATTTGCACCAAGTATCCTTCGTGACACCGTGGGTGATTGGTTTGAGAATCCGTGCGAAAGCCCTTATATGAGTGACGTCCTTGAGTTCAAGGAAGAGGTCCGTGATAAAGTCCCAGCAGTTGTTCATGTGAATGGCACAGCCAGACTTCAAACGGTCACGGAAAAAGATAACGGTTGGTATTACAATTTCTTAAAACTGTGGGAAGAAAAGTCAGGTGTTCCAATCATTTTGAACACAAGCTTTAACGATCGTGAACCGATCTGCGAGACTCCTGAACATGCGATAAGATGCTTCCTCGGAACAGAGATCGATTATCTTTATTTTGTGGATTATGGAATCTTAATGGAGAGAAAATGAGTGAATTACCGAAAGTAACATTTGCGTTTGTTAATTGTAACAGGCTGCATTATCTTAAAGCGTGTCTTGAGTCACTGCTTTATTGTACGGACGATTACCCAAACAAGGAAATCATAATCGTTGACAACGCTTCCGTTGAGGACGGAACAGAAAAATATTTGAGAGAAAAGGAAGAACAGGGAGCCCTTGTGTTTCGGCAGGAACAAAGAGATCCGTCGAATGAATTTGCGAGAGCTTTGAATCTCATTGCTGAACATGCAACAGGAGAATTCATCTTGCCACTACAAGCAGACACGCAGTTTGTTGTTAGAGGTGGATGGCTTCAAGACTTTGTTGAGGTCTGCTCTGAGAACCTTGAGAAGGTCGGATATGTCCTTGTCGATGCACAAAGAGCAGTGAGAGATTCAAAGAGCATGTTTAACTTTAGTGACGACCTTGAGCTTGAAGAATCCGATGCGAAGTTTGCTTATGACTTGTCACGGTATCCAATTGTTGGAGCTGCTGATGTAATGTATACAAAGTTTATCATGGACAAGATTAAACCATGGCATGTGGACAACGAGAGTCATGAAGGCGGCAAAGATTCTGAGACGGAGATGCTAACAAAGATTTCGGGTCTTTTGGAAGAGGACGAAAATTTTTCACCCTTATGTTTGAGGCCGATAATTCCTGTTTCATGTGCGATTCACACAGACCTCAGAGGAACAAATGCAAGAGTTCGCGGTGATAAACGTTATGGCAACTATTGGAAGCCGCCAAATGGCAATTTTTATTACAAAATTCATGAATATGAAAATTTGTTGAGAAAGCATGGTCAAAGATATATGCCTGTTTCGATTGAAGAGCTTGTCGTTGGAGATGGTTGGGACACTGCACCACTTTTGACACAAAATGGTGAATGGAAAAAGTGCCCAATTGACCCGGAACAGGCAGCAGAAAGCGATTACGAGAGGCTGTATTAATGGCGTATCACTCTTATATACCAAAGATGTTTGAGTTTTTGGCTTCGTTTGAAAACCCAAAGATTTTAGAGATTGGTGTTGATAAAGGGCAAACGATGTATCCTTTGTTGCACTTTTTCACCCTACGAAGAAAGCCGTATTCTTATTATGGGATTGACGTAAAGATAAGGCAAGAAATCGGTATTCCATTAAGGTTTATGAATCTTTTAAAGGGACAAGCTATCACTTTGATAAACGATAACAGTTTATCAATATTGCCTAGCTTCTTAGGTGATTATGGAAAAATGGATCTTATTTTGGTGGATGGAGATCACAATTATTTTACGGTCAAGCAGGAATTACTTTTGCTGTCGAAGATCGCACACGACAAAACAATGATTATTTGTGATGATTTTCGAGGAAGATGGGCCAAAAAAGATCTCTATTATTCAGAACTGCCTGAGTATGAAGACGTAAAGGTTGCCACAAAAAGACAAATAACGAAAAAGCAGGGAGTTGCTGAGGCGATAGGTGAATTTATAATTGAATTTCCAGAGTGGAAAGGAAGGACGGTCAGCGTTAACGCTGGAGGAACCTATGTGCCTTCGGATTATGTGATTTTGCAAAAAGATGAAAACATATTTAAATAGAAAACCAGTTGATGGACCATGGGGTGGTGGAAATAGATTCGTTAAAGCCTTGTCGAAAGCCTTGGTTGAGGAAGGCCATCAGGTCGTTTATGATCTACAACCAGGTATTGATGTTGTATTTTGTTTTGATCCGAGACATGGCTCTGGAGATGGGTATGATAGGCTTCTTTCATATTGCAGAGAATCGGAAATCCCTCTCATCCAAAGGGTGAGTGACCTGGGTACGCATGGGAAACCAGAGTTGACCGATATGGTGAGGCGTTCTGTCAACACATCAGATTTTCTTATCTTTCCGAGTTATTGGGCAAAAGATTGGTTGGGGTATGAAAACGCGAACTGTGTTGTTATTCCAAATCGGCCACTGAAGGTTTTTCACGAACACAAAAGAACGGCAACACCCACCAATGGGGTTGTGAAAATTGTCACCCACCACTGGTCAACAAATGTAAAAAAGGGTTTTGAGATATATAAGGGAATTGATTATTTTTCAAAGATTATCCCTGGAATAGAATTCACATACATTGGCAGATTGCCAGAAGGCTTTCGTTTTTCAGGGGCGACTTATTTGCCGCCAATGACAGAAACCAATCTTGCCGTTGAACTTTCAAAACACCACATTTATTTGACAGCCTCACAAGAAGAGGCTGGCGCAAATCACGTTTTAGAAGCAATGGCAGCAGGACTGCCTGTTATTTATCCTATTAGCGGTGGAAGCATATTAGAATACTGCAAAGAGCACGGGGAAATGTATTCGTCCCCTGACCAGATTTTAAAATTGGTTCAAAAGATTATGAACGATTATGAGTCTTATGACCTTAATTTGGCTTCTTACACAGACACCATAGATGACACGATAAAAGAATACATGGAGATTATATGCGAAGCAAAATAAACATAAGCATTGATGATATTTCACCACATCCGAAGTCTTCTTTGAAGGTGCTGGAGCAGTGCAATGATATTTTAAATGAATTCCCAGATGCCAAGTTCACGCTGTTTGTCCCAATGGCATACTGGAGAACCCAAAAAAAGGAAGTCGCGACAGAAGACCCTTTGTGCCTTCATTGGTATCCAGAGTTTTGTGAACAGTTGCGTAAATTACCAAAAGACGTTTATGAGATTGGATACCATGGCTTGTTTCATGGGGTGCCGGAAGTAACCGATAATGACGAGTTTGATAAACTTGGTGTGTTGCAGACTTTGACGACGCTGGATGCTATGCAAGAAATTGCAGAAAAAGCAGGGCTGTTGGGAACAATCAAACCGATATTTAGACCGCCAGCGTGGAGAATGTCCTCTGAAGCCATAAGTGCGTGCAAGATGGCAGGACTTGATATGCTTTGTTTGACAAGAGCGGGATATGCCCTTGCAGCCTATAAAGGAGCGGACAAGACATTCGGAAAAGTTTCCTATTCTGACATCGCACCACCGAATGATGCACTTCAACTGATGGATAGAACAGGGCTTGTTTATCATGCGTGCGAGTGGGACAAGAACTATCTTGGAAAAGGGTTAACAAAAGAACTTGTTGAGTTTTTAAAAGAGAACAAAGGTCAATATGAATTTACATTCATCGAAGGGATAAACGAATATGGGAAGGTCTGATCAGTTTTTATACCCATTTTATGGGGCAAAAATAAAACCCGTTGGTGATGTCGCTTTGCTCGGCTTCACGGACAATAGACTATTTCAGGGAGATCTTTATGATCAGGCTCTTGGTAATTGGGAGATAAATTCCAATTGGGAGCTTCCAAAGAATTACGATACGATTATATGCACACGATGCGCTTATTTTTGTGATTCACCATATTACTTCATGTCGAGATGCTATGCTCATTTGAATTTCGGTGGCTATCTTTATGTTGACTGGGGATATGGTGATCACTGGAGATTTGAGAGTTATAAGATTGGGTGGCTTAAAAACGAAGAGCAGGAATGGCATTACCACAAAGACAATAAATTATGGTCTGGTATTTGGAACGACAAATTTTTAGAAGATGACCAATACAAGTTATTCTGTGAAAGAGTTAAAAAATTTGGATATGACGACGTAAAGAAAGCAATCTTAAAAGAGACTCCTTATATACTGTGGCCCGAGTCGTGGTTGTCATGTTTTGAAATAAACTATGATTTGCTTGCTTTGTGGGAAGATCAACCACAGCTTTATATTTTGATGAGCTGTAGAAAAAAATGATAAATTTCGTTGTAAAGGAAATGACAGCCCTGCGTTATTTTATTCCGCTTGTGGATGAGGCTGGCAAGCGTGATATTCGTTCGTGTTTTTATGTCGGAACGTTTGGAAAATATAATTGCCCCATAAAACACGAAAGAACACTCATGAATCTTTGCAGTATTTTTCGAATAGAGATTAGACCATTGTCTGATTTTGAAGAAAACTGTGAGGGCCTGACTTTTTTCATTGAGGGTGTTGGTGTTGATTTAAGACACAAGAGGCAACAAAAACGTGTATCGTTGACTTACATGACAGACTTTGTATCGTCGTACAATACATACATCGATAAAGTCGACCATGTTGTTTTCCCTAGTAAAAAGTTTGCCGAACATTATAGCTGTATTTCTGATAAGAATTTGTATCTTGGTTCACCAAAGTATGACTGCTTTTTTGATGATTACGCAACAGAAGTGAAACACAAACTTCCTGAGACTGCCGGGCGTGCTTTGATGATCTATCCAAAACAACGCGATGTAAATAAAATTGATGTGGATTTGTTGTGTGATTATTTGGGAAGGGCGGGTTTTTGGGTCATTACGAAGACAAGAGGAAAAGATCCACTTGTGAAAGAATCACATGGGGGAGACTTACACCTTTCTGATGAACAGTGGTATCCACATACAACATTGGAGCTTATAAGAGAATCTGATATTGTTGTGAATTTTAATTCAACCGTCATAAAAGAATGTGTCATGCTCGACACGCCATTGATAAATTTTGATATTAAACCATTTAAGAGGCTTGACTTTCTTTATGATTATGATTATTGTATTGAACTCCCAACGGACGTGCAGTTTGCGGATTTCAACGAAGCTCTTAAAAATTTAACATGGTCGGGTGAAGAGTTCAAAAAAGCAAGAAAAGAGTGTTTGTTTGAGAAGGGAGCGTCAAGGAGAATACTTGAAACAGTCATGTGAAATTGCTGTGGTAATCCCTGCAAGAGGTGGCAGCAAACGATTGAAACGAAAAAACATAAGAGAGCTTTGTGGAATACCGATGATTGCGTTCGCTATTGATGCATGTAAAAACTCAAAATATAATTTGATGGTGTGGGTGAGCACAGATGACAGAGAAATTCAAGAAATCGCTACAGAATATGGAGCCGATGTGTCTTTTTTTCGCCCAGCAGAACTGGCCAGAGACAAAGTTTTTAAACAAGAAGTTATACGACACGCGACAGACAAAATGGCGAGGGAGTTCAATTATCATCCAGAACTGGTGATTTCTTTACAAGCAAACTCTCCTCAAATTGAAGGAAGACATCTTGATGCTGGTATTGAAAAATTGCTTGAATATAATCTACAGGAAGTGTTTAGTGTCGATAGCAACCTTATTCAAAATGGAGCCTTTAGAATAATGCGTAATGAGTATGTGTTCCAAAGAGACTTGAGTACTTATTGTGGTGTTGTGGTCGCTGATATAATAGACGTTCACACAGAACACGACATGGATAAAGTTAAGGAGAAAATGGATGATAATATTTGATATTGGTGCGTGCATTGGAATTTTTATTGATGACTGCTTGGCAAAGTATGGGGGTGATATTGAAATGATTTATGCATTTGAACCTCTTTTTGTTAACAACGATTTTCTTTGTGAAAAATACAAAGATAACCCAAAGGTCACAATTTACAGCCTTGCTGTTGGTGCAAAAGGTGGCCTTGCTACATTTTATAAGAAATTTGATCCGAGAACAGATTCCCAGTCAGGCTCAGATTATGTTGGCAATGCTGGTTCTTCATTGAAGAAGGGGAAGTACAATGTCAGTTCTCATTTTAAAACGGAAGTTCGCGTAATTACTTTAAGCAAATTTCTTGAGGTATATCCTGAAATTGAAAAAATTGATATTTTGAAAATTGATACCGAAGGAAGCGAGTACGATATTCTTGAAGACATAAACACAAATTTAACAGATTTTGAATTTGGCAGTATTCTCTTCGAAGATCACGTTGGCAAAGTTGCAGGACTTGAATCCGACAGAGAGCGTGTTTTAACTGAGATAAAGAAAAAGGATAAGGGCGGTCTGTATAAAGTACAAACGCAAGGGAACCACCTTGAGTACACGCCCCTTGAAGAATCAACCATGTGGAAGGAACTATGACCGAAAAAGAACAAGCGGAAGATGTTATTACGAAAGTAAAGTGGGGCTATAATGAAAATTGTTGTTGACCTTTTTAATCAACACTCTGGAGATCTCCAAAGGTTGAAAAATATGGCAGGTGCTGCAAAAGTTTTTGGAGCTGATGCTGTAAAGATTCAGATTCTGAACAGTCAAAGGATTTGGGGAGACGACTCACGAAAATACCTTGAGATGACAGACGACGAGGTTTTGGATTTCAAAAAGTATTGTGACAACCAAGGCATACCATTCCAAGCCACTGTCTTTGATGAGAGAGGCTTGGAACTTATAAATGATATGGGGGTCGACTCGTATAAGATCGCCAGCATAACAGCACTCAAGGAAAAGGGGTTGTGTGAGAAGATTTTAAACATGAACAAATTGACGTACATTTCACTCGGCAAATTCCCATTTGGAGAGTTTCCTTTTGGTCACGATCCAAATATTAGGTATTTGTTTTGCATTGCCAAATACCCAACACAGCTTCACGAAGTTAAAATGCCGGCCAAATTCGATGAGAAAGGTTACTACGGCTTTAGTGATCATGTCATAGGTAACTCAGCAGCCATTTTGGCGTACACCAGAGGGGCTCAATACCTTGAAAAACACTATACAATCGATACAAAGATAAAAAGAGAGTTCGAAAAAGCACATTCTTGCTCTCTTACACACCAGACTTTATTCTCTCTTAGAGAGCAGATAAAAGAACTGGCCATATTGAGGGAAAATGGAGAACTTTCCTGACGTTTCAATTATCGTAACAAACTTCAACTACGGTAAGTATATCGGAAGATGTCTACGGAGTTGTTTGTCACAGCGCAATGTTAACCACGAGGTTATCGTTGTTGATGATTGTTCGAGTGATGATTCCATAGAACAACTGCAACCATATATATCCCGCGTAAGACTCAAACAGAATAGGAAAAACCTTGGTGTAGGAGAAACAGCCAACAAAGGTTTTAAGGCGGCTTTGGGGCAATATGTTGTTCGTGTAGATGCAGATGATTTCATAAGTGCCGACATGTGTCACTTTATGAAAACATATCTTGAGGCCAATCACGATGCTTTTTGTGTTTCGTGCGATTATCTAATGGTTGATGATCATGAAGAAATATTAGAACGCAAATATGCAGAGCAAGAAAACGTGTCTTGTGGAATTATGTACAGGAAAGATCTCCTCCTTCAATTAGGGGGTTATAAGAAAGGCATTCGTCATCGAGAAGAGGAAGAGTTAAGAAAGCGACTTGACAGTTATTATAAAATTCACCATCTTCGCATACCATTCTATCGTTATCGAATGCATAACAATAACAAAACAAAAACAAAAGAATACGAGGAGTTTGAAGTATGAGAATGTTAATGCTTTTGAATCAACCGAGAGATATCCCCTTAGCCGCTCTTATCGACAGAACATCACCAGATGCTGTAAAGTTTGCGATTACAGATTTTTCACACGAAACAGAATTTAACCTTGGCAAGAGGAAAGCTCTTGAAAAATGTTTTGACTCAAACCAGATTGAAGAAGCCAACTTGGTTTTAAGTGATATGTGTGTTTGTCGCGACAAGGAAGAAATGATGGAACTTATATCAACATGTGATATCTGTTTGTCTGTTGGAAGAGAATTTTTTGTGTTTAAACCAATCGAGCGTGTGAAGTATGTTGCCCTGAGCATGGAGCGTTGTTATTTCCATAGGTTGATTCAGGTCTTACCGGCGTACAAAGGCAACCTGAAAATCTTTTTGCATAGCGAGGCTTGGCTTGAAGAAGACATTTGTGGGCTTTATGAGATGGGACCTTTTAATTATGGCTATCTTGATTTATATTCAAACTCCTTTGAGGCGGTTGATATTTTGGGACACTACAAGAGCATCTTGTCCCAGCACAAAAAAGATGAAATAAAGGAAGAATTTGGGGTCCCAAAGGACAAAAAGGTCGTTTTGTTTTCCTTTAGGAGAGCTGACAAACAACTAACAGTTCATGGAAGCGAGTCTGAATATTATGAGAGCTGCAAAGAGAACTTGAAGAAGCTGAAAGAACTTGGTTATTATGTGATTTGTCGTAGAAGATTGAGTGAATACGATATAGCCAGAAGAAAAGATTCCGCTGAGGTTAAGAAGTACGATGAATTCTCTGACCTGATTGACAAGGAGTTGAGTGGTTTTGGCCATTTCCCAGAAGTGATCTGGAAAGCCATGCACATTTCAAACATGCTGTACCTTTCAGATGTGTCATCTATCGCTGACATCGAAGCTGCAATCTGTAGAACCCCTGTGTTTTTACCGAGAGAAGGTTCTCTTGTCGAAGAAAAGTTGAAGTTTATGAGCCCGAGATACAAAGATCTGTTTGAAAGGGGTTTGATTTTTGATTCGATAGAAGGGTGGAGTGAGTCCGAGTACAAGAAAGGGGTTGAAGACTTCATTCAAGAATGGTACAATACGGACGTAAATGAATTTTGGAAGCGGGTATACGAATGAAAATATTGATAACAGGAGGATCTGGATCTCTTGGAAGAGCTTTGGTCGCGATATTGAAAGAAGAGGGTCGGCACACCATTGCCGTTTATAGTCGTAATGAGGCTAAGTTGGCGAAGTATTTTGGTAGAGAACCCAGCGTCAAATGTTTCATTGGTGATGTTAGAGATTATAAAAGACTTAATAGTGTCATGAAGATGTTTCAACCAACTCATGTAATTCATGCTGCGGCATTGAAAAGAATTGATGATATGGAAATACACCCAACAGAGTGTATCGCTACGAACGTTGAGGGGTCAAAAAACGTGGCAAATGCCGCTATTGAGAACGGTGTGCAGAGATGTGTTCTTGTGTCGACAGACAAAGCTTGTTTGCCAGTGAATACATATGGTGCAAGCAAGTTCTTAGCTGAACGACTTTTTACAAACTTTGATTACAGCTACTCTTCAACAAGGCTTGCTTCAATACGATATGGAAATGTCATTGCAAGTCGTGGGTCTTTTATCCCAATGTGGATGAACGCCATAAAGAATGGCGAAATGATTGGAGTCACTTCGCTTGAGTGCAGTCGATTCTTGTTCACACTTCACGATGCAGCCAAGGCTGTCATTTCTGCACTTCATTATATGAGCGGCGGGGAAGTGTTTGTTCCTAAGTTAAAATCTTATAGGATGACGAGTGTGCTGGAAGCTTTGAAAAAATGTCTTGATGTGAAAGATATATCATATGATGTAATTGGTTTGCGGCCCGGAGAAAAGATTCATGAAGATATGTTATCTGAACTGGAATTAGAGCGAACGTTTGAAGTCAATGGGAAATTGTTGGCGATATTGCCGCAGTATTCTAATAGAGCGCATTTTGGGACGATACCATACAAAGGGGCTCTTTTGAATTCTGATTTGTGTGCTTCCAAAGATAACGAAGAGCTTGCAAAACTTATAATTCGTGGAGTTGAGGAGTCAAAATGATGAGGACGAAGGAGGTGAGATTGTGGGAGAATGCTTGTCGTTATATCCCAAGAGGGACGATGACACTTAGTAAATGCCCAGATCAGTTTGTTGAGGGGGTTTATCCTATATTTGCAGATAGAGCTTACGGCGCAACGATTGTTGGTATAGATGGCCGGGAATACCTTGATTTTATGTGCGGGCTTGGCCCAATTGTTCTTGGATACGGGGATCCTGTTGTGAACGAGGCGATTAAAAAGCAGTTGGAGAAGGGAACAATTTTTCCGTTACCAACACTATTGGAAACCAAACTTGCGAAACTTATTGTTGAAACTGTTCCAAGTGCAGAAATGGTTCGGTTTGCAAAGAACGGAACAGATGTCTGCACAGCAGCAGTTCGTATCGCAAGGTCATACACTGGGAAAGAACATGTTTTGAAGTGCGGCTATCATGGGTGGTCTGATTGGCATGGTATTACAACAGGCCGTGAACACGGCATTCCGAAGAGCATGAAAAAGATAATCAGCGAGTTCAAATACAACGACTTGGACGACCTTGAGAGTCTTTTGAAAAAATATGAAGTTGCCTGCATCATCATGGAAGCTGAGGCTTTGGAAGCGCCGAAACCGGGTTATTTAGATGGTGTGCGCGAACTTGCAACAAAGTATGAGGCTTTGCTTATCTTTGATGAGGTCGTGACAGGATATCGTTGGGGCCTTGGTGGCGCACAAGAAATGTTTGATGTCATTCCAGATTTGACAACACTTGGGAAATCGATTGCAAATGGACTTCCACTAAGTGTTATTTGTGGAAAGAAGAAATACATGGAAGAATTGAATCATGTTTTCTTTTCAATGACTTTTGGAGGGGAATGTCTTTCGATGGCGGCAGCAGTTGCAACGATTGAAGAATTGAAGAAAAAAGATTACGGAGCACTGTGGGAACTAAACCGAAAGTTTATACAAGGAATCAATAATGCCGCAACCAAACACAAACTCCTCATTAATTTTGCAGGGACTGGCTTAAGACATAACCTTACTTTTGATAAATCGTATAAGGACCCCTCCGGGATGAGAGATTTGTTTTATCAGAGGATGATCGATTTTAACGTCTTTTTCTCAAACGTCCTATACCTTCAGTTCTCACATACAGAAAGTGATATTGAAGATGCAGTAGCTGCGGCAGAACAATCATTCGCCTTTGTGAAAGCGAACATGAATGATATCGATGGGGCTTTGAACGGAAAAAGAAGCGTTTCTGTTTTTCTAAAGAGAGACAAAGATGAGGAAGATTGAAGATACTCTTTTCATAATTCAAGCAAGGGTCGATTCATCTCGCATTGAGCGGAAGATGATTCGACCTTTTGCTGATTCGTGCCTGTTTGAAATAGCAATAAAGAAAGTGCTCTCCTCTAAGATTCCAAAGGAGAATTTTTATGTGTCGATATTGGACAAAGAGCTTGAAGAGATTGCCCTCAAATACAAAGTGAATATGTTTATGAGGGGCAAGGGGACCTTGGAAGAACCAATAACACTTCAAAAGATATTTGAGTGGAGACTATTACCCTTTAAACATTATGTGAATTTGGGTGCCTGCAATCCGCTTGTGACCACAGAAACAATCGACAATTTTATTGAAGAGTTTCTTGCAATGCCTGAAGAGCGGACGGGAATGTTCGCGGTGGTTCCAAGAAGAAACTTCTTTTATAACAGCCAAGGGAAGATGATAAATCTCTTTCATGGAAAAAAAGAGCACCTTGTTACCCTGGAAACAAAATTGGTTGGAACAACCTATGAAGCGGCACATACATTGTATGCCGGACAAATTGAAGATATTGAAAAAGGAATTTATATGGGTAATTTTGAAAATTACGAAGTCGCCTTTTATAGCATGAAAGAAGAAGAAGTCTTTGATATTGATTATCCATGGCAATTTGATTTGGCAGAACAGATGTATATTTTGAGGAACAAGTGAAAGCAGTTATAATTGGGAATGGTTCAATCGGAAAGCGCCATAAGAGGAATTTGAAGGAGATGGGCATTGATGTTCGAACAGTTGATGTCGACGAGGCTCACAACCTTAATGCGATATTAAACAGTCGTGTTTGGGATTTTGGCCTTGTGTGCAGCCCGACGAACCTTCATCTTCAACACACATATGAACTTGTTAGGAGGGGCATTCCAACGTTTTGTGAAAAACCGTTTTATCGAGAAAAAGATAAAGAGCTTTTGACGAAAATAAGGCGTTGTGTGAAACACAAAAACCTTCCAAATATGGTCGGTTGCAATTTGAGATTTCATGAAGAGATAGCCCAGGTGGCAAACCATGGCTTTTTTAAGAAACCAGATGTTGCATATGCTCATTTTGGTTATGATTTGAAAAAATGGCATAATGACGGGAAACATCTTGAATTATATAGTGCAAACAAAAGTATGGGTGGCGGCATAACATTTGATGCCATACATGAGTTCGACTATCTTTATCATTGGTATGGAGAAATTGATAAGATCGATGTTGTTGCAAAGAAAGTGTCAGACGTAACAGTTGACACAGAGGATGTATGCGATGGGAAGATTTATTTCAGAAACGGACAGGTTGCTTATATCCATTTGGATTATTTAGCACCAGAGTATACAAGGTTTTTTATGTTTCCTTATTCACCAAGCTGTTATTACTACGACAAACCCATTAATATTGTACCAAGTAATGAGATGTATGAATTTGAGATGAGGTACTTTGTAGGAAACCTGATATATGATGTAGAAGGGTGTATCAATTCTTTTGATGAAGCAATACACCTGATTGACAAAATAAACGAAGGACTAAAATATGAATTCTAAAAAGACATATGTAATCGCGGAAGTTGGAGCCAACCACGATCGTGAGTTCGGCAAAGCTTGGAAGATGATAGAGGTTGCTGCCGAAGCGGGAGCTAATGCCGTCAAGTTTCAGACATATTCAGCGGAAACTTTATATTCAAAAAACACCCCTGATTTTGCTGGGTACAAAAACATCAATAAGCTTATCAAAAGAATTGAAATTCCAAGACATTGGCAAAAGGATTTAAAAGAAATTTGTGAGAGTTTTGACGTTGAGTTCTTGTCGACACCGTTTGATGAAAGAGCGGTTGAAGAGCTTTATGAGCTTGGAATGAAAAGATTTAAAATTGGAAGTTTTGAGGCGAGTGACCCGAGATTCGTCAGGCTTGTTGCCTCAACAGGTTTACCATTGGTTATATCACTTGGCTGTGGGGCAAACCCAAGCGATATCATTGATTGGGTCTTGGAAGAAAATAAAGATCCCGACATAACATTCCTTCATTGTAATAGTGCATACCCGACGCCGCTTGAAGATATTAGGCTTGGAACCATTCGATATCAAACAGTTTATAGGAAACAATTTAGTAAAGAGATATGCCCAAAGCGCGGCCTCTCTGATCACACAAAGGGGATCTTGATCCCACCAGTTGCTGTTGCATTAGGGGCGTCAGTGATAGAAAAACATTTCACGATGGATAGAGAAGGTCGTGGACCTGACCATAGTTTTGCTATTGAACCTAATGAGTTAAAACAGATGATTGAAAATATTCGCAAAGTTGAAATAGCAATGGGAGAAAGGCACGGATCAACATTAACGATAAGCGAACAAAAATTTGCTCATGCGAAAAGGTCAATCGTGGCGAAAAAGCGTATTAATCCCGGTGAGATTTTTACGAAAGACAACATAACAACGATAAGACCGTGTTTTGAACATAATATTCCGGCTGAAGAGTTTTATAATATTCTTGGTAAAGAGTGCAAGGAGGAGTTGTTGGAGGGCGAGGCTTTAACAAAGTGGGGAAAAAAATAATGGCATATATTCTTTGTAAAGATTTAAAATATATTGATGTTGAGAGACTGAGGCAACGAAGTGCCACCCAGTGGTTTGTTATCCAGGAAGAAGATCTATTGAACCCGGATCCTATGTGGGCAAATGTACACACTGTCATCGAGCACTTTACTTCGTCCTCGGATAGGAAAATCTTTGTTCCATTTTACTCAAAGAAGATTCCAAAAGAAATTTATGAAAAGTACGAGGTGATAATTTTTCACATGACGGATGTTCCTTATGGCCGAGGAGGCTCACCTCTTCAAAATCTTATAAAAAGAGGCCATAGCTTGACAAAAATAGCAGCATTACAATGTACTGACAATTTAGACGCAGGAGACGTTTACCTTAAAGAGATGTTATCCCTCGATGGGACAGCAGAAGAAATTTACAAGAGAGCAGGTCTTATTATTGAAGATATGATGTGGAGAATCGCAAAAATGAACATTGTTCCAAAGCCACAAATTGGAACTGTGACAAAATTTAAACGCCGAAAGCCGGCGCAAAGTGAGATTGTTACCGAATGTGGCTTGACAGAGCTTTATGATCACATCAGAATGTTAGATGCGCCTGATTATCCAAAAGCTTTTGTTGAATACAACAATTATCGTTTGGAATTTACAGGGGCACGCTTGGAAAATGGCAAGTTAACAGCGAACGTTGAGTTCGTGGAGGATGAATAATGAAAGTTTTAGTAATGGCAGCGCACCCCGACGATGAGCTTCTTGGCTGTGGAGGGACCATGGCGAAACTTATTGAAGAGGGTCATGAAGTTCACATTCTTGTCTTTGCAGATGGTAGTGGGGCAAGGGATAATGAGTACGAAGGGTACACAAGAATACCGGAACTCATGACATTGGCAAACTTTATGGGAGTCAAGAGCTGTAAGGCGGGCAACTTCCCAGATAACAAGATGGATTCTGTTCCATTGCTTAATGTCTGTAAGTTTATTGAAAAGAACGTGAACTTTGAGCCGGATATCATTTTTACACATCACCCGAGTTGCTTAAACATTGATCATGCGACAGTCACTAGGGCAACTTTGACAGCTTTTAGGCCGCAACATGGAAGCGAAATGGCGATTTATGCTTATTTTGTACCGTCTTCAACGGATTATAACCCGCTTAACACTTTTCAAGGAAACGTATATTTTGATGTTGAGGATCATCAAAAGGTTAAACTCGACAATATTGAACAATATTATGGTGGAGAGTTGAGAGAGCACCCTCATTCAAGATCTCGTGAAAATTTAGAAAACCTTATGAGAGTTTGGGGAGCAGAAGTCGGCCTTGAATATGCTGAAAAGTTTCAATTGTTACGACAGGTGGTGAAATGATAAAAGGCAAAAGGATAATATTGAGAGCGGTTGAAGAAGAGCACCTTAGTAAGTTGTTGTTGTGGCGAAATATGTATTTGCCTTATTTCCGTGAGTATAGGGTCATGGGAATCGAGGATCAGCGTCGTTGGTGGAGAGACAAAATTCTTAATGATGATTCATGGCAGTACTTTGTAGCGTGCGACCAAGCTACTGTTGTTGGGGCTGTTGGCTTAACATATATTCACCCGATTTATCAGACAGCAGAGTTTGCTATAACCGTTGGGGAACGATATCGTGGCAATGGTTATGGTTCTGATATGTTAAAGACAATAATAAAACACGGCTTTGAGAGTTTAAACCTTAACAGAATTTGGTGTGAGGTGTATGACAACAATGAAGCTATTGGTTTGTATAGAAAAATCGGCTTCAAAGACGAAGGGACTCTGAGACAACATGTTTACAAAGATGGTAAATATCTTGATGCTCATGTTCTTGGAATGTTAAGAGAAGATTATAAGTGGAGAAACTGGAAGTGAAAATATTAGTAACAGGTGGGCTTGGATTTGTTGGTTCTAATCTTGTTGATGAACTTATGAGCAAAGAGGGTTGCGAGGTTTTTGTCATAGATAACCTTTGTTCGGATTCTTCTTCAAGAAACTATATGAGAAACGATGTGACTTATTGGATTGACGACGTTAGGAACTTAAACACATACAAATACGATGGCCATAAATTTGATGTGATTTATCATCTTGCAGCGTTGGCGAGAATCCAACCAAGTTTTAAAGATCCGTTAACATACCTTTCAACAGATGTTCTTGGAACAGCGTGTGTTTGTGAATATGCGCGTCGGTGTTTTGCGAAGCTTGTTTATGCAGGATCATCATCAGCATATGCGGGGCCAATGTTAAACCCTTATGCTTTCGCAAAACACACCGGAGAACAAGTTTGTGAGTTATATCACCGCGTGTACGGCATGAGTACCGTTACAGCGCGGTTTTTTAATGTTTATGGTAAGAGGCAACCAACGAAAGGTGCCTATGCAACAGTTGTTGGAATTTTCGAAGGCTTAACATCAGCAGGAAAACCGCTTACAGTAACAGGTGATGGCGAGCAAAGAAGGGATTTCACACATATTTCAGATATTGTGGCAGGGTTTATATCGCTTGGAGAAGGGATTTGGCAAGCTCAAGTATTTGACCTTGGTTGTGGAAAAAACTATTCTATAAACGAGCTTGCAGATATGTTCGGTGGAGAGAAAGTTTATATTCCAAAACGACCTGGCGAAGCAAGAGACACATTGGCAGATTTTTCTGAGATGTTCAAAGCAACAGGTTGGGAGTCCAAGGTCAAACTTGAGGGATACATTACAAATTGGTTGGTGAGGTAAAGATGAGAAATGCAAAAGTAGGTGTTGTTGGTTTAGGTTTTGTAGGTTCGGCTCTGATTAAGGGCCTAAAGAAGAAAGAGTATTTTAATGCAATTCACACTTATGATAAATATAAAAATTCTTCGTGTGAGTCACTCAAAGAGCTTTGCAAACAAACAGAATTAATTTTCGTTTGTGTGCCAACGCCGATGAAGACGGCAGACGGTGGAGCAAACGTAAGTTATGTTCGGGATACGATTCTTGAAATAGATTCATACAAAAAGAATCACATTGTTGTTATAAAATCAACAGTCCCGCCGGGAACGACAAAATTAATTCAAAAGTTGTGTACCAACTGCTCGATAGTGTTCAGCCCAGAATTCTTAACAGAAGCCAATTTCCTTAACGACTTTCTAAATCAGGACCGTATTGTCCTTGGGGGAAGTTGGAGTGCAAAACATGCGGTGAAAGACTTTTTCCAAAAAGGTTGGCAAGAAGGTGCTTCTATTACTGGTAGGGTGGGAACAAAGTATCTGTTAACAGATTCAACAACAGCAGAAATGGTTAAATATTTTGCTAATTGTTTTTTGGCGACAAAGGTAACGTTTGCCAACGAGATGCACAATCTTTGTGAAACAGTTGGTGTTGACTATGGAGAGGTGGTTCATATTGCGACACACGATAGAAGAATAAACAACTCCCACTTTGAAGTTCCAGGCCCAGACGGAGGTTTTGGATTTTCAGGAAGTTGTTTTCCGAAAGATCTTTGTGCATTGTTGGAGCTATTAAATCTTCATGGTCTTACAGCACCAATGTTAAACGGGGTTTGGGAATCAAATTTGCTCTCAAGACCAGAAAGAGATTGGGAAAAATTAAAAGGTCGGGCAATAACCGACGAGGAGAAATAAAATGGTAATTTTAAGTGATCAGGCTCTTGGGGCCGTGATGATGGCACTACAAAAGAGTTTGATGGATCAATCGGATATTGTTCCGGTTCTCAAAGGATTCCAGTTTGCTCTTCATGAGAAGAAAAACGAAACAGAGTTGATCGTTTTGAATCCGCCAATCGTCAAAGTTGACAAAGAAGATGCCGACTTATAAATACAAATGTCATGTTTGTGAGAATGTTTGGGAACAGAGACACCTGTTCTCTGAAAAGCCGGAACCTTGTGAATGCAGTTCTGAGGATATAGAACGAGTACCCTCTTTCGTTCGAATAGAATCTAAAATTGAGAAGAGGCAGCTTGTTGGTGATGTGGTAAAAGAATTTTTGAAAGAAGCAACGGAAGATTTGGGACAACAACAACAAGATTACCAAAGTAAAGAATACGGAGAAGAATAATGTTTTGGACAATTTCAACAGTTGTGTTGGCTTGTGTTGTTGGTGTTCTTATAGTCTATATAAAGAATTTTTTAAAAATGTATAGTTCTATAATTGATGAATTTTTGGAGTTGAGAGAAGAGTTATTTTCTTTTCATTTCAGATTGAAGAAGGTTTATAAGATGGATCTCTATTATGGGGATGAAACCTTGAGATCGCTGATAAAACACCTGGATGTTTTGTCGGTTAAGGTTGAAGATTTTCTTGAAGCTATTGTGATTGAAGATTATGAAAAAGACGAAGACGAAGAAAGCGACGAAGACGAAGAAGAATTATTACTTTGATAAAAAGCATGAAAAGGCTGTCGTTGATTATGTTGAAGCGGTAACTCGGGAAGAGAAAACAAAGCTTTACGAAAATCTACTACAACCAGCTTTTGATGAAATGGTAGATAAGATTGTTTATACTTATAAATTCGTTTCGCTGCCAAATATTGACGATTTAAAGGATGAATGTAAACTTCATTTGATAATGATTTTGGATAAATATGATCCGAATCGTGGTTCAACTGCGTTTGCGTATTTTTCTGTTGTGACAAAAAACTGGTTTATACAAAAAGCAAAAAAGACCAAGAAGAGAATGCAAACAGAGGTCGGCTCTGAAGAAAAGATAAAAGAATCTTTGCATCCTAACCTTGTTACGATGAACCCAAGTGAAGAGAATAGGGAAAAGAGAGAGTACTGGGAGTATCTTCTTGAAGAAATTGAATACTGGAAGAAGCTTCCCCTAAAGACAAACGAACTTGAGGTTCTTTTGGCTATTGAACATTTGATGGAAAACATAGATGAAATAGAAATTTTTAACAAAAAAGCTATTTACCTATACATGAGAGAGATCACTGGTCTTTCAACAAAACAGATTGTTTCGTGTCTTTCAAAGATACGAAAGCAATATCGAAAGTTCAAAAGTGATTGGGAAATGGGGGAGTACTAATGTCAAACAATAAATACGAAGCTCTGCTTGAGGAAGCTTTAGACAATATTCGTGCAGACAGGATTTTGACAAGCCACTTTATGGCCAAAGTCAAGAAACTTGCCGAAGAAGAAGGTGCTGATCATACCAAGCTCGGCTTCATTGTGGCAAAGTACCTTGAGACTTTGCAGCGTTCCAATGAACAACTTGTGAAATTAACCTCTCTGAAGGCTAAGAAAGCCGCGCCAGAATCTGAAGGCATGACCCCTGAAGAGCGTAGATCTATGTTCGAAGAGATCAAAGAGTCGAAAGAATCGAAAGGGTAAAAATGAATGCCTACGAAAACCTCTTTAGCTAATTTAAAAATAGAATTTAAGAACACACAACTTCTTGATTCCATCGGAAGACATAGTTTTGATGGTGAAAACCTTCTCGACTATATGGCCAGAGAAGCTGCAAGTAGGACGAAAGGTGGCGAAGACAACAGAAAGATAGGGATTGTTGTTGATGTTGTTGATGAAGATTCAAAAAACGAGGCCATTTTTGATGTCGTAAAACACCAGAATGATAACGCTCAAAGAATTGAAAATGCTTCAACCAACAAGACAAAAACATCCTTTAAAACAGTTTATGTTCACATTTACGGCTCTTATACTTTGAAACCTGATTTTAAATCGATTGGCGTTGAACGACATTTCACAGAGGCCATTGAGTATAATGGCGATGAGGCGTTGAGTGTTGGAAGCATTGTTTCTATTACATACTTGAACAAGGAAACTTTGGTATCGCCGAAAATTCAAAATGTTTTGAGCTTTATGGACCTAATGGTTTTTGGTGACAAGTCAGAAAATGAGTTAAGCACAAAAGCTGTGGCGGCAGATGTTGCGTTTTGCAGGCTTTCTAAGTTTAAAGATGGTCAAGGGGAAACCATAAAATCCCAATGGGCTCTTAATGACAAGACGAAGGGTGGCTTTTATGACATCTATGAGTTCTTGAGAAGGAACATATACGATTCAGATTTCATGAAAAACGCTATCCTCAGTGTTGGCCCCCAAAGTCTTAAGTCCGCACTGGGTGGTAAAGTTGCGAAGGAGATAATTGGGAATCCGGTTGTATTTGCAAAGGGGCAAGTGAAAACTTTCTTTTCGACGAGGCCGACTTCTATAAAAATTGTGGATTTTGAAGAAGATGAAAAATTGCTTGGAACAAGAATTGAGTTGAGACATGAAGATGAGGTTATAAAGCCAGATTCTGATTTGGCGAAGATTTTTTCACAGTATATTTTGAAGAGAATTGAGAAACAGTTCGATGTCAAAGTTAGCGTTAAAGGAGATATCGTCTTGATCGATCTTGATTTGGATGGTGGAGTAGTGGAATATGTCAATTATAGCAATGCAAGATATGCAAGCTATCAAGAGTTTGCCTCGCATGAATCAACCTCTCAAAGCCAGATTGAACAAAACTTTGCACCACCAAGCACAATAAAAGGGAAGACGGAGTTTGAGGAGTGCTTACGAAAACTTGACCGACAAGCAACAGAAAAATACTTCGACATCAACGGTAAAGAGTGGAAGAGACAACAGGATAGAGTTGATGTCCAATTGTTCTTTAAGGATGGTGCGGTGAATCAAACCTCTTTATCACTTGTTTCAGTTGAGGATGGGCAGGTCTTTCCGATTCAAAACGATGTAGAGATTGAATATGGCTTAGAACAAGAAATTAACACTTACGATAAGTCTGTTTTGAAAAGAGGAATCTCTGTAAAGAAGGTGAAAAAGAATATTGCCAAATTACGCACTTTTATTGATCAGTTAAGAAACCTGATAAAAGAAACCGAAAAGCCGGATGATATATTCATAAAACACCTATCTGTTTTTAGAGCACCCCCACCCGTGTCCTCTTTCAAAGTTGGGGTGGATAAAAATAGCCAACATTTTTACGGCAGAGCCATTGATTTTGTCGTTTACATTAAACTAGAGGAAAAGATATATCAGATTCCACCAGAGATTGTTCACCTCTATGTTCTAAAGCTGATGTCGATGGATAAGGAGTTTGTTGGTGGCGCTGCGCTATTTCGAAGTGGTAACACAATGTATAATCATTATGAATCGCACGCCGGGGTGGATGTGAGCGGGACGCCAACGAGATGGACAAGTTTAACTGGAAAAGATGAGCTTGAGACTCGATTAAGACCGCTTGGAGATGAGGGAAAAGATAACGAAATATTAAGATACGTTGTGTCTACATATAGTGTAGGCAAGAAATTACCTCCAAAAATAAGGTTTTTAGTATTATGACAAGAGTGAAACCGCGATCACCAAAAGATTTAGATCCCTCGCAAAAAGAAAGTATTGATGAGGTAAAGAGGAGATTGGACAATTCCCCAGAGCAAGGTGGTTCTGGTTTGGGAGGCAGTCTTTCAATCTATAATAACCCAAAAACCCTCAAACTTGAAAATCAATATATAAAGAAGCATCCCGATTGCCCATCAGGGATTGCGCTTATAAACGATGCGAGATACCGAGATAAAAGTGGGTTGCCGGCACCATCTGTTCTTATGTACAACATAAGCGAAAAAACAGATACGAACGAAACAATTGACTTGAGAAATAGAGAGACCCTTGCGTTCGCTTCAAGATTTGAGGTGTCATCAATGACGGACATCAAGACACCCTCGATACCTGGAGATTTCAAAGCAAGGTCTGCGATCATAGCAAGAGCAGATGTTATTGATTTGAAGGGTTCTGAGTTTGTTCAGATTCAAACAGGTGGTCGTCGTTATAATTCAAGAGGTGCTCGGATTGATGTGCTTGGTGGTGTGCATATTGTTGCGGGCGAGGCAGATAGATTTCCGGTTCAACCACTTGTTAAAGGATATAACCTGAAAGACTTCCTTGATGATGTCATGAAAAACATTGGAGATCTCGCGTCAACAATGCAAAAGATGCACACGGAGATAATGATATTAAAGGCGTCCCTTGCTCTTCATTTTCACATAGGTGCAACAGGTCCGGTCGCACCGTCGCTAGATTTGTGCGCTGGTATAATAAGCATGGTGGCTGGAGATTTTACAACCACTGCAAACCTTATGGGTATGATTGCGAACATTGAACTAACAAAGGTTAATTATTTGATGCCGTTTGCAAAGAAATGGATTTTGAGCAGATACAACAAGGCGAATTAAGAAATGTCAAAGCCAACATTACAAGAAATCAGAGCATTTGCAAAAAAAGGACAACAAGCCCTTTTTACAAAAACTCCTATTCTTAATCCCGAAGACCACTCGGAGCATTATTTTTTATTTATAAGTTGTTTGCGATATATTTTCGGCACAGACAACTCAGACCTTGAAATAACCGAGGAGACTTCAGCTCTTGGCCTTGTTTCGTTTGAAGAGAGTGAAGCTTTAAAAAACACGATAACAAAGATCCAACTTGGAGAACTTGATTTGCCAATTGGGCAGATTCTTAAACCATATGAAGAGAATAATCTTGGTAAACTGTCAAGAAGAACTTATGAATCTGTTGTTCAGCACGCCTTTTACGATTGGTTTAGAAAGAAATATATTCTTGGAACGGGTAAAGAAGAGATAATAAAACGGGCAAATTTTGCTGACGGTTCAGTTGGCGGGTGGCACGAAGCGATTGTTGGTGTAAATGACACTGTTTTGTTTGTTGATAATGGGGGCGGCCCGATAAAAGAAATCAAAAACCCGGAAGCAAAGCCACCGAAAAGAAAAGTATTAAGGTTTACAACTCCAACAGTTTGTGTTGTTTCAAAGAAAAAGGATACAGTAACCAATCTTAAGAAGGCAGAGAACATAGAAGCTCTTAAAAAAGAGGCATTGGAAGTCGTCAAAGGATCGTTCAGAAGAGACGTAAGTTCAAAAGCGAAGACAGAGGTGTTTTTCAGAGCCGTAACCAGAAAGGGCGTCAACCTTGTTAAAACGTGTGTTACTTTCAATTTTGCAGAAGTGGTTTTGTCCGAGGAATTTGAACAACAAGAGCATTACCTTGATACAATCAAAATCGGCCTTGATTCTTTGTCCAAATATTCTATTACATTTCCAAATTTAGGGTCGGAGGATACGTTGTCTTCTATATTTTTCACCAATTTGAATATAGTGAGAGATGTTTTGAACCCTTTGCAAAATATGCCAGCAAATTCCAAACAATCTCTTTTTTATCAAGAGGTCGATAAGTTAGCCGCTGAGATTGAATCTTTTAAATTTGACAACAAACAAAAAGCTGCCGAGGTTCTTGGTAAAGAATACAAATTTCCCCCAAAAACAGTTACATCTATTTTGATAGAGGGACAAGAACTTCTACGGAATGAATATCTTTTGGAGAAAGGGGGGAATCCGGTCTTTGCGAATTACAACAAAGCAGTAAGCAATGAATCGATAACCTATCATTACGATGATTCTATGAATCTTTTGGCAATATCATCTATTAGACCTCCAATTTCTTTAGGTAATACCGGGAATACAGCGAAAACCCTCGGTAAGCCGGACAAGGATGCGGAAAACATACCTTTCGATGAAGACAACCAAGATTATGAATTAAATCCAAAACCCGAAGGGTTGACCTTCGTTCCGCGCATCAATGCGCTTGGAAAGGGTTTTGGGGCTGTTGTTGGTGACATTGCTATTGTTACAGACACCTTTGCAGAAAAATTTTATAAGAACTTTGAGGTTGTCGGTAAAACAGCCAACGCTCTCGGCGAAACCAAACTTAAAGGGGCGAGCAAGAAAAACCTCTTTATAAAAATTGAGGAAACAATAAAATTTAAACCAATTTTTGTGAGGACAATCACAAGACAAAAAATGATAGAGGCCATTGATGTTCCGGTGCCACCATCAGAGCGTGACAACCCAGAGTTGCTTGAAAAAACACCTTATCCGATTATTCAAATGAAAACAGCAAACAACCTGTTTTTATCAAACAAGAACATTATTGGTCCGAACAAGTCTGTTCTTTGGGGCAATTTTGTTCAAAACGTTCATTATCCAAAAATCGATCTCAAGCCATCAGCGAAAAAAGACAAGAAGAAAAAAGAGAAAGGTAAGGACCCAAACGAAAGAAAACAAAAGCCGACCAAAGAGGACATGGAGAGTTCATTCAGCCTTTCGATTCCACTTGGGGCCGCTGTCGCTTCAAAGTATAATTGCTTCGAAGATATTGTCACCGTCTTTAGAAAAAGGGATCTTGGTACAATATTCGAATTTCTTTTTCATAAGTTTCCGTGGTATGAGCTTTTAACCAGAATTCTTGCTGCGAACAGAGACAAGCTTGAAAGACTCGGAGAAGATTCAAGCTTCTATGCGTGCTTAAACCAATTGAATGTAAATCAATTGTTCGCGGCATATATTAATTTTAAGAACCTCATTTTAAACCCACAGTGGCTTTTGAGCGTTATCCCTCAGATTCCAGAGATTCCCCAAATTCCGTATATCCCATTGGTTGATTTTTGGGCATTCATCAAGGCAAAGATAATCGAACTCATAATAGAAGCCCTTCTTCTTGCGCTTGAATCCTTGTTGGGGTTTGCGATAAGAGATCTTCTTAATATGTGCAATTTAAGCGATGAGGATATCAATAGGTTGGCAAGTCAGTCAGGTGGTGGTGGGGATCCTTATTCGAACTTTGCTTCGGTTGGTGATGGCTCAAAACTTGATTTTGTTTCGTGTGATATAAATGTTTTGATTCAAAGAGGCTCACAGTTTTCATTGAAAGAGGTCTTGTTCCTTTTACAAGAACAGTTTCCACTCCTTAGTGGGTTAAGCGAGCAGGAGTTGAGGGGTTATTTCGATATAGTTTCTGAAAACATTGATTCAACAGAGCTTGTCTCACTTTTGAGAGGGTTTGCGAACGATGGCCTGTTGGAAATCGTTGCTGATCTTGGTTCAATTTCACAACTTTCATTCAAAGAAGGTGTGAGAGACTTCTATAAGCATCTTGGAACACTGGTTAATTCTGAGCTGTGTATAACAGGAATCCTTGAAGACGCAAAGAGAGCGGCGAATCCTTGTCCCCCACAAGATATAAAAGTCTTGCTTGCCCAAAAAGGCTTACCGGAAAACTACAAAGATCAACTCGTCGAGGATGCTCTTTCAAACATTGAAGAATTGTGCAAAAAAATCAATGATACGGTTTATGATCTTTCAAAATCTATTCCAAACCTTATTGGTCAACAAGGGAGGAAGGCGTTGCAGGCGGCAGTTGATGCACCCTTCAAAGCTTTGGAAGGGCAAACGAAATCTTCTTTGGAACAAACGACTGATTTGATTGGAACAAAGATAAAGTCATTGGGTTCAAAGCAAAAGGTGGAGTCTGGACCTATAAAACTCTCTCTTGAATCTCTGTATTGGAACAACCCAATTGATGAAAGCGAAAAACCAGAAGATGGCTCTATTCTTTTTGATTTAATTGGGAAAGCAGAACAGGTAGGAAGTGAGTTGAAAGGGTCACAAGAGTTTTCTGTGGACGGAAAAAGTGGACAGGTGGTTCTGAAAATAGGTGGCGATAAAGGGGTTGCGATTAATGAAAAGGGAGAGGTTCTCTACAACGGCCAAATAGTTGTCACGGCGAAAAAAAGTGCAAAAGAGGCGGACTATATAAAAGACGGAGTGGTTAATACGGCAAGAGGGTTCATTTCTGATTACGAACTGAAAGACTCCAACGAATTCAGTAAGAAAACGATTCGCTTAATTGATGAAGATGCGACAAGAGTGGGTCTTGTGAAAGCGCTGTTTAACACAAATATCACCACATTCCCTTTGTTACAGGATCTTGAAAAGGGAAAGGAATTTGTCAAGACTTTGTTTGATTTGCGTAGGTTTGGAGAGGGGGATGATGTGGTGACGTACAAAAAAACTTTCCAAGACTCGTTAAATAAATCCGGAGATGCTTCAAAAGGCGTTGAAAACGTTTTGTTATATAAAGAAGTCTTGAAAAGGTTGGAGAGTTAAATGCTTGGTTACGATTCTATTAATTCTGTTTTACAAGGAGCCTCTGCAAGAGAGAGGATAAGAGCCTTTCTTACTGACTACTTGTTGTTTACATATCCGGCGTATGCAGAGATACCAGGGCTTACTTCCGACAAACTTAAACCATTGGTTTCTTTTTTCATGGAGAGATTTGAGAACGACGTTGGCGATTTATTAGTGGCCTATAGACTTGCAGCTTTGTTCGAAGACAAAGATTTTTTGTTCGAAGGGAAAGGGGAGACGGAAATTGTAGAAGCATCTAAAAAAGCCCTCTTTGATGTGTTCATGAGTGTTCTTTATGAGATGTTAGAAGAGCTTGGAAAGAGGTTCTCAACAAAGAAAAAGAAGCTTGTTTCTGATGGGTTCATTGGGCAACTTTTCAATACAGATAGCACTTGGGGATATATCCCAACAAACATGTATAATTTGTGGAACATCGGGAGCTATATTAGTGAGGTCGGAAAGGTAGTCCAAGGGAACGATAAGATATTTCCAGAGTTTTTAACCGGAGAAGGCGACGATCTTTTATTTGGAGAGCATTACGCATCAAATGATTTGATAAGCTTTGGAGATATTAGGAAGTTTGATTCTTCAATAAAGCCAGAAAATAAAACAGAGAGATTTGATTTAGAAACAACAGCCGATTGGAATTTTTTGAAGACAAGGCCAAAGTTCTTTTTGGAGATCTTTTTCAGAAATTCAAAACTGGTTGGATTTGGAAGAGAGCAATTTAAATATATGTCTTTATCCGAAGCTGGAAAGGCAATGGTGAGGCTTAAAGAACTGAAGTCAGTTACGAGTAAACAGCATCTTCAAAACTTCCCGCCTCTTGTGCCAGATGAGATTGGTGTGAGATTGGTCATGAACTTATCTTACGTTGAAGCTTTGAGGGCGGGCTCCATATACTCACTATTAAACAGCACAAATGAAATAGAAAGCCCAAAGCCAACATTCGGGTGGAACATGCACCCGGAACTTGGGAAAGTTTCGACAATTTTGGATAGCGGTATATTTCAGGGATCCACTTTAAGTGGATGGCGCTCTGTTGACACCCTAAGACTCCATTTCAGAGAGGGCACAAAAGGTATTTTATCGCAAATATTGTCGGGTAAGTTGCCGGAAAAGAAAATTGATACGGAAAAAATGATGATGGAAAAAGCAGGAATAAGAGTTGGCTTTGTCAACGAAGTTCCCCAAGGAACCATTGGAAAGAAATTCGCTGACGGACAAAAGTTTCCCGGTTTTAAGTTAGCAAAGAAAGATAGAATCTTCACATTAACGTTCCCCGTTGTCATTTCAGAGGCGGTAACTCCAATAAACCCTTTTGAGTTTGAACTTATTTCTCAAGCGCCAGCTTTGCAACTTGCTGGACAGGGAACAGGGGCGACGTTCTTTTCTATTCTTTCAAAGCCGGTTCTTGCTCTTGAAAAAGATCAGAAGACAAAAGATTTTATCAATAAAACCCTTCCGTATGACTTACTTAATGCAATCTATCCTATTTATTATAGTTCTTTGGTGGATCGCAAAGTTGGGAAAGATAACAAATCGATGAGAGACATTATCAGAGAAGAGGATAGGTTTGAATTGAACAAGTATAAGAAATCAATCGATGCGATGTTGAGGAATTTGTCAAAGTTTGACGAGGTATAATTATGGCTAGTGGAATTTCTGTAAAATTGCCCTTGGTGTATAGCAAGATCGATGGGCCATTTGCTCTGACGAAGACCTTTCAAGAGACGATCAAGCAGAATTTCAAGAATATGGTCTTAACCGTCAAAGGGGAGAGGATAATGGACCCCGATTTTGGTGTGGGCCTTCACCAACTTCTTTTTGAGAACATAGATTCCGCCTTTATTGAGGTGATTGAAGAGCGAATCATAACTCAAACTGAAATTTATATGCCTTTTGTTAAAATTGAAGACGTAAACATTCAAACACCAGAGGAAGAACCAAACAAACTTTATGTGGGAATTAACTATTATATCATTCCACTCAACGCTGATGATACATTAACCCTCAATATAAGTGATAAGGGAATAGAATAATGGCAAAAACAAGACCACCGATTTCATATACGAGTAGAGATTTCGAATCAATTCGAAATGACCTCATAAATTATGCAAAGATTTATTACCCTGATACATATAAGGATTTTAACGAGGCTTCGTTTGGTTCTTTGATGATCGATCTCGTCTCTTATGTTGGAGATATTCTTTCTTTTTATGTTGATTATCAAGCCAATGAAAGTTTTCTTGAAACATCGATTGAGACAAAAAACGTTTTAAAACTTGCTCGTCAAATGGGGTACAAAGTACCCGGCTCACCATCATCAACAGGTGTGGCGGCCTTTTTTGTTACAGTGCCCGCTACATCAAACGGCGGTTCCCCCAACCCTGACTTAATTCCAATTCTTAAAGCCGGAACCCTCGTCAGCTCAGATAGCGGGGCACAATTTATTTTGAACGAAGATGTCGATTTTGGGCGCTCTGACACCTTAATTAAAGTCGCAAATGTTGATTCAGACGGGACGGTTATTTCGTATGCGATGAAAGCCTATGGAGAAATTGTATCTGGCGAGGTTAGAGAAACAACATTTGAGGTCGGCAGTGAACAGAAATTTTTGAAGCTAACCCTGCCAGATGACAACGTTACAGAAATTTTGTCTGTTGTTGATACAGAGGGTCGTGAGTATTATGAGGTGGATTACCTTTCACAAGATACAGTATTCAAAGGGGTTAGAAACCTTCAATCAGATTTTGAAACAACCCCTTATATCTTGAAAGAGCTTCAAACACCGAGAAGGTTTGTCGTGATTCATGATTTGGATGAAGAAACGGCAATACAGTTTGGGTCTGGAACGGAGCAAGAGTTGATTGACAAAGTGTTCCCCGATCCAACGTCAGCAGTCTTAAAGATGCATGGTAAGGATTATTTCATTGGAACTTCGTTTGATCCAAACAAGATAAGTAAAACAGAAAAGATGGGCATAGCCCCCGCCAATACAATTTTAACTGTTCGATATCGCGTCAACACAACTGATAATGTTAATGCCCCTGTGGGTTCAATCGACTCTGTTGTCTCAACCAATGTCGAATTTAGAGAGAGTGTGACAACAAGAGCTTCGGCGCTTGCATCGATTTCAAATTTTGAAGTTGATAACGAAAATCCTATTGTTGGTTCTGTTTCATTGCCGTCTGTTGACGAAATCAAAATGAGAGCGATTGACTCCTATGCTTCGCAAAACAGGGCAGTTACGAGACAGGACTACATCAGCCTTTGTTATAGAATGCCAGCAAGGTTTGGTGCGGTGAAGAGGGTTAATATCGTTCAAGACAAAGATTCCTTTAAAAGAAATTTGAATCTCTATGTCATCTCTGAAGATGTCGATGGCAATCTTATTAGGGCGACAACATCTCTGAAGAAGAATTTGAAAACGTGGCTTAATAGATTTAAGATGATCAACGATACTGTTGATATTTTGGATGCAACGATAGCAAACATTTCAATAACCTTTGAGGTGGTAAGTGAATTTGATGCAGATAAAACAACGGCTTTGAATGAGTGCCTTCAAGAGTTGAAAGAGCTTTACAAAACGAAATTTAGGATCGGAGAACCTCTTTACCTTGGAGATATATACAAAGCCTTGAATGACGTTGATGACGTTGTTGACACGATAAAAGTTGTCATTAATAGAAAGACGGGAACTAATTACAGTAGCGCACAATTTGATGTCTCTGACAACTTGAAGAAGAATGGGCGTGTGCTTATTGTCCCAGAGGATATGATATTAGAAATCAGAGATTTGGATAACGATATAACAGGAATCATTAAATAATGGGTATCAAGAGATTCTACGCCACAAAAGATACAACGATAACAAACGCCTATAAATCAGATTTGTCTACGAGGGCGACGGGTTCAAACATGGGCGCTTCTGATATACTAGAAGTATTCAGTGTTTATGCTCAAGCTTCAACGTCTTCATCAGAATTGGCAAGAGTTCTGATCGACTTTCCTGTTATGACAGAGATCTCCTCTTCAAGGGCGGCTGAGGATATTCCTTTAAGTGGTAGTGATAATCTTAGGTTCTATTTGAAGATGTTCAACGCAGAGCACAGCAACAGTCTTCCAAGAAAGTTTACATTGAGTATCGCAGCAGTTTCACGTTCGTGGACAGAAGGTGAAGGTCTTGATATGGATGAATATAAGGACCTTGATGTTTGCAATTGGACATCTGCGAGTCTTGGATCGGGTTCTGGCTGGCGAGATGCGGGAGGGGATTTCCTTTCATCGTCGGCGTATACAACATCGAGTCATTATTTTGAAGTTGGGAATGAAGATCTTGAGGCTGATGTAACTTCAATTGTTGAAAGCTGGATTGCTGGTACGATGGCGAACACGGGTGGTTTTGGGGTGTTTTTGTCTTCAAGCCATGAAAGTGCTGCACAATCATACCATACAAAGAAGTTCTTTGGTCGAAATAGCGAATACTATATGCGCCGCCCAGTTCTTGAGGCTCGATGGAATTCAGCAAAACAAGATGATTTTAAGAATTTCTATTTAAGCAGCTCTCTTGTTCCCGGAGAAGATAACCTTAACACCCTTTATCTCTACAATTTTGTAAGGGGGCAAAAGAAGAACATTCCCGGCTTGGACAGGACAAACAAAATCCTCATAAGTGTTTATGTTTCAGATACTGGCAGCGTGGATCCAAGCCCCAATAAAATAACCTTACCCATCGGGGGAGGGGTCGTTAGCAACAACGATGTGAATGCTACAGGTGGATGGGTTGAAACAGGAGTGTATTCGGCCTCATTTGCGTATACAGGCTCTGCAAAGACAATCTTTCCTGTGTGGCATACGGGAAGCACAGAGTATCATACCGGCTCTTCGATTTCCGTAAAGACCTTTGAAGCCGGTGAAGAGTACAACACAAAAAGATATGCGACAAAGATTGTTAATTTAAAGGCGAATTATTCTAAAGATGAAAGGGCAAGGTTTCGCTTGTTCATTCGTGAGAAAGATTGGTGCCCAACTATTTATACGGAGGCAAACGCAAGCGCCTCTAATAGTGTGATTGAAAAGGTATATTATAAACTGTCTCGTGCGGCTGATGATTTTACCATTTTCAATTATGGAACGGGGAGCACCCAACACACATTATTATCATATGATAAGAATGGAAGTTATTTCGATTTGGACATGTCAATGCTAGAACCAGGATTCCAATACAAGCTTAAATTCCTCTATGATATATATGGTGACTTGGTTGAACCAAAGGAAGAATTCAAATTTAGGGTTGAATAATGAGCGCCAAAAAGCTTTTTGAGAAACAAAAAGTCCAACAGCAGAACTATAAAGGTTCTATAAGAAAAACATTAGGTGAGTTTTCTTCTGATGTTGAGTCTGCTGATTACATAACACAATACAAAAAGAGGACGAAAGGGTATATCCCGAATGTTGACTATACAACGGCAAGCAATTTTGCCCGTTACGGTTCAGCAGAGAGGTATTATGAGGATGGTGTTCAACGAATTTATAAACAATATCCATATGATGGCTCAAAGGCAGAGAAGCTTGAATTTTATAACAACATAACACCTTTTGAGAAACACCTTGTTGACCAAGATTACCCGAGAAGCACAGGTTACGCTATATTTGGTGCTAATCCGACATATACGAATGATCAGCAGGATGGTTTTGGTTCATCAAGTTCACCAGAATATATAACATTTTATGGTGCAACCGAGGGAAACATCCTTAAGGAGACAAAGGGTCGCGATAACAATCTGAGAATTGATTTTGCAAGCGGTTCGACTGTCGAGTTTTGGTTGAAGCAAAAGGCTTGGCCCAATTCGTCAACCGAAACAGCAAAACAATGCATATTTTATCTTATGGATAAAGAGTTGTATCGACAACTTTATATCTATCAAGAGAGTGATGGCACGAATGATCTCATTTCATACACACTAGCAACGGGGCTTGGAACAACATCGAGTCATTATTTTGAAGTTGGGACACTCCAATTAAATACAAGTCTAACAAGTTCTGCTGATGATACATGGAGGCACTATGCAATTGTGCAATCCTCATCGTCACTTGGTTTCAAGGTTCGTCTCTACATTGATGGCGAGTATAAAGATGAAAAGACAACAACATCTTTTGACGACTTGCCTCCAAGTATCACAGGGTCTTTGAAAGGAACCATCGGTGCGCTTGGCGGAACTGCAATAACAGCATCGGCAGAAGGCTCTGGCAAACTTACAGGTTCGATTGATGAGTTTAGGTTTTGGAGAAAAGAAAGGACAGGCCGTGAAATCGGAAGAAACTATTTCACACATGTCGGTGGTGGAACAAATACAGACGATGCGAACACAGACCTTGGCATTTATTTCAAATTCAACGAGGGGTTCACCGGAGTAAACAGCATAGACTCAGCCGTTTTAGATTATTCTGGAAGGCTTTCGAATGGTTCGTGGCAAGGCTATGTGTCTGGTTCTTCAAGAAGCACAGGTTCTGCTGTAACAGATTCGGGAATTTCAACAGAAGAGCAGGATCTCGTTGTTTATAGTAAACACCCGAAAGTCGTTGCATACGAGGCAGAAAAGGTTGCTTTAGGAAGACAACATGATGCGACAAACAACTCAAGCTTAGTGAATTCAATGCCGTTGTGGATTAGAGATGAGGATTCACAAACAGGCTTGCAGTTGACAAAATTTTTGCAGGTGCTTGCGAGTTACTTCGACACACTCCACCTTCAGGCGCAGAACATAAACAGAGTTAAAGATATTGAGTACACCAACAATGATGTCAAGGAGTTTTCACATAATAACCGTTTGTTGACAAGTCTTGGTTTTGATGTACCAGAGCTTTTTGTAGATTCAGATGTTTTAGAGGCACTGCTTGACCAGAACGAAGAAGAGGTCTATTCAGATAGCGTACACAACCTTAAGAATAAGATTTATAAGAACATTTACAACAATTTATCTCACATTTATAAATCAAAGGGAACGGACAAGGCGATAAGGAATCTTATTCGGTGTTATGGTGTCGACGATGAGCTTTTCAATTTAAATATTTATGCGGACAATGTTGAATATAGGTTTGAGAATGATTTTGTCAACACATCAGGGAAGAAAGATGCGATAGACTTTACAAGATGGTTTGACAAAGAGAACGTTGGAGCAGTTGTTTATCAATTCAAAGAGTCTGAAAACGATAACAGTGCCGCTTTTGTATCTGGGGCGACAAATAATTTAACTCCGTTCACAGCAGAGGTCAACGCCTTTTTCCCAAGAGAGTCAAGAAAACAGGGTGAGCTGTTTGAGCCACCAAACACCTTTACAACTAAATCGTTGTTTGGTTGCAGAGACGCAAATGAAGATGACCCACAAGACACCGGCTTTGATGGAAGTGGAAATACACAGGTAAGTGTTTATGCGGTTCGTCGTGATAACTTGACAAAATTCATATTAACATCGTCTGTTGGGGTGAACCTTGAGACAGACAATTTTTATGATGTCTATGATGATTCTGTTTGGAATTTATCTTTTAGAGTTAAACCTCTTGAGTATCCGTTTACAGATGGGATCGTAACAGCCTCATATTATGAGATGAAGTTCAATGGGTATAGATACGAACTTGGGAATTTACAACAGCAATTTTCAGCATCGGCGAGTTTTTCAGTGTCCAGGGGAGAATCCTTTGCAACTACAGCAAAGAGGGTTTATATTGGAGCGGAACGTGCAGATGTGACAGGCGCGTTATCATTCCCCTCAGAATATAGAAACCTTTCAACCAGAGTTTGGCAGGACTATTTGTCAGAAGATGAGTTGAAGGCTCATGCCCGTGATATTTTCAATTTTGGACGAACAAATCCTGGGCAAAGTGCTTTTGTTTGGGAGATTGGTCTTACTGCAAGTTCAATTCCAAAGAAAGACACACTCGCTCTTCACTGGGATTTTTCAAAGGTAACGGCATCGAACACGCAGGGAGAGATTTTTGTTGCAGATGTTTCGTCTGGTTCACTTGCGTTGGCATCGAGATACATTGATTATTCAGATCTTGTAGATATCCAACATTATGGGCAAGGAAAGTTTTTCACATCAAGCGGAAATGTCAAAAAGGTGGAGTTTGTTCCAACTTCAAAACAACAAATGCCAGAGAACTTAAACTCATCTGACATGATTCAAATCCTTGAAAGAGATGACGTTTTCATAAGAGAAGCTCGCCCGATCAAATATTACTTTGCGTTTGAATCAAGTATGTACGATATCATTTCAAGAAACATGCTTGACTTTTTTGCAACGGTTGTTGATTTTAACAACCTTGTTGGTGAGCCAGTCAACAGTTTTGAAACAGAATACAAGGGCCTTAAGTATTTAAGACAATTATTTTTTGATAAGATTGAAAACGATCCTGATTTAGACAAGTATGTTTCATTGTACAAATGGTTGGATGCGGCACTTGATGTGGTTGTGTTGAATCTTGTCCCCGCATCGGCTGATTCGTCGGAAGAGGTCAACACTGTAATTGAAAACCACATTCTTGAGAGAAATAAATATAGGCAAAAACTATTATATACAGACAGAACAAAAGAAACATCGGCAGGTTTCACAAAAACAAACAAGGTTGGGAAAGCTTCGAACAGACCACAAGAAAAAGAAGGGGCAATTGTTGACAAACCAAACAAGAGAGTGGCTTCGTTGGATCGCAACAGGGTTTTGTATTACAATAACAAGTTTTATATCGACATAGCATTTGGTCGAGGAGGCGGCGGAAGTGATAGGTAAAGGAAGACCTTCAAGTGAACATCACCCACAGACAAACGTAGATGACGTTCCGTCTGTGATTGGTGTTGTCCATGAGACACCTGAGTACGTTGAGAAGAAATACAATGTAACAGAGGAAGGGAAGCCTTTTGTCTCTGAAGAAGAAAAGAAATATGAAAATCGCCGATATGACGCATCAAAAGAATCTACCGGAACAAATGTTTGGTGGAACCTGAGAGCAGAAAGAAACGCCAATAGTTTTCCGACAAACAGCTCTGGTGAAGTAAAAAGCAGAATTAATATCCATGCGATTTACAACAGAGACTATTCTTTTCTAAACAGAAAACCTTACACACTTTCTCTTAAGAAAAGTCGTTGTTTCGTCGGAGGCCTCAACAAAAACAAAGGGCACACACCTGACCATTTCAGAGGGTATTTCTCGGTTGACACGGGAGACTATTACAATGTAACTTTGGACTCGGATCAGATTTACACCTCAAAAGATTATCCTTCAAAAGATGTGGAAAAAACTGTCGTTAGCGTTGTTCCCAACGATGTTCTGAACAATGCAGAGGTTCATGGGTATAACATCTTACCTTTTGTTTTATATAGCAGTTCCATAAATAAAGGATATCAGACGGCACTCACCCTGTCTCACCCTGTCCAGATGCTAGGGCACCACGACGACGTTTATTATGGTGATTATTCAAAACCACTTCAAGGCCCGTTCACAAGAACGCATGTTGGTGGGTTCCTTCATAGAAGGCAAAAGCTTTCCGATGGTTCAGACACAGCAGAGACAAGACCGGAAATGTTCAGAGTCGACTCTTCAGGCGGAATTGTTTATGTGCGAGAAGGAAGGACGACAGGGGTTGACGAAAGAGATGTTGATCGTCCATTCTCAAAGTATTCAAGTGAGGAGTTCGTCCGCAGAGCTGTGAATATAAAGAATGTTGAATACCATACAGCATCTGATTTTATTGGAAACTTTGATAAAAACTATCAAGTGGTTCAAGCCACCAACAATAATTTGGCATTTATTGACAATAATGGGTTCAATATCCAAGAGGGAGAATCGACGACTGTATCTGGCGTTTTGGATTTCGATATGCCAAGAAGACATTTGGCAGAACACAGCAGCTCATTCAACAAGACCGTCATCGTGACAAGGTTCGACGCCCCAGGATCGCCGGAAACTCACGGTGGATTCCTTGATGTCGCTTCTGGCCAATATACGGTTTATAGTGCTTTGCCCTATAGAAATTTAACCGTAAGACAACCACTTGTAACTCTTTTATCTTTGCCGAATCGGTTTGGTGGCCTAAGATCTGGTTCTGCCGCAATTGGCAGAGGCCCAGAGATAACGGCATCTTTCCACAAAATCAACAGCAATCCTGTACAGGAACTGCGCCCACTAACCAACACAACCTACTTGTCAGGCTCAAAATATGACAATTATTTTGTCCAATACGCCATTCCGAAGAGCGATATTCGTTATGCTTGGATCACCGCGTCAGCTTTGATTGAGAAATCACACCCTCTTTTGTATGGTAGAGCACAGTTTGATGGGATGACAACAAGTTCTGATGGTGAAACACCAGCATTGACCGTTGTTAGCGAAAGTGAATTAAATGCTGATGGATTTTCAACTCCATTTGTCGGAATGACAACCATCATGCAATTGGATCTTTCAAGTTCAAATACTGTTCAGTCAAGAAGTGTTGATATTCTTGGAACACTTGAGGAATATGAGAAGTTGAACGCTTACCTTTTGACTCTCAATGGCCCCTATCAGCATCCAATGTTTAAGCAGATTCGTGGATATGAACACCCAACGACAAGAAACCTAAGAAGAACAAACAGATACCAACACATTGAAGAGTTCCAAAATAAGGCTGGTTTGACATCTGGAGCCCTTTGCGATGTGACTCATCCACCTGTGAGTAAGAAGTTCCTTCCTATAAATCACACAATCGAGGTTGATAAGGAAAACGTTACGATAAAATACACCCACACAAACAACTATGATTTTTTTGGAGACTATTACGACCCTTCAGCCAATAGGATGATAAACATTTCTAGGAAAAAGAACGCGCGAACGTCCAACAAAGATGATTCTGTGCTGAACAACATTGCATTATCATACACCGGCTCTGTGAAGTTTGTGACTCTACAGCACAATGAAACAATTTGGCCACGAGAGTCAAAGGCTTTTATAAAAAATACGAGAGAGCGTGAGCAATTCTTTTTCCCATGGAGAACGACCGAAGGCAACAGGCTTACAAATATTACGAACTCCTTTGGGATATCACCATTTGAATCGGATGGACCTCTTGGTTTTAGTGTTTGGCCAATGGACGCAACATCTGATGGTAGAAACGGCGAGCTTGTTCAGGGCGATAATGACACTTTCTATTCACAACAGGACATAACAGGAACTTTCGAACCAACACCAGATTCCTTGTATATTTCTGCAAGATATGGTCGTTTTTATGGAGAGGAGTTGCCAAAGAATACCGTTCATAGTGACGCGAACACTGGACCGTTTTTTGATACATATAAGAGTTTTTCGGAAGAGCTGCGTTTGAAAGGGCAAGGCTATTCAATTTTACCAGAATACAATATTTCCAATGTCATTGAAGCGTATGCCAAATCTGGTAGTGATGAATTCATTGATGATCTTCACCAACTTGAACTCACAGGCACACTTGCGCTTTCTTCAACATCGTCGTTTTTGGAAACATATGCACATAGTGATTATTTGATTGGGGCACAAGATGTAATAAACACTCACAATGCTAAATTGGCACACGTTGAGATTGAAATCGATGGCCTATTAAAACTGTTACCGTATTATGGGTTTTACCCACAACAGAGAACACTGCAATTGGCGAAGCAGTTTCAGAACACTTATAGCGCAAAGTCGACTTTGGCTGGTAACGATGCAAACTTTAGAACAATTTTAACACCGTTTTATTCACCAGGAATCTGTTACAATTCAATCAAATCAGGTCTTGCTGTTGATTATCCAATATTGGATTCGACGACCTTTGCTGACCACGAGGCTCTTAAAGAAATATCCGCTGACAACCCATACAGAAAGGATAGTCAAGCGATGCCATTTGAGGCAATAATAGATCCGGTTAAAGAATTCTTTAAGATATCTTCACTTCTTGAGATAGCGGACACAGATTCTGAAATTCGGGTTGATTCAACAGGGACGTTTGGCCTTGACAATGATAGCGTATACACTCGTATGGCAGATAACTGGTATCCTTCTGTGGTCGATACTTTTATTGAGGGTGGGAAGCCAATTAGCTTTGAGTCAAGGCCAGAGAGCGAATGGAAATTTGAAAGTGTAACAGGATCTTTTGGTATCGCAAAATACATTGGGCATGTAAAAATAAGAAAGACAGAAAACATGACAGTCCATGATGCTGCAAACTATTTTGGGCATCAATCTGATTTTACATCATCGAACGTTCATCACGTTCCACCATATTATGGAATCTTTGGTCCGTATGATACAGCAAATGGGCAGGCTTCAAACACAGCTTATGTTAGGATTCTTTTTGATCCCGCAGGAGTGTTTCAGCAAGATCCTGATAGATTTATACAGGGCAAATTTACACTTGATGACATAATCAACCACTCATCTCTGCTTTTCACGAATGATTTGATGGAAACAAATAACGTTTTCAATTTCATGCCGATAAGTGCGAGTGTCAATTTGTTTGGGCGCTCTGTTGAAAGCGATAAGTGGAATATCCATACTAAGTGGGAATCCCCTGCAATCAATATGATAGATTCGAATCCTCTTACTACAGGAAGCGAGCCGACCATGGCTGTAAAGGGTTTGTGGCATCAGTATGGGAAAGTTCCCACAAACAGGACGGAAGGTTTGTTTTTACAAACGGTAGATAATGAGGCTGGTGTCGGACCCAACCTTATTAGATCAACAGGATCTCTGTTTAAAGCTGTTGGTATAACAGAAGAAGACAGAAGAATTGGAGAAGTCGCGAAAACAAAAGAGATTGGGGAAACGGTTGTTGTTATTCCGTATTACTTAGATGACAATAACGAAGAGTCGTTTCTTAAGTTGGATTTGGTAGAGTTCGAAGAGGCTTACTTAAGTGAGGGTTCTGGCAGCATTGTGAGCAGCTCCCTTGTCGACATGATCAGGCGAACAAGGCAGATCGTTTTGCCACCAAAATTTGACTTTGTGAAGAGGCGGGACGAATCCAGTGTCCAAATTGATAACCCTGTTGAATATAATCCGGTTTTGTCACCATATGCTATGTACCTCATAGACTTCAAACACAATCTTTCTCAAGATGATTTGGGTAAGTGGTGGCAGGGGGTCTTGCCGCAGATCGGCTTGGTTTCTGAAGAACAGACCGTTAAACTTAAACACCCCATAAAGAAGGGTGAAATAATTTCCCCAAAAATGTTGGAAAGTTTTGGAGGGGTTTTGCCGAAGAATTTAAGGTTTAAAGTTTTCAAGTCCAAAAAATTGGCGGTCAAGAAATACAGTAAGTTTATGAACGATCTTGTCGGGGATAGTGATAAAACAGAGTATAAGTACAATTATAACTGGCCATATGATTTCTTCTCGTTGGTGGAAATGGCTCGGATAAAGCTTGGGCTGGGGTTTAAGGAATAATGGAATTCTTCAACAAAAAAGAAGAGGTGCTCGATTTTGTTTTGACAAAGAAAGGGCGAGAACTGTATGCCAAGGGAAAATTGGCTCCTTACGGATATCGCTTTTTTGATGATGAAGTTGTTTACGACAACGCTTCAGGCGAGCTTCAGAATGAAATAGCTAAAAGAATCAAGAAGGACCTTAAAGTTAAGGCGATCACATCAGTTGTTGGTTCAAACATTGCGAAGACAGAGGTTCCGACAGTGAAGCTTTACAACGAGCTTGGACATGTCACAACGCTAACCCAAAGCGCGCCTTCGTGGAAAGTGATCATGCAAGAAGGGTTTGTCGATACAGGAAGTTATATTTCGTTCCCAACAGGGGTCAAGGGAAATACCTCTGATGAGATGAAAGCTCACCTTGAAAGAATCCCGCAATTGAATCTTGAAGTTAAATACGACATATATTCTGAGAATTACAAGAACAACGCTGACAAGAATATGAAAAGGGTTACATTGGAAAAGGATTCAAACGATTTGCTCTTTACATTTGAGGAGAACAACGCTTTTGATTTGGGAGAAGAGCAGGAGTTGTATTACGAGGTCTACAAGATCAATTATGATTCGAACAACACCGCTTCGTTGGTGCCACTGGAAATGTCAGATAAAGAGTTTTCAAGCGAATTTGTCGGACACTACCTTAATATTTTGGAAGATGACGTTGCAACACAAAAACACCTTTTCAAAATCAAGAATATTTATGGTACAGAAACTCTGAAAGAAGATGATTTCTGTGAGGAATAACTTATGACTTTGACGATTGCCCCGTTTTCAGGTGATTTAGACAGAAACTCTAGGGCAAATAAAAACCTTTTTCTCTTATACGATAAGCCTTATTTTTCAAGACTGCACCATACATTTGATGGTGAAGGGAACTTTGCTTTCTATTTTTATGTGGACACTCGCCAGTTGTTTTTGGACAAAAGCAGGTTTCCAGAGATGCTGGATCTTGAAGGAGTAGGTGACGAACTATTATCAGATGCAATTTTTTCAATAAAGACGGAGCTTGTCTCAAAGGATGAAACGGTTATCGTCGAGAACACACAAGAAAACACTTTGTTTGTCAACGAAGACCACCCTTTTTTGAAGATTAGTGGTGGGGCAAAATACACTGATGCTAGAAAGCTTAAGGATTTCAATCTACAGGCAAGGGTTTATTATCGAGATGTGACATACGATATAGCAGTTCAAAATTTTGTAGACAAGGATTTCTTTTCACCAGATATGCAGGATTTTGCTTTTGAGTTATATAACGTTGTTTATCCCGGAGATGAAACATTTAATCTTGATAAACTTTTTCATAATATAAAGGCGAGAATCGAGGTTTTTAAAGAGTCAAAAACAAATGACATTGCGATACTCAAAAACTTGTTCACAGAGGAACTTCGTTTTGAAAATGAACTTGATGGGGTTGAGTACGTTATTCCAAGGGAAATAACCACAGACGAAATAGTTTCTTTTACTTCGGAAGAGTTTCTGGGGAGAGTTTCCTCCGAAGAAGAGAGGTACAATTTGTCAGGAGAGTCAATTCATTTATCTCCGAGGGAATTTGATGTAAACGGCTCTTTGTTTGATAGTGCCAATTTCAACTTTTTTAACAAAATAGCGAAAAACGAATTGAACAAGGAGGTTTCTGAAAACGCAATAGTGTTTTTGAATATTCTCAATGCAAACAAAAGAATTCATTTTGATGTAACACCAAAAGATCGACAAGAAACGGTTGATGTTTTGTTACAAACGAGCCTTATAAGCCACACGGGAATCAATCACAATGTTGGCTTATCTGAGATGAGCACTGCCACTTCTTTTTCAGTTGAGACTACTCATGGAAAGAGGCGGCCAAAAACCAAAGTGACACAACAGGTGGCAACAGGTTTGCAAACGGGTGCGGCTATGGAATCGTCTTTAGAGGTCGAGGTAAAGAGCGCAGAAATCGATAAGAAAGCTGTGTATTCAAAAAACAAAGCCAAGCTTCTTATGCTTGTAACCGTTCTTCGTGAAGTGGATAATTTTATCAATTCGGATAGACTATTTTTCAGAAGGGTTTTTGAGAAGCTGAGAGAGGGTATAGATGATTTGCCAATTCAATTGCAATTTTTGTACGGAGAATATCGAAAAGAAGAGCAGAGTTTGATATTTAGTGATGCTGGAGAACCTATAAGAAGCAACGTTCTTTTGTTTGGCTTGCTTTGGAATAATTTCAAGAACCTTGTTAATGTAGAGTACTTAGAAGCTCAGAGTTCTACCTTTGCAGAGGCGTGGACACCTCTTAAAAAGTCAATCATAGAAGAGATCCCAGCGGGTCAAAAAATACTATGTAGACTGAACCCTTATCTGAACAATGATCTTGGAGTTATTCCAACTGAAAAGACCAGCCTTCCTATTTATAATAGGTATTTTTACATAGAGAAATAATACATGGCAGAAGAAACAGGCAAAATTTTAACCGCTGAGTGGCGTGAGTCTTGGAAGAACATCATAATCAACGCAGACGGAAATCTGTTTGGGGACATACCCTTCAGCAAAGATCAGGGTCATGCTCTTGAGCTTGAATCCGATCAGTCGCCGCCAGCCGGTGAAAAGAAGTTGATAATCAAATCGACATTTCATTCTGTGAGGACATATCCCCCACAAAGGGTTCTCGCCGGTATCCCAACAATAATTAAAGCTGGGACATATAGAATCTTTTTTATGAAAAAGAGTGGGAGAAGGGATTCTGGATATGATTTCCTTCAAAGAAAGAATGGCGCGCGAAGCGTTAAGAAGGGGCTCGTTAAGCCGCCACCGCCGCCACCGCCGCCACCGCCACCGCCACCGCCACCGCCATTGTTTATTCCTGGGATGAATCTGATTACAACAACCACAACTCTGAAAACAGATGAGGAAAAGGAGAAAGAAAAGGAAGACAAGGAAACCGTCTTAAAGGATCAGGTAATGTTGTTCAGCCTTGGTGGCGGTGCAAATGACAGTGGTCTTGGCGGGTCTAAAGGGGATAGCAATAAGAAAAACGAGGGTAAGAATCAGGGGGGTGGTGATTTGCTCGATGCAGTTAAAAACCTTGGGGAAGAACTTTCAACTGGGCCAAAGTCGACTCCGAAATCTTTTACAGAGGTAAAAGACGTTGTTAAGACAGAAGCAACAAAAGTTATTGAAAAAATAAAGAAAGATAAGCCATTGGAGTTGAAGAAGGAAGAGGTAGAGAATTTAGTAAACGAGGCTCTTATCCCACCATACCCACCGTTGGTAACTTTTTACCCATATGCCGGTGTAAACAACAAAGTACTTATTCTTTTGCAACCTCAAACAGGCCCTGTGAAAAAGAAGGTTTTTACGCAACTAAGCTTCATAAAGAGTTTTGTTGTGGAAGTTTCCGATAATCCTCTTACAGGGTTCCAGAGTGGGCGTCCGATTTTACCTGAAAGAGCGGCAATTATTGATCAAGCTCTCAAACCGAATGTAAAGAAGTATTATCGTTTTTTCACCAATTCAAAAACACCAGGAATCAAGTCTCACTTATCAAAAGTTTATGAAGTCGAGATGGTTGATGATGGTGGGGTTGTGTATTTAACAACTCAAATTTTCAAGAAAAAGCAGAAAAAGAAATCAATTCGTCGGAAAAATTTCGTAGGAAAACTTCGTATAGAACCATCACTATCACAGCTTATTGTAGACAGAGAAGATATTTTGGAAGGAGAGGCGGTGGAAAAATCTGACCTTGGAATCGTTCCAAGCGCAGAATCGGTGTATAGTGATAGGCCAAACTTTAAAATTAGAGTTGGTTCGAGGAGAACTAAGAGAAAAATAGATCTGAATATAAACTTCAAAGCGACATCAAAAGGGCTTGAATCTCCAAAAGGAAGCGGGATTCAAGAGGTCATTGCTGACATTCCAATAAAAACGGCGCTGGATAAGGCTGTTGATCTTATTCTTTCTGGAAAAGATCCTTTTGCAAGTGGAGAATCGAGTATTTTAGGAATAGCAAATTTGGGTATAACAACAGCACTCGGAGAGTCGGTAAAGACAGTTCTTTCACAAGGTGCTGGTTTAGGAAAAGGAACTGATGGAAAAGCGATTAGTATGCTTGGGCTTTTAAATGCGGTGTTGAACAAAGATGAGAGCAAAGAGGAATCGTCGAATGAGGGGAACGTCCTTGATAAAGTGGAAGAAAACAAAGCAGAAACACCACCTCCACCTCCACCCCCACCTACAAAACCCGGAGATGATTTGAAATTACAACAAATAAATTTTGTCAAGGATGTTCTTGCAGGGTTGACAAGTATTGAAGGTGTAAAAACAGAAGATGAAGCAAAAGTTAAACAAGCTGCAAACGAAACGATTAACATTTTATCGAAACCTAATGTAGTATTAGAGAGTAATATCACTGGAGTTGTTGGTGGTGCGGTAATGAATAAGAAGCCAGTCAACGAAGGTGGCATCAAAAAAGAAGCAGAAAAAATGGTGAAAGCCACGAAGAGTTCTTCAAAAGAAACGGTAGTTTTGAATTATAGCAAGGTTTACAATACGTTTATAGATCAATTTACAAAGGCGTTGGAAAAATAAATGGGAATCAAGGAAGCAAAAGAAGTCGTTCGAAGTGGAAAAGCTTTTTATGAAGAGGCTTTGAAAAACGCTAAAGCAGAGGGGACAAGAAAAATCCTTCAAACGATGAAATTGGGAAGTAATGTTTTTGAAGTCTATGAGGAGTTCTTATCCGAAGAGCGGATAAGTGATATCCCAGAACTCTTGAAGCCGTTTGGTGCGCTCCTCAATAAAGAACTTGAAAGAAATATAGAAGAGGACGAGGTTTCTGAAGCAGATCTTGGAACACTCGTTGAGCTTCTTTCTACGTTCGGAGGACCAGAGGACGTATCATTATTAACAGAAAATACAATTTTGAACACCAAACAAGCATTTGACGATTACAAGAAACAAACGATTGTAAATTTTACAAAACACATTGGTGAGGGATTTGAAGGGTTGAATCTCTTTTTCAAAGAGGGTGTTGAACTGGACTTAGGCTTCGCATTCAACAAAGATACGTTCGCTCCGCTAGTCTCGGAAGGGCTTAAAGGTGAAGAAATTGCTGAATTTGTTGAGGGCATGAAAGACATTTTGGTTCAGTTTGAAGATGGTGTAAGCGTGGGTGAGTTTGCAGAACTTGTTGGGTTCATATTTGCGGCGATTGAAGATGATTTTGAAACATTACAGGTTGCGATCAAAAGAGCCCTTGACACGTTTGTTCGTGGGATAGTGGTAGGGTCGGAGCAGATCACAGTTAAAAGTGAGATTAAATTAAGGAAGATGTTCTCTGGGTTGGTGGATTCTATAAAAGAAGAGTTCTCGATCCAATCAGCCAGGGAAGAGAACATTGCGAAGTATCGTGCTGTTTTTGTAGAACTTCTTGAATCAATCGTAGGCTCAGAGGGGTCCATAGATATTGTTGCAATTGCAGCAGAATATAAACAAGCCCTGAATCAGATGATAAAGGATCTGAAAAACGTTAGAGTTGCCGGTAGTGGAGAGGGCACTTCTGTGAGAAAGGGCGATCTTAAAACCGTTGCTACTGGCGCAACAAACAGAGCAAATAAAGTTGCAAATGATTTTGTGGTATTGCCGGGGGTTGGTCAAGGGCTTGCAAGTGAGGTTGCTAATTTGGTAGATGCAGAGGGTGTTGCCATCGATCCAGAAGAATTTGCTCCAAGACCTGAAGCAACGGGCTCATTAAACCTTTCACCTGAAGTTGGAGGGTTTGAGTTTGCCCCGCCAGGAGGACACCTTTCACCTGAAGCTGGAGGGTTTGAGTTTGCCCCGCCAGGAGGACTACCGGAGGACGAATTAATATTTACTGGCTCTTTGGGTATATAATTTTGTTCGGGGAAGGGTTGGAACTTTAAATATCGACTAATTATAGTGATAAAGGAGAGATTAGAATGGCTTTTTTAGATAACAGTGGTGATATTGTTTTAGATGCTGTGCTTACAACAGCAGGAAGGCGACGTTTGGCAGAGGGAGCTGGCGCTTTTAAGGTTGCTCGTTTTGCTTTGAGCGATGATGAGATTGATTACGCTTTGTACAATTCAAGTCACGCAAGTGGTAGTGCTTATTTTGATCTTGATATTCTCAAGAGTCCGGTTTTGGAAGCAGTAACCGAGCCCAATGCCGCTTTGAAGTACAAACTATTAACCATTCCAAATCAACAGCTTCTATTCTTACCAACTCTTAAACTGAACACGAAACAAGCTCCTTTGTCAGCTTTGAACACGATCATTGTTGCGGTTAATGACAAGGTGGTTGAAAGTTTGACCGGGGGGACAACTCTTCCAAACTACGATACAATTTTTAACGGTGTTAATGGGTACATTGATGGGCGCGCAGCAGCTAAGGCAGCGGGCACCTTGATGTTGAAAATTGGACAGGGTTTTGACACAGCAGAAGCCGGCGGTGCAGGAACGGCTATGCCGACTGATTTGGAAGAGACACAGTTTGCAATCGCAATGGACGCAAGGTTTGGTCACGTTGTGACTAACACACCGGAGGGTGGAGTTGAAGCCGACCTCTCATTTATTTCAACAGACGGAACAGGAGTTTGGGCCTTGGCTGATGGTGCAAACCCCGATAACTTCGAAGCAAAACCCGTGGCTGAAAAGATCAATATCGCCGGGCCAATCGGAAGACAATTGAAGTTCAGCATCAAGGGCGCTTCAAGTATGTTAAACAACGCACAATTTTTCTTTGATAAGTACGGAAGGTCAGATTCCAACTTTAACAGTACAAGTGTTTCATTGAAGAAAATATCAGCAAACCTGAGAATTCAGGGTTTGACTCAAGGTGGGGTGGTCAATATTCCGCTTCATTTCATAGCAGAATTTTAAAGGACGGAGAATAAGATGGCTACAAGTATTTTTAAGAATTTGGATGAGAACGATAAAGTAACACAAAAAACTTTATTGCATGAGTCAATTCCGATCACAGGATCGCTTTTGTCTGGTTCGTATGGGACGTTTCCGAATGACACAAACGTTAAGTTTTATAGTCATGGCTATTTCCAGTCTGTGTATGATTATCCTTATGCCAGTTCTTCAGCGAACCACATTTTTGATATCACATACGGACACAAAGAAGGTTCAGTGCCGGCACCAACAGCAAGCTCTCAAGAGAAAGAAATCAAACATGCAATCTATTCTCAAATGTCACAACTTCTGTTTGGGTATGATGCAACAGGTTCAGCGATTCCTATCAACGTATCCGGCTCGTTGTCTCCAACATCAGCGGATTGGATTGCAAACCCGTTGTTTATTAACTTTTCAAGATTGCTTGTGAAAGATGAGATTAAAAAAGGCTCCTTTGAACTAAAGATTGCAACAAGTGGTTCAAGCTGTGGCAGTGCAAGCATGGACAATGTTGCTACAATTGGTGATTATGCCGCAACAGGCAACACCGTGAGCTTTATTGATAATTCACCAGTTGGTGAATACGGAATCCTTTACACAGGCGCGGTTGAGAACAACAGAGAAAGAGGTTTGGTGTTTTATCAAGCGGGTATTGCTGTTCTTGACCTTGACAGATTCTTTGTAGACGATAACGAATTTAGATTTACGTCGGGAACCTATGGCTACCGGAGAATCGCTGATTCGATTATTTCGTCAAGTGTCGATGATATAGGAGATGCTGTACGTCGAAGAATCTTCAACATCAGTTTCCGCAACACAACCGAGCTTAATTCAACGGTTTATTTCTGTCGCCTAAATCACAATGAGTTCAACTATAGTTCGAACCCAACGTATGTGACCGCAAGCAAGTTGCGTGTGAAGGACAAGAATGAGGATTCACCCATATCATACGTTACAACAGTTGGTCTTTATTCCGAGGACAATGAGTTGCTTGCTGTAGGAAAACTATCTGAGCCCTTGAAGAAAACCGCCGCAGACGAGCTTACCATTCGTGTCAGAACAGACTTCTGATTTAAAGGTGGCCCATGTTCAAATTTAAAAAGAATGAAACCTTCAGGAATGTTCTAAAGACGTATCCCAAATATATTTTTAGAATGAGCAATAACAGAATTGTTCTTAACAACCTTTCTGATCAGGGACAGTTGAATAATGAACAAGGATTTGTTGCTTTACAAGTCGGCGGAAATTTAAGTCTAAGCTTTCCCTATTCAGAATATTCAGTCTTGTTTGACAAAACAGCTTCAAATCCAGTTGCCTCTTTCGATATTGAAGAGACGCAGAGTGCGGACGGAGGGGATTTTTTAAAAAGTGCGGACGGAGGGGATTTTTTAAAAAGCCGGAATTCAATATCAGCATGGGTTTATCCCGTTGAGGGTTCGTCAAGTACTTTCCCAAGGATCATGCACCTTGGAAACCAGAACTCAGGGTTTGTAGATAATAAGAAAGTTTTCTATATGTTCTCATCGTCATCATTGGGAAAACTAAACATTGCTTTTGGTCAAAAAGCAGATGTGAAGGTTGGCTCTCTTGGGTTTGATATCGGAACCGATGCAGTTTTATCAAACGGAGAAATAATCCAGTGCTATACGACGGATGAGCGTGTGGTTCCGTTCAATAAATGGTCGCACGTTGCAGTATCTTTTTCAGATACGGATGCAAAATTTTATATCAATGGGGAGAGGATGTTAAGGCATAGGCATTTCCCAGGCGGAAGGACTGGAGAACTTAATCCATTGATAGGTTCGGTCGGGAACAGTACTGTTGGCGGGAAATCGTTTCCCGGTTATATTGACGAAGTTGCTTTGACGACAAGGGGCGTCACAGACGATGAGGTGTCAGAGTTATACAATCAAGGAAAGCCCCCGGATTTAGCAAAAATTTCAACGGGTTTGAAAAATTCGATATTGTCTTATTGGCGAATGGGTGATGGTGATGATGCAGATCCAGACGTTTTTGATCAGGTAAGCGCAAACCATATCACCATGAGTGCTTTTGCCAACAGTGTTGGGGGAATAAAAAAGTTTGCCCCTGGTAAATTTGAATTGACAGAGGAGGGGTTATATGGCTCCGTTAAGGTTCCGATGCCTCTTGTTTCGACAATAAGCAGGGTTTTTGTTTACAAGAAAGAGGTTGAGGGGGAAACGGTCACATACGATGAGGAATACACAAAAACATCTGATGTCTATCGAATATTGGCCTTAAAGAATACTATTGAATATTATAAGCCGCTTAGTGAAGCTTATAACTTTGATAATCTGATGTTGAGTGGGGGGCGACCCCACCTTGAACATCCTGATGTTGGCGCAAAGGTTCTTTCTGAACACAAAATGCACCCGTCTTCAAGTATAAACCTTATAAGTATTCCGAAGATCTTTTACGATGAAGGGATTAAGAAGGGGTCTGTTGACCTTAAGTTTTATGTGACGGGGAATTTGACAGCAAGGGCTCAAGACATTAATGAAAACGGTGCTTTGATCCAAACAACAGGATCAACATCTGGAAGCATAGTTGGTTTTGTTTTGTATAATGAGGGGTTCTTGGTTTTGACGGGAAGCGACTCATTGAACACAGATATTTCAGAGCCGTATATCCAACCTATTGATTCACAAAAAGACGTTGTAACTGATTCACCAAAATGGATTCATTTTGGAGCATACAAGTCTAATACCCTGGAATACAATGACATCATTTCATCTTCATACGAACTTGAATTTGAAGGAACACACAAGATAAATACGATAACAATGTTTGCACACGCCCCAAAAAACTTACTTAACTGGAGCAACAATTTTTCGTATATTTCTGCTAGTCAAGGAAATCAAATTCTATTTTCAACGGGTTCGAAACTGTTTTGGGAGAACGAAGATATTCAAATAAAAAACACTATATCTTCTTCTCATTATCATTCGGAGTCATACTCACAGCAGACTTATATAAATAAGATCGGTGTTTATGATGAAGAGGAAAACCTTATTGGCATTGCGACATTGGCCAATCCTGTTCGTAAAAAGCCAGACCAGAGCTACACCTTTAAATTAAAAATGGATCTTTGATTTCGTAGGAGAAACAATGATCTTAGGACTTGATGTTAGTACAAGCATCACAGGAGCATCAGTAATAGATGAGTCGGGTTGTCTTCTTTTTTGTGGGAAATATGACACAAGAAAAATCAAAGGCTTTTATCTTAAAGCGGATTTTGTTGAAGAGAATCTGAAACAGCTTAAAAAGGATTATGACATAACACATGTCTACATCGAACAGCCACTTGGTATGTTTAAGTCGGGATTCTCATCGGCAAAAACGATCCAGTTGTTGAATAGGTATAACGGCGTAATAAGTTGGATTTGTAGAAAGATATTCAAAACCGATCCGGAGTTGGTAAACGCCATGTCAGCAAGAAAATTAGCAGGGATAAAGTTCAATAAAGGCGACAAAGCCAAGGAAATTGTTCTGAAATTTGTGCTTGACAACGAACCTCTTTTCGATATAAAGTATACCCGTAACGGGACGCCAAAACCTGGGGAGTTTGACCGGGCAGATAGCGTTATTATAGCCCGTGCGGGGTATTTATTATGTCAAGAAGAGGAAAACTCGAAATCCTAAGCGAGATATTGGGGATCCCGCGTCAGGTTGGGGATGAATGTCTATACTTCTGTCCGAAGTGTGACCACCATAAACAGAAGCTATCTGTTAACATTACCAAGGGAAAGTTTAAATGTTGGATCTGTGAGTATTCCGGGCCAAGGCTAAGAAGGCTTGTTCGAAATCACGGAACAACAGCACATTTGTTTGAGTGGAAGAAATTCGAAGACTCTGTTGACCTGTCTGATTTCACAGATGAATTATCAGAGCTATTAGAACCAAAGAACGAGAGAAAATTCTCTTACTTAAAGTTACCAAAGGAATTTATTTCATTAACAAAGAAACAACCCTCGCTCTCAGCGAGGGTTCCCTTGGCTTATTTGAAGAAACGAAATGTTTCATTTGACGATGTTGTCTTTTGGAAGATGGGTTATTGTTCAAAAGGGGCATTTGAAGATAGAATCATTATCCCTTCGTTCGCGGAAGATGGTTCATTGAACTATTTTGTTGCAAGGGCGTATAATGATGCAAAATACCCATCGTATATGAACCCACCAATCAGCAAGAATATCATCTTTAACGAATTGTTTGTCGATTTTGATGAGACAATAGTGATAGTTGAGGGCGTCTTTGATGCTGTTATGGCAGGAAGAAATGCCGTTCCGTTATTAGGTTCGTCTCTGGGAGAATATTCAAATCTTTTTCAGAAAATCGTTAAGAACGATTCAAGGGTTTTGCTTGCTCTCGATGCTGATGCAGAGAAAAAAGCATATGATTTAATAAGCAAATTGCTTCTATACGACATTGAGGTGAAAAAAGTAAACATTTCACCGTACAAAGATGTCGGCTCTATGCCGAATGAAAAATTCGCGATTGCAAAGAGAGAGGCGATTACACTAGATCGAGATTCTTATGTGATGTATCGCGCACTATTTGAATGTGGCAACTGATAAGGAGGAAAAATGATTGTTACAGCTAACAGAAATCGTTTCATGGAGAAGTATTTTGATGGCCTTGTTCCATGGATGAGAGAAGATATTGATCAGATGATATCGTTTGGGGCTTGCCTTGCAGGCGGATCTTTGAGAAGGTCAATAAAGAAAGGCTCTCTTCAGAGAGTTTTTGAAGGGACAAAGAAAGAGAAGTTGACCAAAAGAGTGCTTAATTCTCTTTTTACCAAGGCCGAGCCGAGCAAGCTCATTGATCTTGATTTTTTCCCAAGAGATGATGGGTGTGCTCGTAAGTGCCGTGAATATCTGTTGGTAAGATATGGTGCTAGTTGGAAAGATTCAAAATATTCGGTGACATTTATGCCGAGTAAAAACCACAATTTCGCATATCAGATTGTTCACAAGGATTTTCGTGGCACAAACACAGAGGCAACTTTGAGTTTGTTTGATTTTGTCAATTGTCAACTGGCCCTTGATGATAAGTTCTTTTATCATCACAAGGATTTTCGTGAGTGCGAGGCGAAAGGTATTTTGCGTATAGAGAGGTGTGGAAAGGCTAAATTTGGATGGATAGATAGGCTTGCGAAATATATTGACAAGCCAGAATATGAAACAGTTGAGGGCATTACACATATTCGCGATGCCATGGAAGAGTTGGATCTTATGTTTCAAGCTCATTATCGGCAATTGTCAGCAGATTTCACGAATCCAATTTTTTTAGAATCTCTTAATATCTATAGAACTATTTTTAAGAAACTTAGTATGCACGATCTGACATATCTGTTTTTGATTAATGGTGTTTTTGATAAACTTATCACACAAGAGATAAAAAGAAGGAAAAAGGAGTTCACACAATATGAGAATAGCGCACTTATCTGACATACACATCAGAAATTTCAAATATCATAGAGAATACCGTAAGGTTTTCGAGGAACTTTTCGTTTCTTTGGGGAATAACGACGTTGATGTCGTTGTTGTCACCGGAGACATTGCTCATTCGAAGACACAAATCAGCCCAGAATTCGTTGAGCTGTGCTCTTTCTTCTTGAAGGGGTTGGCAGACGTTTGTCCAACGTATCTTATACTTGGAAACCACGACGGCAATTTGAAGAACAGTTTTCGACAAGATTCAATAACTCCTATTGTTACAACGTTGCAGCATAAAAACCTTCACTTAATGAAGGACTCTTGCTGTGTCGATCTTGATGATGGGTTTTCGTTATATTCTCTTTCAATTTTTGATTCAGACGGCTGGCTCACTCCAAAGGATAAATCAAAGGTCAATCTTGCCATGTATCATGGTCAGGTTGGTAAGTGTCTGACGGATACGGGCTGGAAGATCCACGGGAAAGAGGACAACCTTTTTGATCAATATGATTACACCTTCCTTGGGGACATTCACAAGAGACAATTTGTTTCAAAGAGGAAAGCATATCCAGGTTCATTGATTCAGCAGAACTTTGGTGAAGAGGTTGAAAAAGGATATCTTATTTGGGATATTGAAGACAAAGACAGATTTACGACGGAGTTTGTTGCTTTAACGAATCCAAAGCCTTTTATTACAATTGGCGTTGATGAGAACCTTATTGTTGAGGAACTTAATATTCCCAAGGGTGTAAGAGCGAGACTCGTTTTCAAACAAAATTTACCAGTTGATATACTTAATAAAAAGGTTGGTGAGATAAAATCTATTATAAAACCGGAGTCGGTTTCCTTTTTGAACCTTGTTGACGATAAGGAGAACACGAAAAGACTCAAGAAACTTGAGAGTTATTCAGATGAGGCCACTCAAAAGGAACTCATCAAGGATTTCTTACAAGATGAAGACGAGGAACTTATCGAAGATGTTTTGAAATTAGATAAAAAGTACGGCTCTTTGGTGAATAAGGAGAACAGGTTTGAGAAAGGAACTCTGTGGAGCATTAAAGACTTTGAGTGGTCAAACCTGTTCAATTATGATGAAGGCAACTCTCTTTGTTTTGGTAGTTATGTTGGCGTTGTTGGCATATTTGGTAAAAATTTTAGTGGTAAGTCTAGCATTGTTGATTCATTACTTTATACAATCTTTAATAATACTTCTAAGAATGTACGCCGCCCTTATGACATCATCAACAACTCAAAGAAAAAGGGCTCTGGCGTCGTTGAGATTGAGGCTGATGACGGCACTTATGCGATTTCAAGGAAGCTTTCGAAGGTTCATAAGAAGTCAAAAAGAAAGAATCCAAAAGAAACGGAATCAACGTTAGACTTTTCCTTTGTTGATAAACAGACTGGCGAAAGAGAGTCTCTGAATGGGACGACAAAAGCAAGAACAGAGCAAGAGATTCGTAAGGTGTTTGGGGCGTTGGAAGATTTTCTTATGACATCAATGTCATCTCAAACAGGAGCTTTTTGTTTTATCGATGAGGGCTCAACAAAGAGGAGGGAACTTCTTGAGAAGTTTCTTGACTTGAGGTTCTTTAAGGAAAAACATGATCTTGCAAAGAAAGACTATAACTTCACGAAGACCTTGCTCGCAAGAATAGAAGACACTTTTGATGCTTTGATTAAGGATAAGAAACAAGAAATTTTTGAAAACCAAGCAAACATTTACAAAGTCAAGAGTTCAATAGAAAAGCAAGAAGAAGCCTTAAAGGAGAAAACTCGCCTTCTTGAAGAGGTGGAAAGGAAGCTTGAGGGCATAGATTTACCAGAACTGACTCATGATAAGGTGAAAGCAAGCTTGGTCTTCCAGCACAGCATCAGAAAGAAGAAAATAAACGCCCAGGAAGAGTTGAGAAAAAAAATTGTTGAAAACGAATCCTTTTTAAGGAAAGCTGGTTCGTTTATTTCAAGTTTTGATTATGACGTTCTCAAAGGAAACCTCAACAAGATTGAGGAAAAACAAAACCTGCTATCTGAAACGAAGTCAGAGAAGTCGAAGATTTCGGAAGAGATTTCTTCTTGTGAAAAGAAAGAGGGGTTTTTGAAAGATATCCCTTGCGGTTCTGAGTTCCTTGGTTTGTGTAAGTTTATAAGTGAGGCGAGTGAGTGTGCCTCAAAAAGAGAAGCCCTCCAGAACGACTCAGAGAAACTTAAAAAACGCATTCGACAGCTCATTCAGGAGGTAAAAAACCTTAATCCAGAGAGAACAGGCAAGTATATTGAAAAATATAACGAGCTGAAGAAAAAGGTCGATACGGTTTCCGCTGAAAATATAAACCTCAAACTTCAAAAAGCAGTTGGAAAAAACTTCTTGCAGGGTATTGACAAGAAGATTGAGAAATTGGAAAGAGATTTAAAATATTATGACGACAATCAGGAAGTTCTCTGTGATACTTTTGATTCGGTCAGTTCTGAAAAAGAAATTTCCATGGCGATCACTGCGCTTGAAGAGGAAAAACAGAAAGGCGAGAATGATTATCGTTTGTATTTGGAAAACTCTGGTAGGTTAAACGCGGAGTTAAGTTCGCTTGAGGAAAGAAAAGAAGAATATGAAACCCAAGTAAGCGAAGCAACAGCTTTGAAAGAATACCTTAAGTGTGTTCATGGCAGTGGGATATCATATGAACTTGTCAAGAACAGCCTTGAGGTCATAAATAAAGAGATCAAAGCGGTTCTTTCTTCAATTGGAGATTTTCAGGTTGAATTTTGTGATGAAAGCGGGAAGCTTGAGATTTACATCTCACATGGAGATACAGGTGCGCGGCTTGTTGAGAACGGCTCTGGAGCGGAAAAGACCCTTGCAGCTTTGGCAATTCGTATTGCCTTGTTGAACATTTCAAATTTGCCAAAATCAAATATTTTTATTCTTGACGAGCCTGGAACAGCATTGGACCCTGAGAATATGGAGAAGATGACAGAAATACTTGAACTTTTAAAAGGTTATTTCAAGGTCGTACTTCTAATTACTCATATAGATGGGTTGAAAGATGTTGTCGACCATGTTGTAGAAATTGACAACGTTGAGGGATTTGCCCATGTCTAAGAGGAAAAAGAATAATGCCAAGGGTAAAAGCATTTTTAGATCGCCACGTTCACAGATTTGTGTCAAAGAAATTTATGGTGTGGATCGTTGCGACAGTTTATTTGGGATTTGGGATTCTCTCAGGTGAGCATTGGGTTGCCGTTTCTTTGGGATATCTTGGAATGGAAGGATTCGCAGATATTGCAACACGATGGAAGGTTGGTAGGTTAAGTAATGATTGAGTGGCTAAAAAGGGCTTGGGTGAAGTTCAAGTTTGTTATCATTGGGCTCTTTGTTGGGGCATTAGCCATTGCCTTTTATTTGATAAAGCGAAAAGGAGGCGGTGTTGCATCTTCACTGGAAAAGGTTCGAAAGGAAAGAGATTTGACACTCAAAGAGCTTGACGAAATCAACAAAGAAGAGAAAGAAAAACACAGAAACCTTTGGAATGAGTATCTTAGGAAGGTAGATGAGGATCTTGAGATCTATAAAAAGGAAAATAAAGAGTTGAAAAAGAGTATCGTTGAGAGGCGAAAAGAGATACTTGAGAAGACAAAATTTGATCCCAACGCAAGAGCAAAGGAGATCGCAGATGAGTTCGGTTTTGAACTGGTTGAACCAAAAGACAATTAAATATAGTGCAGTTGTGATGCTTTTATTGTTCCCGGCTACACTCTCAGCAGTCCCTCGAATGGCTGTCCTTAAAAAAGGACAGAAGGCCCCATTCGAGGGATTTTTGTATGATTTTGATGCAGATGCTGAAATGGCAGCTCAGAGGGAACTTGCTGAAGAAGGTTGCCAACTTAACATAAGAATGCAGCTAAGAAGAGAACGAAATCGCCATGAGCTTTTGATCAAGTCTGCAAAAATTTCGTTAACAGCGACAGAAGAAAAGTATAAAGTCATTCTATCAGAGAAGAATAAAGAGATTTCAAGATACGAAAAGAAGGTAGAGGCGTCGGGTAACGGTGTGGTGTGGGGAGCGGTGGGGTACTTTGCCGGTGTCGTTTCGGCGCTGGCAACTTTTTATATTTCAACAAAAATTGTAAGGTAGGTGTATTATGGAAATAGAAGAAAAAGCAATAAAGCTGGCAAGAGAAGCACGCGAAAAGAAAGAAAAAGAGGTTCAAGAGGATTGGAAAGCTCTTGTTTCTGAATTGAAAGAGGATGAGAGCGTTGCTGAAAAAGTCCTTGTTCATGTAGAGAAAAAGAGGTTCGTCGCAGATGACGATCGTTCAATTCAGAACAAAGCTTTTACGAGAAAGAGAGAAATCAAACGAATATACAAGCTTGCGTTTTATAAACTGAAGTCGTTTATTAGTCTCACTTTGGGAGCAACGATTTTATTTCTTCAGAGTCTGAAGTTGTTTTATCGGAATTCAAAAATCGAGACCCCGTTTGAGGAGCCAAATATTGTCAAGCCCGACATGGTGAAGTTTGAGGGGGATTGCAGAGGGGGCGTTGATCTTGATTATTTTTTTCCAAAGTTAGAGAATGCTAAGAAGATGATTAATAAGGTCGAAAAATCAGAGGAATCAAGGATAAAGAGGGAAACGAGCTGGAAGAGCGGCTATGTCAAAACCGCTGTTGTGCCAAAAGAAGTTTGGAGCAAGCTTGCCCACGGCAAAGAACAGAAAAAAGGGTTCACTGGGACTCCGAGGAACCTGAATGAATAAACTGTTTCCGATTTGTTTGATCTTATTCGCTTGTTCAAACACGGGAACAGAACAGCCGGTTGTTTATGGTAGTGCGGACGTTTTAGTTTACCAGAAACGACGATCAAACCAAATAAAGACACAGCCGAAACGAAAAGTGATTTAACCTCTTTATCAGAGGACACAACAAAAACAACTATATATGAAGAAGACGTTGTGAAAGACAAGGATGTTTCTTTCAGAACAATAGACGTAAACTATCCAGAGCCAGATGTCCAGAAACCCAGTAAAGATATCGGAGGCATAGGACCGGGGCCAGGAACAGATATTGTTAAACCAGATTTAGGCCCAAAACCAGATCCCTGCATAGACAATGACAACGATGGTTACGGGGTCAATTGTCCAATGGGGGTTGATTGTGATGACGGCAATCCTAATTTTGCTGCTGTGTGCCCAGATTGTACAACCGGGAGCCACCCTGGTTGCAGTTGTAAAGCTGTCGCCGTGAATTGCTATTCCGGCCAACAGGGTTGGATTGGTAAAGGTGTTTGCCAAGCAGGAATTCAGCTTTGTAAAGGTGGGTTTTGGGGAGGGTGCAACGGAGAGACTTTACCAACACCTGAAGTTTGCGATGGCAAAGATAATGATTGTGATGGGTTGATCGATGAAGGTGTTTTATCGACATGTGGAACGTGTGATCTGTCATGTGTCGAACAAAAAATGGGACCAGATTATGGTTCACCCTTTGATCCTTCAAAAGATTCTTCAAACGGAGTCAATCTTGATAAAAATGGCCATGTTATCTTGGACAAGCAGAATTCGAGTATAGACCTCCATCATATTTGGATTGCCGGAACTGGCTCCAAAGTTATTTCGAAGCTCAACACAAAAACTGGCAAGGAAGAGGGTCGGTATGCGAGCTGTGGTTCACCTTCAAGAACCTCTGTCGACCTCAATGGGGACGTTTGGGTCGGTTGTCGTTCTGGCGGACAGGTGATGAAGATTGTAAATAAGGTTGCGAAATGTCCTGACAAAAACGGCAATGGAAAAATTGAAACATCAAATGGTTCGAACGCACTCCCTTATGGTCAGGATGAATGTGTCCGTTTCATTGTTAAACCTGATGGCGGTGAAAACACAATTCGCGCTGCGGGTGTCGATAAAGACAATTATGTTTGGGTTGGTGGCTGGAATAAGAAAACACTGTGGAGACTTCACCCAGATACAGGAGCAGTTGTTAATTCAATTTCAATCGGTTGTAATCCATATGGCCTTGTGATTGATCAAAAGGGGGTTATTTGGGTTTCCGGTAGAGGGTGCGGACAACTTGTGAGGGCTGATCCGAAGACGAAACAAGTGAGCACCCATGGAAATAGCAAGGGTTCACCATATGGAATCAATGTTGATATGTTTGGGAACATTTGGATTGCGAATACGAACAGTTATTCTTCAAAATACAATCCCGTGACAAAACAATGGGTTTCTATCAACCATGGGCAGAGGTCGAGAGGTGTTGCGACAAGCAATGATGGCCATACTTATATTGCGTTAGATAGCACAAGCAGGATTGCTAAGATAAACGTCACAACAAACACTCTTATAGGGCATATATCTCTTGGTGGTTCACGGTATCCTGTTGGGATCGCTGTGGATTACGATGGTTATGTTTGGGCAGTAAACCAGAGTAAGAGCAGTGCGTCGAAATGTGATCCTAAAACAATGCAGGTTATCGGAGAATACCCTGTTGGCAAATCACCTTATACATATTCAGACATGACAGGTTATACCTTAAACAACTACACCGCCCCCAAAGGTCATTACACACATACGTTTGGGTATGGTGGTTGGGGAGGCACCGTTGCTGAGAGCAAAACAAAAACAGTGTGGACACTCATAGATGCGACACTCACAATCCCAGCGAAAGCTTATGTCAAGATAAGATATAGAACATCAGACACCTTTGTGGGACTTAAGTCTGCCAAATGGTCAAGTCAACTTGGGCCGTTTCCACCACAAAAGTTTCCCATTGACTTAAAAAATAAAAATGTTGTGGCAAGATATTTACAAGTAGAGGTGTTTATGCAGGCAGGTAAAGATAAACTATCACCAATTTTGAAATCTTTATCTGCCAAGGGAAAACTAACAACACAGTGAAAAAGTTTATAGCAATTGTTGGCGCGCTTCTTTTCTTAAGTTTGCCGGTGTTTGCTCAAAACAAACCAAGTGTTGTTGCTGACCAAAGAATACATTACGAAAAAATAGCCAAATTGGAACAGAGGGTTGTTTATCTTGAAAGAAAAGAGAGTAATGAAATATGGTGGTTTGCTGGAGGTGTTGCTTTGGGGGCGGCAATGTCGATAGGGTTGTTTTATCTTGCGTCTTCAATCATTGGGGATATTTTTGATCAACCACTTATCCCTGATGATATGGATATGAACATCAAAACAAAATGAAAAGAACAGACGAATTCATTGTCGGGCTTGAACGTGCCATTAAAGAGAAGTATGGTGAGGAGACAACTCACGATCCTTCAATTCATTGGAATGAGGAAAAAGAAAAAGAATATCTCAAACAACTTAAGGACGTTGTTCATGAAGATGAAAAAGACGGAGTGATTGAAGTGTCCGGTGTTTTGGTTTCTAAAAAACTATTTAATAGGAGCACTATCAAAACTTGTAAACTTTGCAACAAGTTTTGTATGGAAGCAAAAAACGATTTGTATTTGACAAAATATGATTGTTGCGAGGAATGCTTCATAATTCACATAGAAGGAAGAGAAGACAAATGGCGTCAACGTATGAAATAATTCAAGGTATTCATCAAGCGGCAGCAAATGCTTATGATGGGGCAACAGAAGAAGATGGAAAGCCAAAGCTGAAGCTGAAGCGTTCCGAAGGTAACATAATGACCGACAAAAGAGTCATGGATGGTTTTGGTGCCAATGTTGTCAATGGCAAACTTCTACTTACATACCATACAGAGTGTCGTGTTGAAGATATTCACGGTGTTGGTATGGACAAATATCTTCACGAATTGAAAATGATGTTGAAAGAACTCGTTTCTTATTTGAAAAAAGAATATAAGAAAGTTACCAAACAAACGCTAACCCTCACGAAAGAAGGGGAAGAGGAAGTTCTTATTGAGCCAATTTCAAAAATTCGCACTTCTGTTAGGGCAACGTGTGTTTACAAGATTGGTGGCCTTAAGGAAGAGAAGGAAGACCACAGAGACGCAGAAGATTATATGAAGAATTTTTACGCAACCTTAAAAAAGGAATCTCTTGACAAGAAGATCAAGTATCGCTCTCATGTCAGACGAGATGTGTAATAAACCGAATGGGCTACAGGCTTACTAAAAAAGAACAGAGACTTGAAAGATTTAAGTGTGGCAGGGACCCGGCTTATTTCCTGAACAATTATGGCAGGATTGTTCACCCAACAAGAGGTCCAATTCCGTTTGATCTTTATCCATTCCAAGAAGAGGTTTTGAAAGACTTTGTTGACCATAGATTTAATATTGTTCTGAAGTCAAGACAGCTCGGATTATCAACAGCAACGGCTGGTTATGTTTTGTGGTTAATTCTGTTTCATGAGGCAAAGAATGTTATCACCGTGGCAACCAAACAAAGAACAGCGGCGAACCTTGTAAAGAAAGTTAAATATATGTACAAACACTTACCTTCATGGCTTAGAGCGATTGCAGCAGCCGACACAAACAACTCTTCAATGTTGTTCCTTGACAACGAGTCGGGAATTGAAGCCCTTTCAACCAGTATGGATGCAGGACGTTCAGATGCTCTTTCATTGCTTGTTGTTGACGAAGCCGCAATCGTTGAGAAGTTTGCTGAGAAGTGGGGTTCTTTGTATCCAACACTTGCTGAAGGTGGCGCGTGCATTGCGCTTTCGACTCCGAAAGGTGTTGGCAACTGGTTTCATGAGACTTGCATGGGAGCCCTTGAAAAAACCAACGAATTCAACATCGTCGAGCTTCCATGGTATGTTCATCCAAACCGAGACAAGAAATGGTTTGATAAAGAGACAAAGAACCTTTCGAGAGCCTTTATCGCACAGGAATATGAATGCAACTTCAACTTGTCAGGCGACACATTTATTGACCCCGAAGATATTCAACGAGTTAAGAAAGCGACGATCGATCCAATGTACAGGTCAGGAGTGGATAGAAATTATTGGATTTGGAAATCGTATGATCCAAGCAGAAACTACTTCCTTATTTCAGATGTAGCGCGGGGCGATGGTGCAGACTATTCAACGTTCCATATATTTGATGTCGAATCCATGGAACAAGTTGCAGAGTATAGAGGGCAGGTGGGCACAGACTTATTTGCACACGTTGTTTTTAATGCTGGGAAAGAGTATGGTTTTTGTATGGTTGCAATGGAAAACAACACGATTGGTTGGGCAGTGCTGCAAGACCTTCAAAGAATGGAATATCCCAACCTATACTTCTCAAAGAAGACTGGAAACGATTATGTTGAGCCTCACGCAGCAGAAGGAAACTCAAGTGTTGTCCCTGGTTTCCGCATGGGTCATACATTGAGAACCTTGTCTCTTGCGAAGCTTGAAGAATATGTCAGGAACAAGCAAGTTACAATCAATTCAATAAGGTTGGCAAACGAAATGGACACGTTCATTTGGAACAACGGCAAACCAGAAGCGTTGAAGGGCAAGAACGACGATCTTATGATACCCGCCGCTATGGCTTGCTGGATCAAAGACACCATCCTTATTGAGAGCCGAAAAACAATGCAGTACAAGAAAGCTATTCTTGATTCAATTTCCTTAACATCGAGGACGTTTGATACAAGAATCCAAGGGATGCACGGATATAATCCGAAACGAGAACGAGCTTATCAAAAAGCAAAACAAGATTACATAGGCCACGATTGGGTCATAATGGGTTAACAAATGGTAGACAAGAAAAAGAATCCAAAGAATGAATTATCCCCGTTGTTTAAACGGCTGACAAGACTATTTTCAGGTCCGATTGTCAATTATGATGCACAGACTCCGAGAAAGCTAAAAAAGCGTCAACTTGACAAATACGCCAATAGATTTAGATCATTGGCAGGTTTGGATTTTAAGAGGTCTGCTTATAATCCGTTTGAGAACTTGCAATCAACGGTGATGAATCAACACAACCGTGGCGAACGCTACGGTGATTTTGATCAAATGGAATATTATCCAATCCTTGCGTCTGCCATCGATATTTATGCAGACGAGATGACAACCCATAGTATTTACGCCCCAATTCTCAATGTTGAATGCCCCAACGAAGAGATTTCAGGCATATTAAACACGCTCTTTTACAACGTGTTGAATATTGAACACAACTTATACGGATGGTGCAGATCGCTATGTAAATATGGCGATTTTTTTCTTTATCTGGATCTCAATGAAGATATTGGTGTGAAGTCTGTTATCAGCTTGCCGACTCAAGAAGTTGAACGCCTTGAGGGAGAAGATAAAGAGAACCCCAACTATATCCAATTCCAGTGGAATGCCGGTGGCCTAACCTTTGAGAACTGGCAGTTGGCTCATTTCCGAATTCTTGGAAATGACAAGTACGCTCCGTATGGAACAAGTGTTCTTGAACCAGCGAGACGTATTTGGCGACAATTGACAATGATGGAAGACGCAATGATGTCATATCGTATCATCAGATCGCCAGAGCGGTTGATTTACAAAATTGATGTTGGAGGCATTGCGCCTGAAGATGTTCCACAGTTTATTGAAAAAGTTATAACATCAACAAGAAGGCACTCGGTTGTTGATCCTGATACAGGGCGCGTCGATCTTCGTTATAACCCATTGAGTGTTGAAGAAAACATCTTTTTGCCAGTTCGTGGTGAAAACTCAGCAACAGAAATTACCGCTCTTCCGGGTGGACAAAACACAACACAGATTGATGACATTCAATATTTAAAAAATAATTTGTTTGCAGCCATTAAGATTCCTGAAGCATATCTTTCGATGGGCAAGGACGCAGGAAATGAGGACAAGACAACATTATCTCAAAAGGACATTCGTTTTTCAAGAACCATTCAGAGGCTTCAAAGATCTGTCATTGCAGAGCTTGAAAAGATTGCAATCGTTCACCTTTTCACTTTGGGTTATCGCGGTGAAGACATTATGTCCTTCAAACTGAAACTTAACAACCCATCGAAATTGGCCCAGATACAAGAGCTTGAACATTGGAGAACAAAGTTTGAGGTTGCGGGACAAGCGACAAATTCAGGCTTTAGCCGTCCATGGGTTTCAAGAAACGTGTTCAATCTCACAGATGATGAATTCGTTCGTAATCAGTATGAGCGGTTCTACGATCAGAAGATTGACCTTCAACTTGAAGCAATGGCACAAGAACCAGGGTTTGCTGCTGGTGGTGAAGGAGGGGCACCCGGTGGTGGTGCGCCCCCAATGGATCTCGCTGCGCCCGAAGGAGAGGGCGCACTTGATGCTGATATGGGCATGGAAGAGCCTGTCGCTCCGTCAGGACCAGAGGAAAAGACCCCGTTATTGGCCGCACCAGGAGAAGCCCCAATGGGGCCACCGGCTGGAGCACCAGCGAAGAAGGACACCCAAAAAGGTTCAGCGTTCAAGGGGCCAGTTCCTATGTTTACGCAGTTTAGTGATGGTTCGTATACAACACGTTCCGCCAAGGGCAAGAGGTATAAACCCGTTGCCACAGACAAGAGGCGTGGCATGGGGCCGCGAAGAAAGAACGCTGCGGCATTAACAGGAAAGAAGCAAGGCTCAAGCCACCCAGGAAAAAGAGAATTAGATAGGATAGGACTTGGCCTTTATGAGTCAAAGGAAAAGATTTTTGAGAAATTGGAAAGAGACATCCATGAGTATCAAAAAGAGGTCGATGAGGTTTTGGAAACAGTGGAGTCAGATAAAGATGAAATTTAAACACAATAAAAAGAGAAACACTGCTTTTTTGTATGAAGCGTTAATCAGAGAGCTTGTGAAGGCAACAATTGATGGGGACGAACACAAGAAAGAGATCTCAATGTCTCTTGTCAAAGAGTTTTTCAACAAGGATGCCATTCTCGGAAAAGAACTTGCCTTATATAAAACCATTTTGGAAGCAAAAGAAGTTAATCCCCTGGATGCAGAAAAAATTCTTTATGAAGTTCGAAGAGTGTATTCGACATTCGGAGATAACGAAGTTTATAAGACACAGAGTCGGCTCATCGCCAAGGTTAATAGAGTTTTGTCCCCAAATGTGTTTTCAAATTATGTCCCAAACTACAAAGAGCTTGCAACGATATATCAGATTTTCAACGATAAGGGCTCAATTAAGGGGCGAATAATCCTTGAAAAGAAAATCCTTGAAAACATGGTGATTAAAACAAAGAAGAGGCAAGAGACGGTTCTTGTTGACAATATGGTGCTTGCTTCCTTTGTGAGAAACTTTAATAAGAAATACGATTCGTTTTTGCCAGAACAAAAGAGACTGATAAACCTGTTTGTTAGTTCCGGCACAAAAGATGTCGAGTTCAAAGTGTTTTTGAATGAAGAGTTTAACAGGATTAAAGAGTCTATTGAATCATCTTATGACATAAAAGAATTACAAGAAGATGAAGGAATGCTGGAAGGAGCAAAAAAAGTAGTCCAGTGCTTGAAGGAGTATCAAGAAAAACAAGAGTATCAAAAGAAAGATTTTGTATTGATACTCAAAATGCAACAACTCGTTAAGGAATTACAAAGTTAATGACTATTGAAGTACAAATTGGCAAAGAAGCGGTTGAAGCCGCAGGTTTCGACTTTCCAGAGGATGATGTTCTTCCGGGGGAAGAAAAGGGTGAGCCTGATATCGTTGTTACGATCATGGGAGAATTTCTCAAGGTCAAACTCAATGCGAGAAAGACTCTCGATGGCAATATTATAATATATGATCACCCACAGATTGATATAACGCTTATCCCGTTTAAGAATAAGATTTTGACATTGCCAAAGACCAATAAGAGTACCGCAGTTTATGCAGCACAAAAAAGATACTTTGACTTCTTAGCTCAGAAGGGAGCCATTGTTGTTGACAGCATAAGAAGTGGTGGTGTATATGGCTCATTGGAAGCCTTTTACCCTGTTAACGAAGAAGTTGATGCGTTGCAGGTCGTTCTTCTTGTCACAAAAAGATTCGTTGAGAACGATAAAGAGAAGTACATGACATACGATGAGTATCTCGATGAAGTCGAAGAGATGTACATTGAGCCCGGTGCCGAAGATTCGACAGAATACGGTGAAGTTCCACAGGGTGAAAAGAAGGGAACAATTGATCCTCTTTATAAACCATACGGAATTCTTTATAGGATTTAATCATGAGTTATTTAAAGAAGTGGCAGCAATTTATCACAGAACAGGAGGATAACACTCCTTCAACAGCAGATCCGGCTACCCACGATGATGGTAAAACCGGAAGTATGGATTCGCCGGAAGCAAACCCCTTGGCGTACATTAAGGGTCAGATTGTTGTACTTCATAATTTATTGATGAATGATGATATCGATGGTTATTTTGATACGGTTAACGATGAGAAATTGTTTCGAGCCCTTGAGGACCTTGACTTGGCTTTGACAGGCAAGCACGATAATAAAGTTTTAAAACACGAGCAAGCGTACAAAGAACTTGCAGAAGGCCCACTACACATCTTTTATCTTTCAGATGGTGGATATAGCCGAGTGGTTCTAAATCCTACAAATGGCAAGGTCCACCTAACACATAACAGCACCGATATGGTAAAACAAAAATACAAAGAACTTGAAGAAGAGCTGTGATGACACTCCTATATTTTATTTTAATGTGTTATGGATTGACACTGATTTTATGCTACGGGAAAATTTTTGATAAGATTCGTCCAAAGCATCGATTCTTTAAGTGTCCAATGTGTGTGGGATTTTGGGCGGGCCTGATTGTTTACGGTTTTTCTTTCTTTTCAAGACTAATTACTTTTGAGCTAGATTGGGGGACTCCAATACTGTTGGGGCTTCTGAGTTCGGGGACATCATATATCCTTTGTTCGTTGTTTGACGACAATGGATTGAAACTGGAGGTTGAAAATGAATACAGTTGCGACGATTAGATGGTTCCTTCAGCCACCAAGGTTGTGTAGGAAAGGTTGTATAGGCGCGCGGGTAACGCCCGCAGGAGATTAAAATGGCAGACAAGGTTACAATTTCGGTGAAAAGGCTACGAGAGATCATTCGTGAACAACTCGGTTCTTCTTTTCAGCCCAATAATGAAATGCAAGGAGTTGTTGGAAAAATGGATCCAGCAGCAAAAGATGAGCTTCTTATGAAGATGTTGGCTGGAAAGACGCCTGAAGAGGTTTTGTCATTGATGGGTGGAATGCAAAATGGATAAGAAGTTTCTTTTAACAGAATTCCTTGAGTTGACGACAGAAGACGAATATGGTCTTTTGACGGAAGAGGAAAAAGAAAAAGTAAGTTCCGGCGAAGAAGTCATAATGTCAGGTATTATGCAGAAAGCCGATACTGAAAATGGCAATGGCCGCATTTATCCAAAGAATATTCTTGAAAGAGAGGTTGAAAACTATAAAAAGCTTGTTCGAGAGAACAGGGCGTTGGGACAACTCGATCACCCCGAGTCTGCAATTGTCGAACTTGAAAAAGTTTCACATGTTGTAACCCATATTGAAATGCGTGGCAATGATGTTGTCGGAAAGATTAAATTGCTTGATACTCCCCAAGGACGTATCGCAAAAGAACTCAGGCGAAACAATATTAAATACGGAATCAGCTCAAGGGGTGTTGGTTCAACGAAGGAAGAGAGTGGCAAAACGATGGTTCAAGACGACTTCCAGCTTGTTTGTTTCGATCTTGTTTCAGAACCTTCGACGCCGGGAGCCTTCATGATTGCTGAAGGAAAAATTCCAAACGATATTTATTCAAAGGCAGACAAGATTAATAGAGCGATCAACGACATCTTGACAGAGGTTAAAAATGAAAAGTAAGGATACAAAAAAGTTCTTTAAAAAGATTATCAAAGAATGTCTTTATGAACTTCTTATTGAAGAGGGTGTCATTTCCGGTATGATCACTGAGGTCGCAAAGGGTCTTGGCGGTGTCCAAAGAAAGCCCGCTGTAAAAGAAGCCCCTCGTCACAAACCATCGTTTCCTCAAGGAGCTGAACCGGGGCCAAAATCAGATTTTGATCAAATGAGACGACAAATGCTTGAAGAAGTTGGAAGAGGTTCAGTGGAAGAGACACCAGAAGCAGCAGCCCCTCAACTTTCTTTTTCAAGTCCGTCAGTTGCTTCAATGTTTGAGGGCACAGCACCCCTTGAAGAGCCCGCAGACACTTCCATTCCGCCACACATTGATGAAGAGGCAGCTAAAATGCTTATGAGCGAGGGTTTGAACGTTATGGCGATACCGGGTTCCCAAAATTGGGCACGCAAAGCGGGGGTAAAGAAGAATGGGTAAACGAGCAGTCAATGTAAACGTTGTCGATCGTTACAACAATAACGATGCTTATCGCCTTATTCGTAAGTTTATGAAGAAGGTCAAAAACGAAAGGATTCTTGAAGACTATCGAGCACGAATGTATTATGAAAAACCTTCTGTTAAACGTCGAAGAGAAAAGAAAAGAAAAATAAGAAATGCTGCAAAGCGCCAACAGCAACAACAACAATAAGAGGAAGAGAAGAATATGGCATTAACAGACAAACATTTTACAAGACACAAAAGCGGTATTCAAAGTGTCGGTCAGTATCAGTTAAGCGGCATTCCGTTTATTACGTCTTCTTTGTTGGTGCAGAGCGCATCAGATCCAAGTACACCAACACAAGTTAAATTCCCCTATGTCTCTAAGTTTGTTACGGTTCGTAATGATGGCGGCGTATCAGGAGCGAAACTGAGAGTTGCTTTTAGTTCCAACGGTTTAACAGGCAGCAATTACTATTTCACCCTTGATGATGGCGAGTCGTACACGGCGGATTGGAGAGTCGGCAGTGTTTATCTTGCAGGTCACACTGTCGAGGTGACAGCGAGTGTCATTGCGGGACTCACAGGCATTGAAACAGGCTCATGGCACAACAATTGGTCAGGCTCTGTTATGACTTCTAATGTGTAATCACCCACTTTAAAATGTGAAGTGCGAATTTACTATTTCAGGATACTATTTATATTAGCAATTTAGTATCAGGAGCTGAAATATGCCTTCCATGTTAGAACAAGCAATTATAGATGCAAAAGAATTAAAGGAGGCGGCCCTTAAAGCCGCCCAGCAAGATGTTGTTGAACGTTTTTCTGATGAAGTAAAAAAGAAAATGGACGTTCTTTTAGAACAAGATCTTGGTGCCGCTTTGGGCGAAGATATGGGCATGGAAGATCCCATGGCCGGTGGCGATATGACGGGGGAAGAGGCTGGAGTTCCACCAGCACCGCAGACACCTGTTGATTTCGCTGCAACCGAAACAGATAACGACACAATCCCAACGCAGATTGAGTATGCTTTTTTGAATGGCGAGAATGTTGGAAAGACAGCCTATCCTGATGACGAACAACTTATTGAGATCAGCCTCGATTCTCTTTCTGAATATGAAATCGATCCTGGGGCTGGTCCAACAAAAAGAAAAGAAACAAACGAATCAGTTGAAATCGACGATGAGCTTTTAACAGAGTTGGCAGAAGCTCTTTCTTTTGGAGAAGAAGAGGGCGAAGACAGCTTGGTTGATGCCCTTGGAAGCTTCATTGGTGATGAGGAAGAGATCATTGACCCCATCTATGAAGAAGAAAACGTTGATGAAGACAAGCTCATTCCAAAAAATGGGGAAAAGTGCGAAGAGTGCGGCAAGAAAGATTGCATTTGCAAGAAGAAATCTGAAAAATGCAAAGGCAATTGTGTTGCTGAAGGCGTAAAAGTTGATTACAACTTTGCCAAGGAAGGCAACCCCTTTGGCTCGATTTCAGAACAAGATCACATAAATCTTATGTTGGCAGAACTTGTTGAAGAAGTTGCAGAACTTGAAGACAAGGTTAAGAAAACAAAAGAAAAAGCCAATAAAGAAGTTGGCAACCAAAAAGAACTAAATAAGCGACTTGAAACCGTAAATAAGGCTTTAAGTGGAAAAATTAAAGAATACAAGGACAAATACGAAAACGCCGCACTAGTTAATAGTAACGCTGCGAAGGTATTTGAACAGATGAAACAGAAATTTGCAGAATCACAATTGGCTAACGCCAAGTTGTTATACACGAACAGGACATTGACTGATGCCTCGTTGAATGAGCGGCAAAAAGATAAAATTGTCGAGAACATCAACAAGTCCCGTTCAATTAAGGAAACGAAGATTGTCTATGAGACTCTCAAAAGCACGGTGGAGGGTGGCAAAAAGAGACACCCCAAATCACTAAGCGAGGCTATTACACGAAAATCTTCTCCTTTGCTCATTAAAGCTAATAGAGCAGAAAACAAAAAAGATTCCGATCCCTTTAGGGAAAAGATGAAACGTTTAGCTGGAATAAATTAAGGAGGAAAGAAAATTATGGCTACAATCGTTGAAGCATTAACTCGCGATATCGTAGAACGAGATCTCAGAAAGGAAAGTTCCGCTTTGGTAAAGAAGTGGGAAAACACTGGTCTTTTGGAGAGTATCGGTACGGAGCGAGATAGAGTTAACATGAGCTTATTGCTCGAAAACCAAGCAAAGCAGCTACTTCGCGAAGCTTCCACTATGAGTGGTGGCGATGTTGAAGGCTTTGCCAGCGTGGCTTTTCCGATCGTGCGTCGAGTATTTGGTGGTCTAATCGCGAATGAATTAGTCTCCGTGCAACCCATGAGTTTGCCGTCAGGACTAATCTTTTTCCTAGACTTCACCTTTACAAACACACGTTTGAAAGGCAGCGTTGCTGGCGAGTCACTGTATGGTGGCGGTGTTGTTGGTCAGCAGCTCACTGGTGGTATCTCACTATCCAATGACAATGCTGAAAAGAGTTTCTACAACTTGAACAACGCTTACTCTTCACCAACATCGAGTACAGGTGTTTCTGTTGCTGTTGTCGCGTCAGCCTCGGCTGGTTCAACATGGTCAGGAACTGCCGCGTATACGGCTCTTGGTGATAAACTGATTCAGTATGACCCTGACTTGGTAGCGAACAGCACAAATGTTGCTGTCGGTATCTTCTCAAAGGCCAACCTGACATCAAATCAGTGGAACGCTGATAACTACGTTGCGATTTCCGGTAACATTTCCGGTGATGAAAAACAGGGCGGAACTCAGGTACGTCGTCTAACAAAGGATGACACCGTTGACACAAGCAAGGTCCTTATGGTGCTTGCTGCAACAGGTTCAGAAACTGTTGATGACCTCTCTGCGTCACTCGCTGCGGTTAACAACCTTCACTTCCCAATTGACGACAAGTTCGCCACAGCGGGTGCTCATGCACTTGGTGCGGTTGCCGGTCGTGAAATCTGGGGTCTTGAAGAGGCGACACAGGAAAGCGATGGCGATCGCGATGTTGACTTCATTCCTGAAATCGATATCAAGGTCGACTCACTGTCGGTCACAGCGATCTCCAAGAAGCTTAAGGCGAAATGGACTCCCGAGCTTGCTCAGGACCTGAATGCCTATCACAATCTCGATGCCGAGGTTGAGCTTACATCGATCCTGTCAGAGCAGATTGCTCTGGAAATCGATCAAGAGATCCTTGAGGATCTGGTGAAGAAGGCAACAGGTGCAACTCTGTACTGGTCACGCCACCCTGGCAAGTTCCTGAACAGAGAATCCGGTGCTGATATCACATCAGCGACGGCACCACCTGACTACACTGGTGACGTGAGCAAGTGGTACGAAACATTGCTGGAAACAGTTAATGATGCGTCCGCTCGTATCCACAGAAAGACATTGCGCGGAGGTGCAAACTTCCTCGTGTGTTCACCAGAAGTGGCAAGCATCCTTGAGATGACAAGCGGTTTCCGTGCGACAGTTAACCTTGAAGAAATGAAGGGTTCGTCAGCGGGTGCGGTAAAGGTTGGTACACTCTCACGCAAGTGGGACGTGTTCGTCAATCCTTACTTCATGCGTAACGTTATCCTGATTGGACGTAAGGGAAGCTCGTTCCTGGAGAGTGGATATGTATACGCACCTTATGTGCCGCTACAGACCACACCAACAATCTTCGGTGTTGAAGACTTCGTGCCCCGTAAGGGCGTGATGACCAGATACGCCAAGAAGATGGTTCGACCTGATATGTACGGTCTGGTTATTGTTCGAGACTTGGTATAAGCCAAGACTTAGCATAAGCTAAAAAAGAAACGACCTTGGTTCGCCAAGGTCGTTTCCTTTTATGATATTCTAGTTACTATGATGCCAAAAGTTATCGTTGAAATTGAAGAAAAAGAATATAAGAAAGCTCAAAAGTTTCTTGAATTGGGGATCAAAGAGCGAAATTACGAAAAAGCTTTCAATGGAAAGTGGCGTGTTGCCATACCATTCAAAGGTGAAGACGTAAGAATCCGTCGTATGGTTAATCTTCTTGAGTTTATCGGGTTTGATGTAGACCTTAAAAGTGGTAAGATCTCAAAAAACGGTTCAAACAAAAAAAGGCGGTCAACAAAAGAAGGTACTTAAAATTGGCAAATATCTCAATAAGCTGGTCAGGCTTATGAAGCGCCTAGAAGACTCTTATAGTGAATATGCACAATACTTACGCCAAACTTTTTATTCTGCCGAAGAAGACAGAAAACATGTAGAAGGGTCAAAAGCTTTATACGATGTCTATCGAAAGAATGAAGAAGTTGTTGTTAATGCCGTGTTTGGCGCTCATCAAATTGCCGATATGCATGATTCGTCGACTATTAAGCTGTATCTCGATCACTGGAACAAGATTTCACAAAAAGTTATGGCAGGCGCAAAAGACCTGGGCAGCACAACACATGCAATAATCTTTTCAAGACACCCGGTTGACGTTATGAGAATGTCAGACCATCCAGAAGCAAGCATTGGTAGCTGTCATGGGCCACAAGGTAATTATTTTATTTGTGCAATGGATGAAGCTGCTGCACAAGGAGTTTTGGCTTATCTTGTAAGCTCTGATGATTTTGAAAAAATTGATCTTGATTCAAACGAAATTTTTAAAGATCGCGATCGTGGGATTGAAGGGATTTCACCTATTGCGAGGATTCGCTTGAGAGTATTCAGGGATGTGGATGAAAACATAAGCTTTATAGCCCCAGAAAAGAGGACGTATCCAAGGGCATATCCCAATTTCTTAGAAGAGGTGACGAAATGGGCGTGGCAAAACCAACAATCTTTGTTCAAAGAAAGGCTTCCAAACGACAATGCTCTTGAACTCGTTGGTGGGAACTATAGAGACACAGATGATCATGTGATATTGAATGATTTTTTTAAAAAAAGTGAATTGTTTGAAGATTTCGGCGAGTATTACATAAATGAACACCCTATAAGCAGTTATGAACAGGTGGCGAGGGTAGAAGAAGATGGAGATGTTTACATCAGACGCGATCATTATCGCGGTGATATAGAGTTTTTTAAAAACAATGCTTTACACCGTGAAGACGGCCCAGCTTGTGAATATGCAGACGGCGAAAAGCGATGGTATATAAACGACAAACTTCACCGTGAAGACGGCCCAGCCGTTGCATATGCAGACGGCACTAAGGAATGGTGGTTATGGGGTGCGCCTATGCCAAAAAATCGTTATTTGATACGACTAAAAGGAATCGCCAACGGTAGAACCATAGATGATCCCCAACTTCAAGAGTCAGCCAAAAGAAGAGGTATTGTCATAACTCTGTTCAAAGGGTAATCTCACAACTATTTATTTTAGCAAAGAGAGGGTATACCATAAATGAGTTGTTTGACAAGCCTGGACCCAACAAGCAAAACATCAGCGATATTGCTATCGGCGTCTGCAACACCAGCGCAAGCAGGAAACTTTTCATTTCCGTTTTCAGTTTATTCGGGGAACAATTATTTTTTAAGCGGTGCAGCAGAGCAGGTTGCATACACATACAAGAAACTTGGAGGCGATAGCCTTGGTATCGAAATCAAGAATGAAAATGTTTATGCCGCATATGAAGAGGCCGTTCTTGAATACTCATACATAATCAACGTTCACCAATCAAAGAACGCTTTACCTGTGATGCTTGGAAACACAACAGCAAGCTTTGATCACCGAGGACAAGTCATAAGCACGGAAAGCCTCGTTTCAGCAAGTGTTGAGCTTCGCTATCCAAGATTTGAAATGCCACAACCAATGCGTGTTGGCAAGGGTCTTGGTAAAGAGGCTTCTGTTGGAGGCGAAGTTCGCTATTATTCAGCATCATTTTCACCGACAGCGAGCCAACAAGATTATGACCTTCAGACTCTTATTTCAAGTTCGAATAAAAATCTTGATATTGGGAATAAAAAGATTGTTATTCGTGACATGTATTATCGGACACCAAGATCCATGTGGAGGTTCTTTGCATACTATGGAGCACTGAACGTTATTGGAAACCTTCATGACTATGGTCAGTATAGTGATGAATCTTCATATGAGGTTGTGCCTGCTTGGCAGAACAAACTGCAAGCCATGGCTTACGAAGACAGTTTGTATACAAGAATTTCACATTATTCATATGATATTGTGAACAACAGGTTGAGATTGTTCCCAACACCGGGAACACACTCACCGGACAAATTCTTTTTAAGGTTTTATATTCCGCAGGATGCGTGGGTTGAAGAGGATGATCGCCAAAGAGGCGGTCGTGGCGTAAACAACATGAACACGTTGCCATTTGCAAATATTCCATATAACAATATCAACGCTATTGGGAAGCAGTGGGTTCGAAGATATACTCTTGCACTTGTTAAAGAGACGCTTGGCCTTGTTCGAAGTCGTTTCGGGACGATCCCCATCCCAGGAGATTCGGTTACTCAAAACGGTGCGGAACTTATATCGAGTGCCAAAGAAGAACAAAAAGCTTTGAGAGACGAACTCAAAGAAATCCTTGATGAACTGACGTACAGCAAGATAACAGAAACGAATGCTGATATGGCAGACAAAACAAAGGATGCCTTAAGAGCAGCGCCACTGCCAATCTTTGTGGGGTAACAGATGGGAACTTTTAAAACACCGGATCATCCGCCACCATCCTTGTTTATAAACAAACAAGAGGTTGACTATGTTAAACAAGTTAACGATGAGGTGATTGAAGGAGTCGTTGGGCAGACAGTTTTATATTTTCCATTAAGTATTGAAAAGACAAACTACCACCCTGTTTATGGGGAGGCGATTGAAAAGACATACCTCAGCCCTATCAGAGTTTACGCCCTTGTTTCACTGGATGAATATGGAACGGAAACAGCAGAAATCGGTGTGGATAAAAAATCTTCAATAACCGTCCATTTTCACAAAAGACGCCTAACAGAAGATCAAAACCTGTTTGTTCGGGAAGGAGACTTTGTTCAGTATGGCGAGATATATTATGAAATCGTTACTTTAAGTGAACCAAAGCAGCTATTTGGAAAGCCAACACAAAGATTTGAAATTTCAGCGAAGTGCATCAGAGCGCGGGATGGCAAGTTTAATGCGGGATAATGAAGTATGACGAGAAGAATTATAAACACAAGACCCTCGACCATTGAAACGGTTGATTCCGCTTTGTTTAATTGGTTGACGAAAGAACTCAAGCTTGGGACCACGACAAACAAAGGTTTTAAGGAAACACCCGTTCTTTGGATTTCAGCAGAGAGAGCGTTTCACGTCAAAATGAACCAAGAGCTTCGTGAAATTCGCGCAGATTCAATTGTGTTGCCGGTCATCACTGTTGAGAGAACAATAGTGGACAAAACAAGCGCGGATAAAAGACCAATACCTGCAAACGTGAGGCCGGTTAATGATTTTAGGGGTGGTGCGATAACATTCGCAAAAAGAATCAATCAGGTTAAGACGAGAAACTTCGCGAATGCTGATGCAAGACGTGTTCATGGACAATATAATTTCCCTTATAAAAACAATAAGATCGTTTATCAACATGTTTCAATTCCGTACCCTGTTTATCTCGACATGACGTATAAGATTAAGTTGAGGACAGAATACCTCCAACAGCTTAACGAGCTTTTAACTCCATTTCACACAGTGACAGGTGGAATCAACAGAATCATTATAAAACATGATGGTTTTCGTTATGAAGCGTTTATTGAACCAAGCTCTTCTCTTGAGGTGAACGCAGCTTCTCTTGGTGAAGCAGAAAAGAAATATAGTTCCGACATTACAGTAAAAGTACTTGGTTTCGTTTCAAGTGATGGCGAAAACCAAGTTAAACCAAACGTTGTTATAAGAGAAAACACTGTGCAACTTCGTTTTCAAAGAGAGCGAGTTATTGTCGGGGATGAAAATATCCTGAATTCAAACGATGAACCGTTCCGGTCATAAGACTTTAGGTAATTTGCAAACTATTTATCATAGTAAACACCTATTCTTGGGAGCAAAATAGAATGGCAGAATCAGCAAAGAACTTTAAATTTATATCCCCAGGTATCAAGATTCTTGAGATCGATCGGTCACAAATCCCGGCAAGGCCGGAAGCCGTTGGTCCACTAATTATTGGTCGTGCCCGCAGAGGACCAGCTTTTAAGCCAGTCAAGATAAGCTCGTTTTCCGAGTTTGTTGAGATCTTTGGTGAACCCGTTGCTGGTGGCGAAAATAACGATGTATGGCGTGATGGAAACTTTACTTCCCCAATGTATGGCCCGTATGCTGTTCAGGCATGGTTGAAAAATGGTGAAGTCTGTTCATACATGAGAGTTCTTGGTGATGCAGACAGCAAAGCAACAACCGACGCAGGAAAAGCAGGTTGGAAAACTGGTGCAATCGACGGCCAGGGTAATACTGGTGGAGCTTATGGCCTCTTTGTGTTCCCATCATCGAGTGCCGGCCAGGCTGCCGCACTTTCAGGCTCACTTGCAGCCGTTTGGTATATGAGTGAAGGCGCTCCGATCTTGTCAGGTTCATTATATGGAACAGCATCTGCCGGAACACAGAATAAGGTTGGTGCGGGAACAAGCCATTTTATTGTAAGTGATACAAATGGTAACTTCACAATGCAGTTCTCAGGTTCGTCAGATCTTCCTTACAATCCTGAGATTGAAGATACCAAGCTGAAATTCAGTCTAAATAAAGACAAAGGAAACTTTATCCGCAAGGTGTTTAACACAGACCCAACACTTCTTAATCGAAAAGACTCTGATAGTGGTCTTGTTAAGTATTTCCTTGGTGAGACATTTGAAAACACATACAATGACGCAAATTACTTCACAGCGTCGACAGGTCAAGAAACAGGAACGCAAGTTGGTGTTGTCCTTGGCTTGGCAAACGCTTTAAATGCGTTGAATCACAGTGTCAATCAGAGAAGAGCGTTGCAAAGCAACTCTCTTCCGAAGACGGGCTGGTTCTTCACACAGCATTTAAGCACAGATGCCTCAAGTTTCAATTCGACAACAGGTTCATTCTTTGCAGATGGTACTGCAAAGAAACTGTTCAGATTTGTCGGGCTTGACACTGGTGAGTGGATACAGAACAACCTTAAGATTGCCGTGACAAACATCCAGTTTTCAAAGAATGAGGATGTTGATCCTTATGGTACATTTGATGTTGTCGTGAGAAAACTGGAAGATACCGATGATAATCAAAAAATCGTTGAGAAGTTCACGCAGTGCAATCTCAATAGGAACTCTGAAAACTTCATTCTCAATAAGATTGGTGACAAGTACACTGATTGGGACTCTGTGAGAAAGCGTACAATTGAATATGGTTCATACCAGAATCGTTCAAAGTATGTTCGTGTTGAGGTGAACCCTGAATACGAAGCGGGTTTTGATCCGACACATGTTCCGTTTGGTTTCACAGGTCCTACAAAATATAAGGACGTTTATGTCCGTAATAATGGCGAGTTTGATGCAAGATCGTTCCAAGACTCTGAAAATGCAAATGCAGGAAGACGAATGGTTGAACTTGGAACAGACATTGCTGCGAGCAACGCTGTAACTGTTATCACAGGAGCTTCTTACATTCCGCCGTTGAGAATCGTATTCCCTGAAGCGCCAATTCGTTCAACAACATCGACGTTGAGCACTCCGAAGATTGCACACTGGGGAGTTCAGCCGACGCCTGATGGAACAAACACGTTTAAGGAAGACGTAAGAGATCTTTTGCGTGCGAAGCCAAATGGGATTTCGAATCACGACCCCGATAATTACACAAAGTATCAGTGGATTGTCTCCCTTGACAACCTTGCGTATGCAGGTGCAGATAATATCCTCGATCTTGATTACGAGAGCGGCTCAAAGGGCCTTGGAACAATTGTTTATTCAACCGCTTCAAGAAATATTGGGTTCTCAATCACTGCAACGGGAACACTGCCAAGCGATTTCCCAGACAGAAGCAACGTTCAGGCTTCATATAAAGCGCCGTTGGTTCTTGGACTTGGAAACCTTATTTCACCATTCTATGGCGGAACAGACGGATTCGACATCAAAGATTCAGATCCACTGAGCAACCAAGGGTTTAATTCTTCACCAACACTGCTTAATGACCAGCAGTACTTCACTCTGCGAAGAGCGATTGATGCCGTGAAGAATCCTGAAGTTGCAGAGTACAACATTGTTGCCATTCCGGGTTTGACAAATGTGAGCTTGAACAAGTCTCTCATAACAAACACAGAAGAGCGTGCAGACGCTTTGGCGATTATTGATGTCGACAAGGGATATATCCCACCGCATGAGTATCTGTATGACAGCTCATTGGCTTTGTCTATGGGTGATGTTTCCGATGCACAGTTGGACCACAGAGACAACAAATATAACTCAAGTTATGGTGCGGCCTACTACCCATGGGTTCAGGTCCGCGACTCTGTGAGCAACAAAAATATCTGGATGCCACCATCAATTGCCGCAATTGGTGCAATGGCCTATACAGATAGAGTTCAGGCTCCATGGTTTGCGCCAGCAGGCTTCAATCGTGGTGGTTTGTCAAGCGGTGTTGCAGGCTTGCCTGTGAACAATGTCGCCCTGAAGTTGTTTGCTGATGATCGTGATGACCTTTACGCGGTTAATCTTAACCCGATTGCCTCATTCCCGAACGAGGGTGTTGTAATCTTTGGTCAGAAGACTTTGGCAGCACAAGCAAGTGCGCTTGATCGCATTAACGTTCGAAGACTCCTTATTTTCTTGAAGAGAGGGATTACACGAATTGCAAATACGGTTTTGTTTGACCAAAACGTCCAGGATACATGGAATAGGTTCACAAGTCAGGCCGAACCGTTCTTGGCAGATGTCAAAGCAAGATTTGGTTTGACAGATTATCGACTCATTTTGGATGAATCGACAACGACACCTGATTTGATCGATCAGAATATCATGTATGCGAAGGTTTTCTTGAAGCCGGCGCGGGCGATTGAATTTATCGCAATTGATTTCTTTATCACCAACACAGGAGCTAGTTTCTCAGATTGAGTCTAGTTATAACAAGGAGAGTACAATAGATGCCTACACCAATTTGGTCGCCACAAGCAGAGCCTAAGCGTAAATATGAATTTATTTTGAGATTGGCTGATATCCCAGTCGCTGTGATTGTATCGACGAACAGACCAAAAATGACGATATCAGATGCAGCGAATCACAAATTCCTTGTTCACACTTTTAAATTCCCAGGACAGGTTACATGGAACGACATCACAATCAAACTTGTCGATCTTGTTGATCTTGATGCCTCAAAGAGGTTGCTCGATGTTGTTCGTGGAGCGGGTTATGTTTTGCCAGGAGATTTCAGCCCCAACGCTTCAGATGAAAACTATCTTCGAAAGACTCTTTCGAAGAGAAGCGCTGTGAACAGCCTTGGTCTTGTTACGATTGAGACAATTGATTCGGAAGGAATCACTGTTGAAACATGGAAACTTCACAATGCATGGGTCAAGGACATTGATTTTGACGAGGCAAGCTACACAGACGAAACACTTCTTAATCTTACATTGGTGCTTTCGTATGACTGGGCAGACATTGTATAAATAAGAGATGCCAATATTTGGATTTGAACCACCCTCAATTGTTTCAAGACTTTTAAAAAGAAAAGAAATTAAACAAGCCCCCTTGTTTTCAAGGGATATGTTCATGGATGCTCAACAAGAGCATCGTTTTCTTTTGAGATTGGACGGAATACCAGCGGCGTTTATGACAAGCGCCGATCGCCCAAGTTATAAAATTGATGTTCAAGAAGAGGTCCTTTTGGGACACACATTAAGGTTCCCAAAGAGCGTGGTTTGGAATCCTGTAAAAGTCACAATGCATGAAATCTACACCCCAGCAGCTTTTGGCTCTGTTATGTCAAATATGATGAGCAAGTTGTTTGACATCGGGTATACACAACCACACAATGCAGAATCAACAGAAGAACGTTTTCTTTCCAAAGAAAACTTAACATTGGCAGCCGGTGTTGTGATAATTGAATCGCTAAGTGAAGACGGAAGTGTTCATGAATCGTGGAAACTTCACAACCCCATGTTCACAGACGTTACTCCAAGCGCGCTTAAGTATGATGGAGATGCCTTGACAACAATTAGTGCCACAATAACATACGATTGGGCAGAATTCCTTTATAAAGGAGTTTCTGGTCAGGGTGGCAGCTTCACAATTAACTTCTAATAAGAGGAAACATGAGAAACAACGAAGATCGGTTTCAAAAACCAGTCGAACAACCAAAATATAACATCAATAAAGAGATGCAACAAGACACATCTCAATATCGAATCCCAACAGACTTTGTTGAGCTTCCATCGAGAGGAATGTTTTATCCAAAAGAACACCCTCTTCATCGAAAAGGAAACGTTGAAATCAAATATATGACAACAAGAGAAGAAGACATTCTTTTGAGTCCAAGTCTATCAGAACAAGGCTTGACAATGGATCGCCTCATTCACAGTCTTTTTGTCGACAAAAGAATTGATCCATCAACGTTGTTAACGGGAGATCGAAACGCCATAATTGTTAATGCAAGAAAAAATGCTTATGGTGATAAGTATGAAGTCCCGCTTGAGTGTTCAAAGTGCGGGAAAGAGGCGACAGCAATGGTGGACCTAAGTTCAGAAAAGCACATGAAAAAGCTTCCTGAAGATGATGGTGTAGAATACACAGAAAGAGGGACTTTCTTTGTTGAATCCCCACTTAGAAAGGCCCGTGTTGAAATGAAGCTTTTAACTGGGGAAGACGAAAAAGCCATTGAGGATTCCATTGGGCGCAGAGTTCAGAAAGGACTCCCCGAAGAAGAGGTTACAACCAGATATCGCCGCATGATTGTGTCGGTGGACGGCAAAACAGAGTTCAGTCTCGTTGCAAGCTTCATCACAACGATGTCGATTTTTGAATCCAGGCAACTCAGAAAAATTTATGATAGGCAAATGCCAGATTTTCAACTGGTTGTTTCATTTGAGTGTGAAAACAAAAAATGTGGACATTTGAATGAAGGGGGTGCGCCGATTACTCGGAACTTTTTTTGGCCTGACAATTGAACATTTAAACAACTGCTATAAAGGCTTGCTCATGATGAATGTCCGTGGAAACTGGGGGTTCTCTGAGGCGTACAATCTTCCTATTCCTTTGAGAGATCTGATCCTTGAAGAGATGCACAAAGAGGGTAAATAATCATCTTGTTTCTATTTATAATCGAAGAGGTGATTTAAATGGCTGATATAGCTGATCTTGTTGCTGCGATATCTGGGGATCCTGCTGTAAGTGCTGCGGTTTCTAAGAGCAAAAGCGTGAGTGGCGTCCTTAAAAATCTTGTTGGAGGGTTTGTTGAAAAACCAAATCAAGTAAAGGACCTCGCAATGGACTTTGCGGACTTAGATGGAAGCGTTACTGGCGTTGTAAAGTCTGCTACGAATTTATCTGAAATTATGACAGGGCAGTTCTGGAATGTGGCGATGAATACCACAAGGGGACTCCTACAAATAATACAAAAACTTGCTTCTGAGAATGGAAAGAACCGTATTGCAATGCAAAATACGTTTGGAATTCCAATAAGGGAGGCAAGACTATATCAGCAAGAAATAAACAAATTAACCCATAGACTTCATAAGTATGGCGGAACAAATAAGGAGTTAACGAAGACATCTCTTATGTTTTCAGATAGTCTGAACGTTTACTTGTCGAGAGATTTTCCGAAACATCGAGAAGGGTTCTTGAAAAACGCAACGGTATTAAATCAGTATGGCGTTTCAACAGAAAACGTTATTAAGGTAACAAACAAACTAACAACTGGTTTTGAAAAAGGCATAGACAGAACAAAAACCTTGTCTGCTACGTTGATAAAATTTTCAAAAGAAACAGGTCAAAGTGTTAATAAAGTCTTTTCTTCTTTCGCAGAAAACATTGATAGATTTAATACAAGTGTCGGAGAAGGTTCTCTTGAATACGCAACAAAAGAATTCACAAAAATGCAAGCAGCTTCACAGCGTTCTGGTATGAGTATTAGCAAGTTGACAGACATGGTTCAGAAATATGACACCATGGAAGGTATGAAAGCAGGTGGAAAGCTGAACATGCTTTTGAGCCAGTTGGGTTCAGGAATTGATCCGACAAAACTTATGGGCATGACCCAATCGGAAAGAGCTGCATATATGATTAGACAAGTCGGCGCGGCCAAAGGTGGTCTGTCAAAATTTGGAAGAGAAGGGCAAAGAGCAATCATTGGAGACATCTCAAAAGCGTTGGGAGTTCAGTCTGGTGAGGTTATGAAGATGCTGAATCCTGAAACAGCAGAAGGTGTTGGTCGGCAGATTCATAGAAAAGGCAGAGGAAAACTTGCAACACCCGATGATATGGTAACAATGGATAAGGGTGCAATAGAACGAGTCTCAAAAGAAACAATGCATAGGCAGCAAGTTGAAGGTCTTCAAAAAGCCTCGTTGCTTTATGAACAGTTTACAAGGCGTGCAGATAAGGCAATGGCAGAACGCATGAGAGGGGCCAACGTTGAAAGGTTTTCAACAGCGGCAGTTTCAACAGTAGCAAGGGCCGCTGATAAAGGCGGCAAGGTGATGGGTGAACTTGTGGGGCCAACAACAAAAGTGAAAGATGAGGGTGGCTTTTTAGGGGTTAAGGCAGAAACAACAAAAGTGAAAGATGAGGGTGGCTTTTTAGGGGTTAAGGCAGAAACAGAGAGAAAAGAATTCAACAGTAGAATCTTGGAAGTAATAAAAGAAAGCAACAAAAACAACCAAGAAGTTGCCAAGATGCTTGCGAGATTAGATATGACTCTGAATAAGAAATCAACAATGTCAGGTATTAAATAAGGGAGAAAGAGATGCCAGAAGTTTTAGCAGGAGATGTTCAGTTAGCGTTGTTGTCAGCACATGCTTTGCCAGCAGAGACACAACTTGCTTCACGTTATCCTTTTTCAAATATTATCATAACGTTTCCAACGAGGGATAAGGCACCGCCGCTTGTGTTCCCTGCTTACATTTCAGATTTGAAAGACGCTTTCAACTCAGCCTATAATCAGGTTCCTGTCTATGGTCGAATGGACAACATCCCTGTATTCCAAAGAACAACGAGGAAGATAACGTTCACACTTGGCCTTCCAACGTTCAATGAGATTAATTCAAATCAGGTTTTAAAACAATTATCAGAATTGGCCAAAGGTCTTTATCCGACTTATGAAAAATACGGTGAAGAGTTTGGAACATACATCATCAATAGCCCCCCTTTGGTGCGAATCAAGTTTGGAAATCTTATCTGTAGTCCGCGAAACAACAAACTTGGCCTTCTTGGTTATCTTGGTGGTGGGATAACAGTCGATCACAAAATTAAAACAGTTGGCGTTCATGTTGTTGCAAAAAACGGTCGCGGTTTTTTAATTCCAAAAGCTTATGAGATTTCAATTAATTTCGATATCCTTCATGAGGATGAGGTTGGTTGGGTTCGAAGTGGTGACGACTATAGATTTAATACGAAACAACAGTTTCCATACAAAACAGACACATTCACATCAGATAACCCTGCCTTCTTTAGCCAGAAGGGCAGCAAAGGGCAGGCTCAAGACAACGACAACGATGTCAAGAGAAAGAAGGAGAATCCCAAATCAGCCAAGCTTGAGAAGGTGTTGGGGAAATAATAATTATGGCAGTTTCAAGATATAAAACCGTGGATTTCATAAACAATGTTGATGAGGGGTATAGTAAGATTTTCAAGAAGAGGGTTCATAAGAATGGCCTCGTTCAAATGCCAACTAATGAATTAACATATCCGTCTTTTGAGGAGCTAAAGGAGCTTCGAACTGTTGATGTCTTTTGGGGACTTGGCCATAGGTTTTACAAACTTGCCAATCAATACTATGGAGATCCTCAATATTGGTGGGTGATCGCTTATTTCAACAAGGCCCCAACAGAGCACCATGTTCAGGTTGGAGACAGAATACAGATTCCATTACCGCTTGAAGAAGTTTTGAACCTCTATGGTCTATAAGGTTTTAACGCATGAGTAATATTAAGATATTTTTTCCACATGAGAATTTAAACCCGCAGGGGTGGGTGACAGACTTTTTGACAAGTCAAATCAAAAGCACAGACACCCTTGCCCAGGTTCTATATCACCCAAACATTGATCCCGTTGTTGCAAAAGAGTTCAACATAAGCCCTGACCTTCTAAAAGATATAAATCGCAAGAGGGTGATTAAAGATGAGCAAATGTTTTCATTGAACCCTTATCATCATGACGAGTTCGAATCGACAGTTTTGTCATCAAGAGATTCAAAATTTGAAAAGGTCAAGTACAAGGACTACGTTCAGTTTTTTTCAAACATTGACGAATCACAACTTGCTGTTCTTTATCCAAGAATGCGATTCATTTATCGTTTCAAAAAGAAAGCAGAGGACAAAAACTGGACCGAAATCCCACTTCCATTTGAAATCAAAACAAATATAAAAGACATAACCGGAAACAGATTTTCGAGAGGTGATGGTGCGGGCATTGAAGGGATAACCGTCAAGAGAGATTTTTCAACGTATGCGTATTTGAAGGTCGTCAATGTAAGTGCAAGGTTTTATTTTCAAAGTATAAATATCCTGACAAGAGAACGCCCTCATTCAAAACTTCCAGCAGATAAGCCATTTAGTTTCATCAAACTAATCGGTTCATTACCTTCTAAGACGGAGCAGATCCTTTTAGAATATGGTTGGGGAGTTAATAAGGACGTTGACGCTTCAATAATCCCATCAGAGTTTCGAAGAGCAATTGAATTAAGAGAGAGAAAAAGATTCCCATTGAGATACGGAGGACACAACTTCAGTTTTGATCAGGATGGTTCGGTTAAATTGGGGGTTGAATACTTCTTGTCAGCAGAGGCCGATCTTTTTTCTGAAGGAGATACAGCTATCGTTGGGAACCCTGCTCTTATGGAGGCTACAATAAAAAACAAGAGCACACGAGATGCAGCAAAGAGCTATCTCGGCGGCAAAAAGAGACTTGAAGAGATAAACAAAGAGTTGAATAAAGAAGGGCAGGCATCTAAGAAGAAGGGAATCATTGAGGTCGGCAAAAAAGGTTCCGATGCCAAAAAGAACTCAAAGAAAAAAGATAAAAAAATGAAAGAGTTGGTTGACGAACAGAGAGAGCTGTCAAAACAGGTTCAGGCTCTGAGAAAATTGTTGGCTCCAAAAGATTCTGAGATGTTTATCAATTATTTGATTGCAAAATATCAAATGTTCATGATCTCTTTTGAATCGAAAGAAGAAGAGAAGGATGATGATCCCGTGTTCACCGTTGATGGGAACCTTCACCTTGTTGTCCCTAAGAAAGGTACGAAAGATAGGGAGTTCCTTCGCTTGGCAAAGATTCACAACGAATATCGACTTGAAGATTTTGATTTTTCAAAAACCACAAACAAACTTGCAAATTTGACACCGGCAGAACGTGTGAAAGCTGTGAGTGGCGCAAGAGAAGCGGCATTGAAAATGTTTCGCACAACGTTTAATACTCCGGTTGGGTTTCAAAAGGGAAAAGAATACGGTCACACAATGTTCTTTCCATTGAGGGCTCTTGTTGGTGCCGTGCTTGATCTGTTGCCAGTAGAAGAGAGAAAGAAAGTTCCTTTTGTTGGCCTTGGGAACATGATTGGTCGTTCATTTAATAGAGAGTACTCTTTGAACATTGGGGACGTTCTTATTGAAGTGAAAACGTTCCAAAAATGGTATTATGAAAATGCAATCAAAGCTCAAAGAGTTGAGTATTCCTTTATTGACTTCATGAACGACATCACAGACAAGCTCATCCCAGCCGCTGTGTATAACAATTCTACAATCCTTAGCAAGAGTAACATTGGCCCTGTTAAAAGGACGTTGCTGTATATCGATTCAAAGCCGAGTAGAGATCTTTTATTTGAGGTCTATAAGAGTTCTCATCGTGGAACATTTAAAAAGCTTTTGAATATTTGCCATGCACCAAACACTTTGGGAATAAGAGATGTCAAATCTTTGGTGTATTATCACCAAGTAACAAACGCGATGTCAAAAATAGTGAATCCATACCTTAGCGTGTCTGTTGGGTCGCTGAAGAACTTTAATGAATCAAGGGATGCAGCAAACGGAATTCCACATTTAAAGATCGGTGCAGCAAACGGAGTTTTGAAGTCTATGGACTTCTCTTCAGAAGATATGCCGGGTTTAAGAAAGGCTTTGTGGGATCAGACGAGATCAGATTCGGCTGCCACGGTTTTGAAATACACTTATACCGCAAACGCTAAAATGTTTGGAAGCAATTTGTTTTTTAAAGGCGGCTATTTCGCAGTCCCAGCAAACCCTCTTGGAATTGTTGGGGCATACGATCCTGGTATTGTTGGATATTATGGTATTCACAACACAACAGATGTCATTGATGCCAACGGGAGTTATGAGACATCAATAGAGGGCATGTGGATTCACAACCCTGAAGATGTGAAGGAAAAGAAGAACAAAGCTGTTGCTGGGGATAACAAAACAACAGAAAAACTCAAAGATTTTGTGTGGTACGATCCACTATCTTACATAAAGGATTCTTTTGAAAACGATCCAAACGTCCTTAAACGTCTTGGTCTAACAAAAGAGACAAAACCAGAAATCAAAAAGAAATCACAACCTGCAAAAGAAAAGCAAAAAGCAGGCTCTGTTGCGGAGAAGGTGAAAGACTCTTCAGAGGGACTATAATCCATGGCTCTTATATCAACAGCGAAAAATGGTGTCGGGCCAAAAGAATTCTTCAATGAAAGAGAAGAATTTAACGAAGCTTTTCCAACGAAAAGAACACAAATCGATCTTTGGAAAGAGATTCCGTATTATGGCAAAGTTGACACGGAAGGTGATGTCATTCTTGTTCGGGAAAGTAGGTTGAAATATTTATCTCGCATTGGAGATCCTGAGATGCTTGCTTGTTTGGATTTTGTGACCGATGCTTTTGACGATTTAAGAACAAAATACGAATCAGAGTTTCGATCCGGCGTGATTAACCCCAATTCAAAGTTTTTCACAAACGACCTTGTTCCAAAAAGAGCGTGGGAAAGCTCAAACTCTTTTTATGGTGGACACATTGACGAGTTTTACTTTGGACTCCTCGGAGACAGGCTGATCCCCGTTCAGCACTCAAATCAGATAAAGAACTTTGATGATTTTCTCAAGGTCCTCTTGTCTTATATAAGAGACACAGAAATTCCTATGTCGAGAGTAAGCTTTCATGAAGGACCAGACGCATCATCATTGTCAACGGGGATGGTTATTGATCTCTTTGATCTTGATGAAGGGGATGATTCTATACGACAAGAATTCATGGGAGATCCAAACTTTGAGTTCTTTTGTAAGCGTTGTGTCGAGTTCGGCTTTAAACTTGATAAAGGAATGCCCTGGAGGCTTGTGTTCGACATAAGGTCGGAGAAGGCCCTTCCTTATATTTCGCGATACATAAAGATACCAGACAATCCTGTTGAAATGTATCAATCGATATTTGGCTTGTACTACTACCCTTTGTTTGGGGCTTTTGATGGTGGAAAAGAGGACTATTTTGCAGAGTTTCGTTCGATTGTTGAGACAATGTATAATGCGTTCAAGAACATTGCACCGTTTTATTACGAATTCATTGGCTCTGATGGTGTTTGTGGCAACATCATCAAAAAAGTGAACGAGCGTCCACCAATCGAGATTGAAGATCCAGCAGTGTTCTTTTTAAACTTTTTTTACAAGGTAAGACAGGTGGAAATCAATGCGAAATTAACTCTTCAAAGACAAAAGTTTCATGAAACATCATTTCTTCATATCTTGAAGACGTATCGATCTGTCAAAAAAGAGAAAGAGGGGCTCAATAAAGCTCTGAAATACATTAACTATAATTTGGGGACCTTAGCTGCCCGATATGATTCGCTGAACAACATTAACTTGCGTCGGAAGCAGGGATCTGGTACTATAATCAAGCCGGAATTGACGGCCAATAAGAAAAGCTTTCTAGGGTTCTAATGATTTTCAGTACAATGGATTCAAAAAACGAATGTGTTGGTATATTCGCTGATGGCGAAATATACATGGATGACATCCCTGATGGGCTGTCTGCGACGTGGGAGTTCACCAAAAATTCAGACTTCCCTGGGGTTGAGTACGTTAAGCTTTATTGTTTGGGCAAAACCCTTAGTGATGTTTGCCCTGAGAGACTTGAAGAGGATTGGGAAGACTCCTGTAACAGAATGAAAGCTTTCATTAAGTCATTTAGGATTTCAAAAATTTCACTGAATGAGCATTGTTTTTACGATCTTGTCCCAGAGAGGTTTTTAAAGGAGTACTTCACTCTTAAAAATGAAATTGTTGGACATGTACTTGAAACCCATGAAAGACCAAAAGATTACGATCTTTTGTTAAGCTTGAGCAAACTCATTACAAGGATTTCAGAACAGGAAATCTCTTTGAATAGAGATTCTTTGAAAGGGGAGCTTGCCGATAAACAAGTCCTTAAGTTTTACAAAGGGTCAAGGGATTTGAGCAAGTACATAAAGTATGTGATTGAAGGGACAAAAACAGGTAGGCTGGTAACTGAACGTGGAAGTTTTCCAATTTTAAACCTCGACAAAAAGGTTCGAAAGGCTATAATCCCAAAGAATGACAGGTTTGTTGAGCTAGATTTCAACGCCAACGAACTGAGAGTCTTTTGTTCTCTTGCGGGGCAGGAGCAACCACACTCTGACATTCATGAATGGAACCGAAAGAATTTATTCAAGAATGGCCTGACAAGAGATCAGGCAAAGAAGAATATATTCACATGGTTCTATGACGTTGGACGAAATGACGAGCTGCTTGAGAAGTTTTATGATAGGCCCAAGGTCATCCAAAAGTTTTTCGATGGCCAGAGCGTCACCACAGTCTTTGGAAGGACCATTGAGTCGGATGATCGGTGTGCCTTCAACAACATCGTGCAGAGTACAGCGAGTGACAACTTTATGCGTCAGGTTATAAAGGTCGATGAGATGCTTGCAAAGAAGAAGTCTTTTGTTGCATTCATGGTCCACGATTCAATCGTTCTTGACTTCTCTGTTGAAGATACGGGGACCTTAAAAGAACTCATCAAAACTTTCGAGGAAACAGAGCTTGGGAAATTCAAAGCAAATGTGAGTGTCGGCAAAAATTATGGGAGTATGAAAAGATATGATTAATGTTATTGGTTTGGGACATGCCGGGTGCGCTATTGCAACAAAATTCCTCTTTGACACCGCCAACTATAAAGTTCTTTTAATCGATGCGGAAGGATCCCTTGATGGCCCCGGAACTGTGCTTCTTGGCAAGCAAGAGTCGTTCAGGGCTTATGAGGAAAACACACCTTTTGTATCTGAATTCACAGAGCTGGAGGGGAAGGTATATTTTATCCTTGCTGGTGGTGGTGACGTGACGGGGAGCACGCTTGTTTTGTTGGAGCAATTGAAAAAGAAGGACATAACTGTTTTCTATATCAGACCAGACCTCGATCTTTGTTCTGAGGACCAAAGACTGAAAGCCAGGGCAACGTTCAAAATCCTTCAAGAGTTTTCACGTTCAGGTTTGTTGAGCAACATGGTTCTCTTTGATAACAAGAAGATAGAGAAAACTCTTGAAGACCTGTCCATAATGGACTACAATAGAAGAATAAATGACGTGATAAGTTCAGCAATTTTGATGAGAGATTATGTCGTAAATACAGATTCGGTTGCCGGTGAGTTTGTTGAACCAAAAGAAATATCCAGGATTGCAACCATTGGAATGTGTAATATTGAGAGCGAAGAAGAAAACTATTTCTTTCCTTTTGAGAACATTCGTGAAAAGCAGTATGGATTTGCTGTCCCCTCTGAGGAACTTGAGGGTCGAAAGTTTATTTTCGGAGATGTTCGAAGGGTATTGGCCAAGAACGATGATGACCTATGTGTTTCGTATAAAATTGTGCCAACAGATTATCGCGAAAGATACGTTTATATTTACGCTTTTACCAACTTTATTCAAGATTAGCCCTTGACACTTACCCAAAAGTTTGGTATAGTGTGGGCATTCAAACACGCCCTTACGGGCGACAAGGAGCAAAAATTTATGTTAAACATGGAAAAACTTAAACAACGATACAACGATTTACAAAACAAGAATAGCGGCGGAAGCAAGTACCTGAAACTTCCTGAAAATGGAACAGCGGTCATTCGTTTGGTTCCGACACCGGATGGAGATCCCTTCCGAAGTTATTACGTTCACTACAGAGTTCTTGACAAGGGGTCTGTGCTTTGTCCCAAGAGAAATTTTGGTGACAAGTGTGCCATTTGTGACTTCACCTCAAAACTTTACAATGAAGGAAGTGATGAGAGTAAGAAGGAAGCGTCGAAGATCGTTGCAAAGCAGCGGTTCTTCTCTATTGCTGTCAAGCGTGGTGAAGAGGAAGACGGTGTAAAATATTGGGGTTATAGTCCGACAGTCTATGCAGAACTGATGGGTTATTTCATGGACCCCGACTATGGTGATTTGTCACACCCTGATACAGGAACAGATCTCACCATCAAGCGTTATAAGGACGGTGGTTCTTACTTGAAAACAAAGGCCACTCCGAAGCGCAAGTCAACACCAGTTTCTGTTGATGATAAGATCAGAGGCAAGATTCTTGATTTTGAACCTGATTTTGAGTCACTGAATGTTCGACGCACATCTGATGAGGTCGCGACAATTCTTGATGAGTACCTGCTTGGAAGCAATTCTGAGTCTGAAGGAGGTGATGAGCCAGAAACTCAGAACATTCCGATGGATCAGCCACAATCAGTGGAAGATACTTTTAAGGACTTGCTTGGTGCTTAAGTAAATCAGAGGGTTGCGAAATGGAGGGGGAGGCTTTTGCCTCCCCCTCCATCATAAAGGAGAAGTCATGGCAAAGAAAAAGAAAGTGAAAGCAGAAGGTCGTTTGTCAATTGCTGAGATGAGAAAGCTTGTGAACAAGAAGGCTGGCATCGACGTTGCTTATGATCTCACAAAAAAGAATCCGACAGATGTTTATGATTGGATATCCACAGGCTCACGTTGGCTTGATTCGATTATCTGTCGTGGAAAATTGGCCGGCATTCCCATGGGGAAAGTTGTTGAACTCGCAGGGCTTGAAGCGACAGGCAAGAGTTATATGGCCGCACAAATCGCAAAGAACGCACAAGAGAGAGGGGTAGATGTTGTATATTTTGACGCAGAGTCTGCAATTGATACGGAGTTTCTTAAAAACACTGGTTGCGATATCGAAAATTTGCTATACGTTCAAGCAGCGTCTGTTGAATTTGTTCTTGAAACTATTGAAGATTTATTGGCAAACAGTGGAAGTCCTATGCTCTTTGTATGGGATTCCATTGCGATGACACCAGCGGTGTCTGACGTTGAAGGAGACTTCAACCCCAATTCATCTGTTGGTGTCAAGGCGCGTGTGTTTGCAAAGGGAATGACAAAGATTATCCAACTGCTTGCAAACACAAGGTCAACGCTGCTCTGCCTGAATCAACTGAAGACCTTCATTCCGAAGGATAACGCACAAAGAATTCAAGCAATGATTGAACCGTATACGACACCGGGCGGCAAAGCTTTGAACTATTCATATTCACTAAGAATTTGGTTGACGAATAGAAAATCAAAAGCAAGCTATCTAACGAACGAAGCAGGCTTCAGAATTGGTTCCGAGGTTAAGGCAAAGATTAAGAAGTCGCGCTTTGGAACAGACGGAAGAACATGCGCCTTCAAGATTCTCTGGGGAACAGACGACGTTGCAGTCCGTGATGAAGAGTCTTGGTTCGAAGCAATCAAGAACTCAGAGAGGTTGAAGCTTGCTGGTTCGTGGTATACTCTCATGTTCAGAGATGGAAAAGAAAAGAGGTTCCAGTCAAAGCAATGGCTTACACTATTGAAAGATAAAGATTTCAAGAAAGAAGTAATGAACGTGATGGACGAAGAAGTAATTCAAAAGTTTGACGATAAAACAGGCAATGCTGAGTTGTTTTACGATGTCGACAAGGAGGAGAGTGGTGCCGAGTCTGTACGCGATGATGAATAAAACGGTGCTTGATCAGGATCAGACGATTGAAAAATTGCAGGCAGAGATTAAACGTCTCCGAGAAGGCATCAAGGCCGCATTGGAGGCTGATGATAGCGCCTGGGCAGATGATATATTGAGAGAGGCACTAAAGGAAAACAATGAATAAGATAACACTTTATAAAACTGATTCAAAAGGAAAGACAAGGGTCTGGTCAATTTGGACAGAAGAAGACTCAATTTATACAGAGCATGGTTTGCTCGATGGCAAGACACAGATCTCTGAGAAGAAAGCTGTTGGCAAAAACATTGGAAAGGCCAACGAGACACTGCCTGAAGAACAGGCAGAACTTGAAGCAAAGTCTATTGCAAAAAAGAAGCAAGATAAAGGCTACGCTTCGTCTGTTGCAAAGAAAGGAACAGTGAGACTGAGCCCTATGCTTGCCCATAAGTGGGATCCCAAAAAGAAAAAACTCACCTACCCTGTTGATACTCAACCAAAACTTGATGGCGTTCGTTGCCTTGCATATTGGAAAGACGGCAAGATTGCTCTTATGAGTCGTGGTGGTAAACCATATAATGTTCCTCATATCGCAAGCGAACTTGATCAAAAAGGTCTTCCAAAAAATATCGTATTGGATGGGGAGCTTTATATTCATGGAATGCCGTTTCAGCTTTTCATGAGGCTCGTAAAAAAGAACAGGCCGGAAAGCATTGAATTGAAATTCTATGTTTATGATGTTGTTGACCTCAAGAAATTGGATGATACATGGTCAGCTCGTAAAGACACAATCGATGATGTCTTTGAGGAAACCTTGAATGATTGCGAATATATCTTTCCTATAAAAACAGGAACAGTGATTTCTGAAGAAGAGGTCTTTGATATGCAGGCTTATTATATCAAGAAGGGTTATGAAGGACTCATCATCAGACTTGATGATGGCAAATATAAGCTTGGACATAGAAGCAGAGACTTGTTGAAATTCAAAAACTTTGATGATGAAGAATTCACAATTGTTGGTAGCACCAATGGCAAAGGCAAGATGATAGACGCTGTGATTTGGACATGCGAGACAATAGATGGCCAACAATTTCAGGTTGTTCCCGAGGGAACAATGGAACAACGAAAAGATTGGCTCAAATCAGCAGAAAGTTTTTATGGTAAACAACTCACAGTGCGATTCTTTGGGAAGAGTGAGGACAACATTCCACGTTTCCCAATTGGCAAAGCAATCCGAATTAAGGAGGACAAGTAATGGCCAGCAAGAAAAACTCTTCAAAGAGGAGTGAAACGAAAAGTAAAAAGACAAGACAGGGCAATGGAAAATTTTCCAAATACGCCCACAATAAGAAGAGCAAGCTATATAAAAAGAGGTATAAGGGACAAGGCAAATAAATGTATACCCCAAGGAGAAGCCATGAGTGAGGATTATATTTGGGACGACGGTTATGAGGAAATGGACGATGACGAATATGAAGAATGGCTTCTCGGTTACGATGAGGACTTGGAGCGACAAAATCTTGTTTTTGTCTATGGTTCTTTGATGAGCGGGATGGGAAACCATGGCCTTATGGAACATGAAGAAGCAAAATTTGTTGAAGAAACTTTTACAAAAGACAATTTCATTATGAAGGATCTTGGTTACTTCCCAGCAGCAAGCAAAGACAAGTCTGGTGTTCCAATAAAAGGTGAAGTTTACGATGTCGATATCGAAGCGATGATTTCTCTTGATCAGCTTGAAGGGCATCCAAATTTTTATGAAAGAATCAAGGTGCCCCTTGAAAACAATATGGAAGCTTGGATGTATCTTGTTCCAAGAGATCGGATTATGGGAATTAAAATTGAATCTGGTGACTGGCGACAATATGCCAAAGAAAGAGGGCTTAAATGAAGAATGATATTGAAATGTTGAACCTCGCCGACGCCCTTGACCGGGCGCAGGCTGAGATCGCGAAGTTGCGCGTCATCGAGGCGGCAAACCGGCGCTGGCGACAGCAGGTTATCAGCGCCTGTAATGACGACGAGCCCTGCCGCCACTTTGGCGGCGAACTGCACGCTGACGGCACCTGCTATGTGTGCGGTCGCGTTCCGCCGACTGCGGCAGACGCCACGCTGGAGGCCCGAGATGACTAGCAAACTGACACGTCAGATCGAAACCACCGCCCAGCAGACCCCGTGTCCCGCTGCCGTGGAATGGCTCGGCCGACGCCGGAGTCCCACACGGGCGTGGCGCGACTGCCAGCGCGGCGACTGGATGCTGTGGCTGCTCGGTCATTCTGGCGGTGACCACCGGACACTGGTGCTGGCCGCGTGCGACTGCGCGGAGCTGGCGCTGGTGCATGTACCGGAGGGTGAGGAACGACCGAGGCGAGCGATCGAGACTGCCAGGGCGTGGGCTCGCGGTGACGACGGGGTGTCACTGCGGGATGTGCGGGCAGCCTATGCCGCCGCCTATGCCGCCGCCGATGCCGCCTATGCCGCCGCCGATGCCGCCTATGCCGCCGCCTATGCCGCCGATGCCGCCGCCGCCGCCCGCGCAGAGACGCACGCCCAGTGCGCCGACATCGTGCGCCGGCATTTTCCCGACCCGCCTGCGCTGGGAGGTGAGTGATGGGTGAGCACCCACGATGCCCGCGCTGCGGTGGTCCTGTCGTCTCGGCCATGATGACCAGCAATGCCATCGAGGCAGACGGCAGCAAGCTGAAATACCCCTATCGAAACCGCACGCTGTACTACGCACCCGCCGCCTTGTCGGTCTACTGCTGCAACGCTGATTGCAACTACGATGCGCCGCTGGCGTCCATCCCATACCCGCCACGGGAGGCCCGAGATGAAACCGACTGAGATCGAGCAGATGGACATCGTTGAGCGACTCTTGGAGCCAACCAAATGCTCCGCAGCACGGTGCGAGAATCTCATGGACGCAGCCCACGAAGCCATCGTCCGCACACTCGACCCAGAAAAACAAAAGGAACAAAATGAAAAAGAATAGAGTACTGATTATAGATGGCCTCAATAGCTACTACAGATCACTTATTGTAAATCCCACACTCACCCCCAACGGCTTACCTGTCGGGGGTGTTGTTGGTTTTTTAAAAACAATGCAAGTCTTTTTAAGAGAGATACGACCAGACCATATTATTGTTTGTTGGGATGGCCCCGGAGGGTCACAGAAACGACGAGCAATGAGCAGTGGTTATAAAGAGGGCCGCAAACCAATGCGGTTTAACAGAAGAGAAGTCCAGCTAACACCTGAACAGGAAGATGAAAACAAACTGTGGCAGCAGACACACCTTATTGAATACCTGAGTAACATGCCACTGACACAGTTCATCTTTGATGGTATCGAAGCTGATGATATCATTGCATCTGTTATAAAAGAGTATCCCGGATGGGAAAAAGTTATTGTGTCAAGCGACAAAGATTTTTTCCAGTTGGCCGATGAAGAGACAATCATTTACCGCCCTATTCAAAAGAAGTTTGTCTCAAGAAAAACTCTTGTTGAAGATTTTAAAATTCACCCAACAAACTTTGCATTGGCAAAGGCGATTGTTGGCGATAAGAGCGATAATGTTGAGGGTATCCGTGGGGCAGGGTTCACAACCCTTGCAAAGAAGATCCCCCTCTTCATCGAAGAGGACACAAAGACAATCACAGACATTGTTCAGTTTTGCAAGGACTATGAAGGCAAGCTGAAACTCTTTGATAAGATTGTTGAACAGGAAGAGAAAATCAAAGAGAACTATAAGATTGTGCAGTTATATTCACCTCTTGTATCTGGTGGGGTGAGAATGAAAATCAGAAATTTGCTGTCAAAGTATCCGTTCGATCTTAACAAGACACAAATTACAAAAATGATGATCCTTGACGGGATCGCCCAGTACAACTGGACAGGCATGTTCGCAAATTTGCAAAACATTTCATACAACAAGACACCATTCAGATCGTCTTGACTAGAACACTCAGATTCAGTATAATATCCAACACACAGGAGGGAGATAATGGACTTCGACCAAAAGGTTGATTTTTCACGTTTTGGAAAGCTCTTTCAAGAGAAGCTTGTTCACATTATGTATCAGGATCGCCCTTTTTGCGATCAATTTCGAGAGGTTCTTGATGTTAACTTTCTTGAACTGAAACATCTGCAAGTTTTTGTTTTGAAACTGCTCGATTATAAAGACAAATATAGCACACACCCGTCAGATTCAGCAATGATCACGATGTTGCGTGCAGATCTTGACGATGAAAACGAAGCAACACAAAAAATGGTGCGTGAATATTTTGCGAGATGCCTTGCGAACAAGGCGATTGAAGATGAAATGTTCATCAAAGAGACGGCGCTTGACTTTTGCAAGAAGCAGAAGCTCAAGACTGCCCTCATAAAGTCCGCACAATTGCTTCAGAAGGCTTCGTTTGATGAAATCAGTTCCCTCATCGGGGAAGCACTCAAACTCGGCATGAACAACGATATAGGCTATGATTACATCAAAGACTTTGAGCAGAGATATATGATGAAGTCGAGAAACCCCATCACAACAGGCTGGGATCTTGTTGATAAGCTGACAAAGGGTGGTCATGGCAAGGGAGAACTTGGCGTTGTCATTGCTCCAACAGGAGCAGGTAAATCTATGGCCCTTGTTCATCTTGGTGCCGCTGCATTGAAGGCGGGCAAATCCATTGTTCATTATACAATGGAACTCAGTGAAACTGTTATCGGAACACGTTACGATGCGTGTTTGACAAACTATTCTTTGAAAGATTTGTTTACATTTAAAGAAGATGTGTTCGATGAAGTTAAGAAGTACAAAGACAAGCTTATTATCAAGGAATATCCAACAAAGAAGGCGACAACAGCAACGTTGAGAAATCATCTTGAAAAACTCAAGAATATCAACCACGATGTTGATCTTGTCATTGTTGATTATGGCGATCTGTTAAGACCGATCAAGGTGTACCGTGAAAAACGCATGGAACTTGAGACAATCTATGAGGATTTGAGAGGCATCGCACAGGAACTTGAGTGCCCTGTGTGGACGGCTTCACAGACAAACAGATCCGGCCTCAATGCTGAAGTTATTACAATGGAAAGCATTGCAGAAGCATTTAGCAAGTGTTATGTTGCCGATCTTATTCTCACACTGTCGAGAACAATTGAAGATAAGAACGCCAATGGTGGTCGTGTTTTCATTGCGAAAAATCGTAACGGTCCTGATGGCTTGGTGTATCCTGTTTTCATGGACACAGCCTCAATTAGGATTGAGGTTCTTGAACCAACAGGTGAAACAGTTGAAGACATAAAAGAGAATGCTTTGAAGAAACAAAAGAATCGTATCAAAGAATTATATAAAGATTTCAAAAAGAATGGAGGTGATAAGGATGAAGAGTGATTATGTTGTGCCAGTGTTTCTTGTGCTGTTTATTAGTGCGATACTTATTGGAAGCGGGTTCCTCATAAAAAGAGATGCGGATTGGTCCGTTAAGTGTGCAGAAATATGTATGCCAGATCCCCACACTAAGATAAACTTCAGCGAAGTAAAGCACTGTGTTTGTTTTAAGGATGGCGTCTGGCATCCAAAAGATTGGTTGGGGGGTGAAAATGAGTGACAAGAAGGATATCATTGTGGACCTCAAAGCGGTTGCCAGACAACAACGGTATTTTTCCAAGAAAGAGAAGATATGGACAGCGGTTGTTTGTGATGATGCTGTGTCTGAAATTGAAAGACTCAAAAAAGAGGTCAAAAGACTTCAAGGTGTTGTAGATGTGCTTGAACGCGAAAGCGCGTTTAAAATAAAACTGAGAGGTGTAAGAAGGTTGGAGTTTAGTTCTGTCGGCGACGAGTTTAAAGTCGATCCAATGTACTTTGGCAGTTGCCCTGTTTGTATGTCTGTTCCGACACCAACAGCTTCGCTTTGTAAGGATTGCGAAAAGGATATTGCAAATGAGTATTAAAAAATTGATTATATTTGCGGCACTGTTGTTGTTCTCTTGTTCATCGGCACCTGTTGCCTCTGCGAAGGGCTGTTGTTCACATCATGGTGGTATCGTTGGCTGCTCTTTTGGGAAGTTCAAGTGTTATGACGGGACGTATAGTATGACTTGCAAATGTGGAGATAAAAAATGAATCTTAAAAAAACATACGTTTATAGAACGGCAATGACATTGATATGGAGAGCTGCGTATCGTACATATTGCTGGGCTGAAGATAGAAGGCCGGCAGGAGGGTGGTTGAATGACTAAGCTTGTAAGAGATAAAATACCAGACTTATTCCCAGGGGGACAGTATCATACTGCGGACGATGCAGAGTTTAGACAGCGACTCATCGACAAAGTGAAGGAAGAAGTTCAAGAGTTTGAAGAGAATCCTTGTCTTGAGGAAGCCGCTGATATATATGAAGTTTTTATGGCAATGATAAGAGCGCACAATATGTTTTTGTCAGATGTTATTTTTGAGGCGCATAAAAAGAAATTAAGTAGGGGCGGCTTTAATAAAAAAGCTGTATGGGTGAAAGAATGAATATTGGAATAACAGGAAGTAGAAAAGAACCAACAGAAAAACAACAACAGGTTCTCAAAGAAAAGCTGAAAGAGGTTTGCCCCGATTGGATTCACCACGGTGATTGTCTTGGCGCAGATCGAATGGCTCATGATATTGCAGTGAGGTTTGGGATAAAGACGCACATTCATCCCCCAACTAATGGAAAATATAGAGCCTTCTGCAAGGGAGATCAAAAAGAAAAGAGATATGATTATCTTGTTAGGGATCAAAACATCGTTAACAGAAGCGAAATGCTGATCGCAATCCCATCCCATCCAGAAACTTTGCGAAGTGGCACCTGGGCAACGGTACGAAGGGCAAGAAAAAAGGGTATAGAGATCCATATAATATGGACAGATGGTAACATC